TGGTAGTTTCATCAACCTCGTTTATTCTATTTTCGATAGAAATGACTAATATTGTATCACTAACATTAAAAAGTAAGACTATGGCATGTGCTAAGAAAAAGAAGATGACAGAAGGAGGCAAAGTCTCCGAGAAAAAGAAACCTCAAATGAAATGTGGGGGCAAGGTTAAGAAGAAAAAGTAATAACCGGAGGGGTATATCCCCTCCTTAATATTTCGCTACATGAAAAATTCAGAGTTTGTATCTAGGATCACAAATGACATGAACTCTATTAGTAAAGACGCTCATGTCAGTAGAAGATGGATATTGTCCATAGGTAGGCAGAAGGCTCGATCATATATAGCCCAGAAGTACGCTGGCGGTACTTTGTTCGGCGAGGAATCGTTATACACCCATATCAACTGCCTGGAGATGGAGAGAGTTCGGAAGGTTGATTGTTGCTTTGATGAGTTTAAATTATGCCGGGTGCTTATGAGATCCAAGAAAAGGCTTCCCGATATGATATATACCCGTATAGGACCGGCTATTATAAAGGTATCGAACATCATGGATGATATCATATTCACTCCTATATCGTTAAGAAAATACGCTAATAATAAGGAACGTAAATATGGTAATATAGATCAATACTATTATTACGTCAATGATGGATATATCTATATACCTGATATAAATATAGAGGCTATAAACGTGGATCTTATAACCCTTGACAGGAAAGCAGCGTTAGAGCTAGGGGGATGTGGAACGAAAAAAGATGATCCATGTATATCTCAATGGGATTATGATTTCATATGCCCTGATAAGTTACTGGAATATGTGGTATCTGAGACGTTAAGGGAGACGATAACCAAATTGCAGATCCCTACGGACGAGAATCCGGATATGGATATTAACAAGAAAACTCAAAAGATTCAGTGATGATAAATATAATAAGATCAATAATTAGTTTCTTCGGTTTCAATGATGCCATAGTTGATGGTATAGGCGAAAGAGGAATGAGGGATAGCTCAATCATAAGATATAACGAGATACATGATATGTATGATAAAATTATAAAGGATTTAGGAGATGTATCAGCATACGTATCCAAGGGTTATATCTATGATAAGATAAAGGAAAGAACGGGATTAAGTACCAGACATATTAGTAGGATATTAAATCATACTAAGAGAAAAGATCTTAGGTTTATATAAAAAGGAGAGGATAATCAACCTCTCCTTTTTGTTTTTAACAGCCTCCACCTTGACTTGGATTAGATACATACATGCTTGTAGCATTGCTAACACAATCACTTCCGCCTGATATCGTTCCCGATCCGGATGGTATGGTGACTGTTTTAGTGGTAGAGAAATATTCTACATCTCCAGATGGTTCAGATCTAGTATAATACACATCAAATGATGCTGTTTTAGATTTACCACATGGATTATCATAGCTTACGGATATACTTAAGCATTGTCCATTAAAACTTCCGCTAGCGTAAGCGCTCCATGTTTCGAGGCAATCGCATCTATCGGCCTGCGCCAAGCCATTAGCGTAAGAGATACCATCGGATTGGAGGTTATTGTCGGCTATCCTATTTGCCTCGTCCTTGGTGCAGGCGGTGTATTTTTGTGTATAAATTTCTTGTATTAGGATGAAATCGTTATATTTGTGATATGAAAACAAAGTCATTTAAAATACTTGATCAGTACTTTCTCCGTTTTTATAGATCTATTATGTCTAAGAACGGCAAGAGAAGGAAACATACGATTGTGGACAAGAATGATATTCTCGAATGTCAGTCCTTGATATGGAAGGTCATACGTGATAAGTATCTGGATAATGAGGGTGGGGTTTATATAAACAACATCGGTTATCTGTGCCATAAGATCAATCCTAATCGTAAGATATATCTAAATAAGCTTACCGGTACTATTAACAGACGTGGAACTGGTGGATATTCTTATGTCCATACATGTATTGATTTTATGCCTCGGAACAAGTATTTCCATCTCTATGTTTCTCCGGCGTTGAATAAGGAGTGTAGATTGGCTATGGAATCAGGTAGGAGGTATAAGTTCTTGTACCGGGAGGTTGAGTCGGAGAGTAAGGTATTTGGAGTTAAATGGGTTTATAAGCTGTAGAAGTTTTTGTGATCCAGTTAGCCCGTGAGGGTAGACTGGATTTTTTTTGTATCACGGATTCAAATACATATCTTTGTGCAAAAGACTTAAATATGACTATAAAAGGGCTATTGGCCGAGATCAAGGCCGATTTACATAAATACGATGATAGCGGGGCTATAGATACCTCGTCTGTTTATAGATGGGCTGAGATCGCCTTGAAAAGGTTCGGGGGTGTTATAGCGGTCATGTCCGAGGCAGTTGTCAAGACCAGCAACAAACAGGCGGTATTGCCTTCCGATTTTTTCGACATGCTTGACGCCTATAGGTGTGAGCCTCTTGTCTGTGAGATTCCGGGCGGCGACAAGGCTAAGGCTGACCTCCAACATGAGATCGGCTGGGTCGAGCGCACCGAGCGCGGTTTCCGTTGGAACTCCTGCACCGAGTGCTGTAAGGAGGAGTTTGAGAAGACGATCACGGAGAGGATATATATCGGGTCTCACGAGGTTCGATTTCATTACCATCATCCCGTAAGGCTGTCTATAGGTCGAGGACTGAGGCGTGATTGCGCCGCCGACAAGTATCGGGATAAGTACGATTGGGATAATTATGATATAACTATATCCGGCAATACTATGTATACAGGGTTTGATGGATTTATTTATATCATATATCGTGCTACACCCAAGGATGATGACGGTCTCCCATATATACCTGAAACGGCGTTAGGATACCTTGAGGATTATGTCGAGACGTATATCAAGATGAAGATCTTCGAGAATGCCGCCGTGAATGGCTTGATACAAGGCGCTGGTGACGCTTATAAATTATATGCTCAGCAGGAGCCGGGTAAGTTCGCTAGGGCTATGAAGGAGCTTAAGATGTCGATGATCACGTTAAATGATTATCGGGAGTTGGCTGAGGATAATAGGAGAAGGATGTTGTCTTATGAGCGGATGTGGCCTAATGCTTTTGATAAGTATATCAAATTTATTTAGTTGCGGGGGAGGGAATCGAACCCTCGATCTTTAGGTTATGAGCCTAATGAGATACCTCTTCTCCACCCCGCGATTATGACGCGAATATACGTTTTTTTAAAAAGAAAAAAAGATAATATGGCAAAGAAAAATGATTGGATACATTTAGATAAGACAAGTGGTACTGGTCCCGCTGAGGTTAAAGTTACCGCTGATATTAATGAGACTGGCGAGATACGTCAGGTAACGTACAAGGTTATAAAAGAGGGAACCAAGGAGGAGAAGACGTTCGTGTGCAGGCAGGAGTCCGTCCCGGTGGTGATCATCCCGGAGTTCGATTACCTTGTTCTTAGGTATATCTGGGCTGACGAGGACGGCATTGACTTTGACACGGCTACCGGTTTCGATAACACCGGCCTCCCGGACGTTGACGGCAAGCTGGTTGGTTGGAGTAAACAGTATCAGACCACGCAGGAACGGGTAGGTGATTATCTTATCCATGGCGGTGATAACATGGAATCAGGTAATGAGGCTGCCTTGATCCAGATGGGGCCGTTGTTGGATGGTGATAATTACGATAAATTACCTCTTGAGATCAGGTGTAGTATATACGGTAACTGGTATGGTGGTCGTGAGAAAGGTAATGTCACTATCAGGTTCACGGCATATAAGGGCGGTTCTATGGAGAAACGTGGATATGATTTTGTCAATATCGGAGGCGAGGAGGTTTATACCGGTGATGCCCCTACCAACGTATCCGCTCATGGTGAGGATAATTGGCAAAATATAAAGACCTTGTATTCTAAGGTAGGCACGATGATCTATAACAAGGAATCTCGTGACTGTATTGTAAGAATAGGTGAATAGATTTTTCTTCATAATATAAACACATCGGCTCTCTTGTTCGTGAGGATAGGAGAGTTTTTTTATTTTTTTTAATCCTTCACTTATGACATATTTGATCTTTTATTGCGTGGGAATAATCTAGCTTTGCCGAAAACTAGGATCATGATAACTTTAAATGATGTAAATAACGAACTCCATGTCCGGTTATATATACTGGAGGTGCTTAAGGATTATATAAGAGATGATGATTTCGATGGCCTTGTAGATAAGGCGTTGGATTTTGTCATGGAAGGCGTTTCTATGCCTAAGGCTCCGACCAAGGATACCACCATGAGTGACATATCAAAGAGCGTTTTGGCCTTGGTAGCGGGTGCTGGATTAGATGAGAGGTTAAGCAAAAGCTCTTTAGAGTTAGCTTACGATAGGTGTAAGATGAGGTACGTATTCGATCCTCGAAATCGGGATATACACGGTGTGATCGTAGGTTATTCCAATGACTTTAATAGTCTGGTAGCTGTGTGTGATGAGGGATCGAAGAAAGGAGTGGACAAAGGATCTACCGATTTTGTGGATGTCAATGAGAGATACGTGACTAACGGTTTCTTTTACATATCTGTAGAGGATGCCGATAAGCAATCGAACTACATGGGTAAAAATTTGTAATTGTTGTGTTTTTGTACTTTACACGAGCGTTTAAAAGTATTTAGTTCTCCTCCTGACTTGTGAAAGTCTGGAGGATTTTTTATTTTCGTACGATTTGAATGTTTTGCATAATACGTACTGTTTATTAGAATCCGCCACATAAGTGATTATCTGGTGGATTTATTATATTTGCGAAAAAGATAATGTCGTGCAAAATAACTCTAACATAGCGGTTCCCGACTCCGGGATGAACAGGGATAAGCATCCACAGGATCTATCCCCGTCTGAATATAGTTTCGCCTTGAACGCTACCATAGAGGGTGACGATGGAAGCCAGCTTAAGATCCAGAACGAGCCTAGTACCCTTTTATGTAAGCGATTTGATGGCTATAAGGTTATTGGGTATAAGAATGACATAGCTGGTGATAACACTTATTTCTTTCTATCTAATCCGGATGATAATACGTCTAAGATCACGTTCATGCGGTCATTGGATTATATCAAGACCGTGGAGGATCAATTGGCTGGATCGGGAAAGGACATCCATCGTATCCTTGGCGAGAGGCTTGAGGAGTCGGATGGTCGTTTTGATGAGATATGTGATTTGATGGAGGTCCTGATAGAGGACGGGGTTGATGACCCTTGTCTTAATTTCTCCATTCATTATCCGATCTTCGATATAGAGATCAAGGACGAGAAATGCGGGAAGGTGATATACTGGACCGATGGATATAATCCCCAGCGATATGTTATGGTCGATAAGGCCCTTAACCCGGATGATGATGGTGACTTTTGGTATCATTACCATGGGTATAAGATATGTGGGGATGACAAGCCAATAGAGAGATGTAGGCTGGCTTGCGAGAAGCTGCTGGTGTTCCCGTTGCTGACGGCCCCGTGCGTGGAGCCTGAGGTCGTGGAGTTCGGGGGGAGCCTGCGTGCCGGGACCTACCAGTTCTGCGTGGCGTTGTGCGATGAGTTCGGGATAGAGAAGACCGGATATTGCTCATTGACCAACCCAATCATGTTATTCGATCGCCAAGATGTGGTTATCCGTGATGGTTTATGGGGTAAGTCAACCAATATGGGTATCCGCCTTACTGTATCCAATATAGACAAGCAGGTATCTCATTATAAGATAGGTGTTATACAGAACACGGTTGGGTTTAATGGTGAGCAAAGCCCGGTTCTTGAGTATTTCATAGAAGGTATACATCCGATAACGGAAAGGACCATCTATTACCTTACGGATCAGTATAGCGAGCGTACGACCATGGAGAAGTTATCCAAGGAAATACCGGTATATAAGACAGCCAGAGGCATGACGTCTGTCGGAAATCGTCTTCTTCAATACGGATTGACCGTGGAGAATGAATGGAATCTTCAACCGGTCGTTAATTTCTTGGGTCATTTCGTTAAATGGCAGACATCGATAGCCACGGAGAATCTATATAAAGACGGTGTGGCTTGCTCTAAATACGCCTCTTTCATGCGTGACGAGGTATATCCGTTGGGTATAAGATTCTTTACCAATACGGGATACAGGACAGCTAGATTCCCGCTTATCCCTCGTCCGGCCACAAGGGAGGAGATGGAGGTTATCGTTGATGAGGACGGCAACTCTGAAGACCTATCAGCGGCTTCGGTATTGGAGAACAACCCGCAGTGCGCCGGGAACAGCCGCCGTTATCTTTGGCAGTTTAAGAATACGGCAAAGATCATAAACGACCCGTCTTGGGGATTTGATGGTTTTGGAGGAGAATGCAAGAATCAGCTAGATGTTAAGCAACTCGGATATGTAGAGCAGGAATATGCCACGGTAGGAGAGACCCAATTCGTTATCAACACGATGGGGGAAGATGTTACGGTAGATGATGCTATTGATTATATCGCTGATAATATAGAGAATCTGTGTGATATCATAGAATCTAATGTAGGTATTACCGACGAGTTATGCGCTGCTATATCGTTGCCGGAGAATCAAGACGGTATAAAGGCTCCCGATTTCCCTAGTGGATGTGATGATATCGAGAGGATAGAGACCAGGACTATATTGGATAAAAACTCTTTGGTGGATTCTAGGATTGATTTTACGTATAAGCTGGCTAGTGATTATACGGAGACCGAGCCTACCACCTTAATACAAAGTAACGCCGAGTCACAAAGGAAGTTCTCTGTATTGTGTGATTTCGATAATTATTCCAGTGGAGGTAAGAATATCATAGATCTGGTTCAGGAATGGCTGGATGGTCAGGATGAGGATAAATTCCCGTCTGATATAGACTCCTCCGCCTTGGTCTTGTGTCAGGATATGTCTAATGTCCGGCAGCTATATGATGAGGGTATATGTACTAATGGTTGTTCGGTAGGAGATCCTTACGTGAATCCTACTATTAGCGATGTGCAACTACCCACGTTCCAAGGAGGTAGGTCATTGGGTAAATGTACGTTCTTATTCCAAGGCGATGGGTGGGAAGGCAAGAAGCATACCGAGACTATGCTTGATATATTGATGGATTCAATGAAAAAGTACTTCCCTCAATATGAGAGTCAGTTTGGTATTGAGAACGCCATGTGTCTTTTTGGTGATGGTGATAACTCTAAGTTCAATACCGGCATATCTACTGATTGGGAAGATCGTGTGTCTGTGCAGAATGATATTGACGCCAAGACCAATTGGTTCGGTAGAAGCAACTTGACTTATTTCAAGTTCTATCCACATGTATCCTCATACGCTAGATGGGTGGAGTTGGATTACGAAAAATACGTAAGCGGTTTATCCGATCCTGATAACGGTATTATGTATATAGAGATGATGGGTAACTATAATTATCCGATCGGTGACTCATCATCATACAATAAGGTTCGTATAACGTTTTTCTCGGACAAGGAAGGTACCGTGGCTCCTAATCCTTTGGCTAATGATGCCAAGAAAGGTGTTATAGTGAATTACGTGGATCATAAGATATTTATGATGCCAAAGTACTTGTTCTGGAATGATGACAAGACTACTTTCCATAAGATATATGTTTGTATTGAGCCTGCGGTATGCGTGTTCTTCACCGGTTTCGCCATGAGGCAGGACATGAAGGAGCTTGCCGGATTCTATACGGCCGGCACCGCCATCTTCCCCGCCCCGTTCTGTTTTGGCATTCGGCCACTAGAGGTGAAATACGTATTCTTCTTCACAAAAGAATTGAAATTAAGGAGATTCGTTACCTATGAGGCGAAATGTATCTCATGTGGGGATAAACCCGCTGACTGCGCTCCCAGACCATATCAGTATGGTGATTTCGGATATTGGGAGTCTACCAATAAGTACCCGGCTAATTTTGAGCTATATGATTCTAGCAAGATCGGGATATCGTCGGGAGGATCAAAGAGGAAGGACATAATAGATTCTTTGACGAAATACTATGGGTCTCCTAAATCAGTTGGGGGTAAGTCTTATTTCACCGGTAATGGGGGTAACGCTGAGTACCCCAATACGTCAACCACGTTTTGTCAGAGACCTATACGTCATTACAAGTTCCCGGATAACTCTGTCGCTCCTTTTATGGGTAATCCGTCTCAACTGACCGGTCAATATGGAGTTGACTCCTATATTTATCCTATGGGGGTGATGCTTGATGACGATATCGTTAATGAGTTTCTGGATATAGCGGTAGAGAACGGTCTTATAGATAAGGCTAGAAGAGATTCTATAATAGGATATGAGTTGTATAGGGGCGATAGGACGTTGGATAAGAGCGTTATCGGGACCGGTCTGGCTTATGATATGTTTAAGTACGATGATCCCGACGGATCGGCTAACCTTTATCCTAATTACCCTTACAACGATTTGTCTGATGATATGTATATCTATAAGGATATTAATCGTGAGAAATTTATAACGCATCCGTTTAACAGGAAGGGTAATATCTGGTATTCATTCTTAAGCCCTGATATTGCCTTTAACAAGCCTGACGCTCCCACCGAGTGCCTTGTTGATGGTTATCAATTAGGTAAATCCTCAGGTATATTCAGGGAGGTGGAGGATCACCCTAAATGGACGATATTAGGGAGTAAGGCTTACAGTATGGCAACATCATTGGCTACGGTGGAGGCTATGGCTAATTTAATATCCGCTATAGCTGAGTATACATATCAGTCGGCTTCACAGCAATATGTCGGTGGAGGTGTGTTCTTTTTAGCCAACCCTGTCGGCATAGCGCTGACGGCTATCCGTCTGGCTACAGGTATCGCCAAGGCCACAGCCCAGTCCGTGGTGGATATAGGCAAGTATAGGTATCAGTGGTTAACGGCATTGATAGATAGGGGACCTAGACGGAACTATGCTTATTACTATACTTCTGTCGCTCATTATAATTTATTTTACCAAAAAATAGGGGAGTCAGAGTTACGTGGATTGTCAACGGCTAAATATATCAAGAGCGGGTTATATCCGGTAACAGATATCTCTTCGCAAGGGGAGACCGTAGGCGGTAAGCCTATTATCATAAACAACCTCGATCGTGAGCATTCATTGTTCATGTCATTTGGTATGGATAAGTATATGCTTGAATATCCGGAGTTGGTTTCAAGTTACGATACCAGCCGTATTCAGGATGAGTGTAATATTCGTAACGATGAGGTGGCTGGTATGACGCCTCATTTTATGACACGTGAATCTTTCGTATCCTGCCCCTATATGAGGATAAAGAAATATTCTCCGGCTCAATACGGGCAGATAGAGGATATCAGGTGGGTATCGTTAGGTGGTTGCGGGTTGATGGATAAGGATAAGCGTAAACCTGTTTTTGGAGGTGATGTATTTATATCAAGATTCTCGCTTAAGAGGAAGATGCCTATGTTTTATTTGACTCAGTTCGGTCAGGGGGACATGATACCATTCCCTTATTATGATTATCGGAACATCGGGTATCCCCGTTATTTCGTTAATTACGATACCGGGGAGGATTATCTTAATAAGACCGATACGGATACCGGATCGCTATATTCTTTCCCTAGCCGGAAGAGCGCTTATGAGATGGTTTGCAAGACCGGAGATATGTATCTTAGCGGTCGTTTCTTCCTATATTTCTATGGCATACCTCAGTTTCTTGTGGAGTCTGAGATCAATTGCAATTTCCGTATAGCCGGCCCTGAGCCTTACGAGGGGTTCTATCCGGAGGTGGGGGATTATATATCATGGACTCAGGAGCGTAATGTCCCTATATCAAGGAGTAATGTGTTTAAGATGAGTCCTGTGTATAAGAATCGATTTACGTTAGGTGGCAGGTCATTACCAGAGACGTATGATAGCAATTTTTGGGACTGCGCTTACCAAAGACCCAACGGCGTCATATGGAGCACCGCCGACGTGTCGGAGAACGGCATGACCGATCCTTGGCTGTCGTACAAGCCTATGGATTACCATGAGTTCAAGACCTCGTTCGGAAAGCTTATAAGCATGAAGGGAATAGAGTCGGATCAAATACTAGCTCGCTTCGAGAATCAGGTAGGACTATATAACGCTATAGACGTGCTGGCGGAAAGAATATCCCCGGAGAATAGCGAGCTAGGGACAGGTGGGCTTTTCGCCTCTCGTGGCATTGAGTATAATAATACGACGTTAGGATATTCCGGGACCCAGAGTCGGGATATGATCAGTTGCGAGTTTGGGCATTTTTGGGTCGATTTAAGGCGTGGTCAGGTGTTTAAGGTAGATTCTAATGGTAGGAATCTTACGGAGGTCACACCGGGGCTTAGAAACTGGTTTAAGGAGCATCTTCAGATGAAGATCATCCGTAGCCGGATATATAACGCTGATACGGACGCTGAGTTGTCTTATTATGATATTGATAACAAGTTTTTTGGTATAGGGTTGTCCATGGGTTGGGATAATAGGTTTAAGAGGGTTCTGATAACCAAGAAAGATTATATACCGGTAGGGAATCCGAGCGAGTACCAATTCCGTGGCGGCCGGTTCTACAGGAACGGACAGGCGGTGGAGTTGCAGGACACCATCCATTTCACGGACGTCTCGTTCACCGTTGGGTATAACTGCCTGAAGGGTGAGTGGAAATCATATTTATCCTACACCCCTGATTATTATATCGAGCACCAGCATTATTTCCAGTCCGGAAAGAACTACTCAAGTGAAAGTCAGGAGATAGGTTTATGGTCTCATGGTTTGACCAACCAATCGTATCAAGTATTTTATGGTAAGCTATATCCGTTTGTTATAGAGGTTCCGGTACGTGAGCAGTACGTGAATAAGATCCTCACCAACTACCAATATCGGATGGATGCCAGAAGATATCAGGATGAGGTTAATTACCAAATTCTTAGGACTACTGGATTTAATAAGGCATGGCTTTATAATGATACGAACAACAGCGGTGAACTTCGGATGGTTATCGCCGACAAGAACGATATGAGCCAGCGGTTAAGGTATCCTGTAACCAATGACGATAGCCGTGAGATACTGGTGACGGAGGTTGATCAGAAGATAAATATAAATGACTATTTTAACGAGGTCAAAGACGATACGAACAATCTTCCGATATGGGTTAAGGATGTGAATGACATTGACCGTAAGATCGACCCCAGGGCTGTCGATTATCATCGGAGGTGGCGGGATCGTCTTCGTGGCGATTGGTTCTTGGCTAGGTTCGTGAATGACATTGAGAGCCGGTTCAAGATGATAGTACGTTGGTTTAGCAACGATGAGAAAGTTTATTGAGGTGATTATATACCTTTAAATATTTGATGTTATGGCAGCAGGGAAAACTAGCAGTAAAAAGAAGGGCAAATGCCCGAAATCAGGATGTATCAAGAAAGTAGGGAGTGATTGGCGAGTGGTCAGTAACAAGACCGGTAAATTATGGCCGGCTAAGTACAAGTCTAAGGAGAAAGCTAAAGGAGCCTTGGCTGCTTATCACATGCATTAGCGTATAAACGGGTACATGATTTATTATGTGCCCGTTTCGTGTTTTTAGGCTTGTGATATTATGGTTATCTTTGTGAAAAACGTAATATATGTCTAAGAAGAATAAACCGGAGGAAATCCCATCGTGGATAAGGGATTTATATAAGGAGGATCTTGATCGTGTCGTAAGAGGCGAGCGTCCTATGTATTTCAGGGGTATGGATGATAGTCCTTTGAGAAACGTGTCCCCGGAGTTTGATATCCTTAGCGGAGGAGCCGCAGTTAAAGGCATGAATGGGATAAGAGGTGCGTTGTCCCCGTTGAATAATGGCATGGGTAATTATAATTTCAGTATCAGGGGTATAAATAAGAAGATCGGTGAGTTGGTTGATGAGGCGGGGCTATATTTACCTGAGAAATTAAGACCTGTATATCGGACTGTGGTGGATGCTATGTCGAGTTCCAAGGATAAGGGGTTGGATCATATCACGCAGCCGTTGGCCAACGCCCTGTACCCAGCGGACGAGCGACGGGACCGGCGTCTGGAAGGGGAGCATCCCGTTGGTTATGTGGATGCCATAGACGGCATATGGCCTAGGAAGAAATATGGGCTATGGGGAGAAAAAATTGAGAGGAAGCAAGATGGAGGAGAAACAAGAGAGTCTGTTCTTGATAGACCTAGATTCGGGAGCAGGGTATTGGATAATTACGTAGCTTCTGCTCACCCGGTTTTGTCAATAATATATGATATCGCTAATTCAAGGTATACTGATGGCCCTACTCGCATAAATAAAGCTGCGTATTCATCAATAGATCCTATGGGGAAGAATCCGGAATGGTATGAGTATCCTGTTCATTTTATGAAGATGTTCGGGAAATATATATCTGGTGATTTTAATAACAAGTTATATGGCGATAGTGATAATGATGATTTAGGCACAAGAACTAGTGATGAGGCTTGGGCTAAATACAATAAACTCCCTTACGATGAGTCTGTATTGATAGATAATGGTGATGGTACGTATAGTATACGAAAGGAATTATCTAATAGGATGATACCTGATTCGTCTATCGTAAGGAATAGGATTGATGTGAATAGGAGTCTGTTTGATAAGGAAACTAAGGAATACAATGAAGGACTTATAAAAGCTTTAAGTGATGCCGATCCAGAGGAGTATGAGAGGATTCAGAGGGAATATAAGGATCTGAAAAGGGTAAGAGAGGGTGCCATATCAGCGGACGAGATGAATATAAAAGGGTTGAGGTCTCTTTATGATAAGGGGTATGGTGTCGTGAATGAGTATAATTATAGGGATCGTAGACTTGATAAGAACGAGACGGGTCCTCATAGTGTACTTGGTGATTATACGATATATCGTGACAAGGATATGGGCGGATACAGATATAGGGATGTATATGATTTCAATCCCGCTGTCCAGTTTCTTTTGAATGGGGATGTATTTAAGATAGATGGTAGTATTGATAAAAAGGATAGAGGAGGTTCGGTAAATACAGGGAGGGCTTATGGTTCTGGCAAGTATGTAATTGATCCTCGTAGATCAGAGGATAGTAAGATGGCTGTATATGACGAGATATGGGATTATCTGACCGACAAGAAGGGAATACCACAAACGCAAGCTATCGGTATCCTGTCGAACATCGCCGCCGAGTCCGGAGGGGACACCGAAGCCCTAGGAGCCGCCGGTGATTTTGGCATCCAACAATGGCTTGGACCGAGGAAGAAGGAGCTACAGCGCAGGTATGGGAAGAAACCGACATTGACACAGCAGTTGGATTATCTCGTGGATGAGTATCAAGGCAAGGTCCAGGGGTTAGGTTGGAATTACATCAATCAAGGAAAGTTTTTTGACAAGGACGCTCAGGGGAATGAGTATAACTATTATATGTATTCTAAATCCGATTTCGATAACGCCGTCAACTACAAGGACGCTACCGTGGCATGGAATCAAGGATACGGTAGGCCTCTTGGATCGACCTTAAGAAATGAGAAGAGATTTGAGTTCGCTGATATGTTCGCTAATAGGTATGGTGTCCCGGAGAACGAGCCAATGAGATACGAGTTCGGACAGCGGGATTCGGGCACGGGGGACGGAGGTCATCAGCCCGTACCTGAGACGGTAGCCCCTGCCGATCCTTCTTTGGCTTCCCGCTCTTCCATGGATAGCTGGTGGGAGAAGGAAGGCCAAGACCTGTTATATAAGATGCTAGCTCAATCCGGAGCCAATAAGAAAGCTATAGAGGACATCGCCAATAATATTAAGAATGATCCTCAATCGGAGGCGCAGATAGCGGAGGCCGAGCGTATGCGTAGGGAACAGGCAAAAAGGCAGTTGGTTCTTAATATGATACCGGGGTTAAGCCTTAACATAAAAGGTGTGAGTAGAAATAATAGTTAGTATTTTAATGTTAAATAATTTGTTATGAATAAGTTGTTGTTTTTATTTGATGTGTTATTTAAGGGGACTTGTTTTACCCCCCCCCCTCCTAGTAGTTTAGGATGGGGGAATAGATGGGTAGATGCTATGGCTGATGATAGGAGGATGGTTATAGCATTGTTAGTAAAATATCTAAGAGGAGGTATGTTATGAGAAGACGTGTAATGACAGGTCCCAAAAGCTTGGATGTATTGTATACATACACTTATAATAGTAATAATTACCATACATTTGTAGCTCCAAAGTCGGCGTATTATTATGTTGAGTGCTGGGGTGGTCAAGGTAATTATGGTTACAATGATAGCGAAGATAGGTTTACCAGATCCAATGACCCTGGGTATGGTGGATATGTGGCTGGATTTATCAAGTTAGTTGGTGGTGATATCATTTATGTGTATTGTGGAAATGGTGGACTTAAGCGGACGAGTAATGTTGTAAAATATAATTATAATGGAGGAGGTTCAGGGCATTCAATGACTAATGAGAGCGCTGGAAGGTATATCTATGAGGGAGCCGGAGGCGGAGCTACAGATTTGAGGTTGTCCAACAATAGCGATCCTCTAAACGTAGATTCTTTAAAGACCCGTATTATGGTAGCCGGGGGAGGCGGTGGAGGATGTGAGTATTATTTTATTGGGCATGGAGGATCAGCGGGAGGGTTGAAGGCGTATCTGGGGGGCTATGCCAAGGGAACTCCTGCATCCCAAGTAGCGGGAGGATCTAACTCCGACAATAATTTAACTAACGGAAATGGAGGTCTATTAGGAGTGGGAGGAGGATGTGGTTTTGATGGCGTTTCGTATTCCTCTGGTGGAGGAGGAGGCTTTTATGGAGGACCAAGCGGCGGGATATCGTCGAACGCTATTCAAGCTGGTGGTGGAGGGTCCTCGTATATATCCGGTCATCCGGGATGCGTGAAATATGATAAATATGTATTTACTAACACTAAGATGATAGATGGGAACGGGTTCGTATGGACAGATATGAAAGGGGAATTAGAAAAAATGCCTAATCCTTTGGGTGGATTATATGATTTAGGAAAGGGACATATAGGCTTTGGATATTGTCGTATATCTATATTCCAATAAATATTTATATATCTAATCAGTTTAGTGTTATATTTGCGAAGTAATTAAACGTTTTAGATATGAAAAGATTGTTATTTTTATTTGCTATGTTATTGACGCCGTTCGCTTTGATGGCGCAAGAGGTAATCCCATCAGAAGGGGCTATCACTATTGATTTAACTACCTTCACCGGCATCATGGCTTTCGTCACGATGTCAGCTACGCAGTTAGCCAAGGTTGTGCCGTATATTGACACCCATAAGTGGGCTAAAGTCCTATCCGCCGTAGTCATAGGTATGCTGGTTTGTATATTAGCGTGGCTACTAAAGGTGTCTCCATTGCTTATAGGGAGTGAATGGTGGGAGGCTCTATTATATGGAGTGGCTGTAGGTCTCAGTTCTGCCGGTTTCTATGATTTGGTTAAGGCTATAGGATCATTATTCATAAAAAAAATTTAATTCTGTACCATAATAATAGCGTTTGCTGAGAGACTCGTCGTTGTAAAATGATGAGTCTCTGTTTTTTTAAATTATCTTTGTGTCAGAACGAAATTAATTTGATATGGGCAAATATGTAATCAAGAGGAAGATACCTAAATATCAAGAGGCTGGGGAAGTCACCCCTATCATGCCCGGTAATGTTGTTGGTCTTCAGGGTATTGGAGTGGAGCCTTTGGTTTCGTCTACCCAGATAGGATTTGATATTCAGCAGCCTGATATTAATACCATTGATACAAGTGATTTGAGCGCTTTGGTTGACAGTAATAAGAAGGTTGATAAGTCTGGTAGTACGGATGTTTTTGATTTTACCTCCATCCCTTACTATGGTGCTGATGATATAGGGTCTAGATTCACTCAGATGGGTCGTGGTATAGGGCGTATGAGAAGTGAGGGATATGGAGATTTATCCACCGGGGCTAAAACAGCTAATACGATAACCACCATAGCCTCAGGAATTAGTGGTATCATGGGGTTGGCTCGTAACGTGGTTTCTGGGATAGCGTCTGAGAAAGGTACTCGTACCAATATCAGGTTGGCTCAGGAGCGTGAGGCCAGACAAAGAAGGCAATCCCAGATGCAGTACAAGGATGGTGGGGGTGTTTATCTAGGGCCTAATAATAGGTTCGATAGCGGAAGCCTTACCGGTGAGTATCTATATCCGTTACCTAAGTCGATGGAAGATCAAGCCAACGTAGAGGTCGAGAAGGGTGAGTGCGTGGAGCAGCCCGGAGAGGCGCCAATGGAGGCTATGGGGCAGAAGCACGCCGATGGTGGAACCCCCGTTTCCTTGGAGCAGGGAACGAAGGTTATTACCGACGACACAACCATAGAGCCGGATTTCGCTAAATACATCAGAGATACGTATGGGATCAAAGCCACGCCTAAGGATACGTATGCTACGTTAATGGACAGGTATAAGGCTAAGATCGGTCTTAAATCGGCTTACGATGATCAGAAAAAGGCGCTGGAGAAGCTGAAGAAAAACGATAAGATAGATGATGAGAATACGAAACGTTTAAACGCCTCTGTATTATCTAAGGCCATAAATGATAGTAACGATACGGTTAATGGCTTAGAAGGAGGATTTACGGACTTCGCTAATGTCATATACAAGGAGCAGGAAGACCGGAAGATGAAGAAGGATGAGGATACGTATTTCGCTAAGGGTGGTGAGATAGATAACATCATATCCAGATCTATGAAAGAATACGGTCTTACGGAGGAGGATATAGCTGAGGCTAAGAAAGAGCTGCTTAAGAAAGTGGCTGGTATTCGTCAGAAGATGGAGAAAGGTGGTAGTTCTTTATTCGATTACCTACTTACTTTCCGTCCCGTAGAGAACAAGTACAATAATAAGGATAACACGTTTGGGTATCAGCGTCAGGGTCAGGATGGCTCTTATGGCGGTATTAATACCGATGAGAGACTGGAGTATTATAAGACGTTCATGCCTTTGGCTTACGATGCTTATATGAGCGCTCCGAAGGCTACTGCTGCCAAGGCTCTTCAGGATGCTATATACAACACTACTGGTGGGTGGATGGGCTTGGCCACGGCGGAGAACCCGATCATCGCCAACGCCGAGGCGCTTCGGGATTACACGACGCTCGTTTCCTTTGGCGGTGAGGATAGTCAAGGCAATTACCCGGAAGATAAGAAAGCTGCATATCATGATAGGATGAGAGACAACAAGTTTGGTCAATACTCCTCATCTCGCCCTATGATCGGTCTAGACGTTGTTACAGAGGAACAGCATAAGGCTCTTAACGATGCCGGTATCACCCATTTTAGCCAACTGTTCTCTGATAAGAACAAGGATGTCGTTAATAAGATACTTGGGGAGGATATGCTTAAGATGCAGGCATTGAGATCCATGAAAGGAATGGAAGGTCTTGATTTTATACTTGACCCTCATAAGGTGGCTCCCGGTCCTATGGATATAGGTGATGTGGATAATCCTGATGTTAAGCTGGATATGCCTGATCTGATTGATCCCAATACACTTCCTAAGACCAACACAAATGCCGGTAAGTCGAACGGCGGCAATGGAGGCAGGAATATAGTAGGTGGTGGTCTTGACTTTCCTGAGGTGTTCAGGATGACCCCGGGAGCCGTGACAACGGAAGGTCTGGAAAGGCATTACGCTCCTACCGTGGATCCGGTGTTGAGATCGGCTGATCAGTATATGGTTGAGGCCAATCGTGCTTTCCAATCACAATTGGATCAGATGGGTAATGTCCCGGATTCCCAGAGAGGGGCTTTATCATCCAACCTACAGGCGATATTAAGTTCCAATATAGGTAAGTATATAAATGAGGTAGAACAAGGGAACGTGGCTCAAAGGACTTGGGCTGATAATGTCAATGCTCAGTCATGGGCTAATACGTACGATAAGAATATAGCCCAACGTCAAGCTTACCAGCAACGTATATTGCAGGGATTGGCTATAAATGACGAGAACTGGGCCAGGTATTTCGATAGCGTAAATGACGAGATCCAGCAGAAGTGGAATACGGCTACGACCATGAATACATTAAGGTCTATATTCGGGGATGTCAAGATCGGTCCTAATGGGCAGTTGATCGCTGATCCTCAGGGAGATATATTGAGTTATAGGAGATTATATCCTGCTCAGGAAGTAACTAAAGGCAAGAAAGGATAAAGGATGGCTTCACAATATAGTATATTAAGGAATTACGGCAAGTACGTATCACCCTACAACATGGATGTCATGATGCAGGGGATGGGGTACATGCAGCAGAAGATAGATACCAATCGGCAGGCTATAAACGAGTATGCTGATTATATTATCAATTCTGACATTATAAAACCTCAGGACAGGGAATATCTTCAGAACAGGTTAAATGGATTGATACAGGACGTGAATAACGTGTATCGTAAATCTAATTTGGCTTCCGACGGTATAGCCAGAAGCATACAGGCTCGTCTTGGAGAAGCTCTGGATACCCGTGTGTTGAATGCTATTGCCGGTACTAGGGAGATCCGGGCTTTTAGCGAGAAGATGGAGGATATGAAGCTGAACAATCCCAAGATGTATAGTCCTATAAACGAGGCTGAGGCTTTTGCGGATGCCGTGGCCTGGATGAATGACGGTCAGGTAGGGACACGTCTTAATCCTATACATTATACCCCTTATACGGATTACCACGCTGAGATTGATGAGAAGATGAAGAATTTCATCTCCCTTAACAAGGGGAAGAAAGTCAATGTACCGGTGATTGATGCCAATGGTAATAGGACGGGCGAGATGCGTGAGATGTATATAGATGAGATGAGTTACGCTCAGGTCAGGGATATAGCCATGGCTTCTATATCTGAGAACGGTAAGGCTCAGATGCAATTAGAGGGAAGATATATGGCTAGAACGAATCCTGACTTATTTAATGTTCAAAGCACCTCAGATTTCCTTAAAGGGTATATTGATGATTTCAGTGTCAAGGAAGAATCCATACGAGCCAAGCTAAAGGGCGTTGGCAATGACAAGGCCAAGAGGGCTAAGTTGGAGTCGGAGCTGGCGGATATTATCAAGCAGAGAAATGATTTCGTGGAGGAGGCCGAGGGCGTTATCGGTAGCAACTACAGCCCGGAGCGAGCCGGCATGTTCATGGTACGACAGCAGTTCCTTCGTGGCGTCGGACTGAGATGGTCTTATAATAACTCATACGAGACGTTGGGTGTTGATGATTATTATTTCAAGGCTAATCAGCAGATGATGGAGAGAGCTAAGTTTAATGAGACAAAAAGGCATAATCTAGCCATGGAGAAAGCAGCGTTGATGAGAGCCAGCAAATTGGGTAAGTCGGAGAATGGGGGTGACGGAGGTGATGACACGACCGGGCCTACCGTGGTTACCAAGAGCGCAAACCTTGACGATGTGAGCATAAGCGATGAGTTCATGAACGGGTTCATAGCCAACGAGAAGGCGGTGACTACCGGCATGGGTAATTTCGTTAAGTCATTATCAGATGACGCTAGAAGGAAGATCGACGCATGGGCGTCTGATCCTGAGAATAGTAACGTGGTCAAGGATATGGATAACGATCAGGTTGTCATGGCTTATTTCAAGGTCAATGGAGGGTCAAGGAACGAGTTGCTTGATTACAATGGTCAGGATAGTTATTTGAAGCTTCTTGGATTAAATACCCAAAGAGGGAAGTATAATAAGATCAATGATGGATTCAATAAGGCGAGCAATGCTGTTTTGGATGGTATTGATACTATAATTCAGAGAGAAGCTAGATCGGACAGTGGGTCAGGTATAGATATTAGTTATGGATTCGGCACATTCAATCTTGGAGATATTAATAACAATGGCGATAAGGTTTTTGATATAAATGGTATAAACGATATAACATTAAATGATTGGAGTAAGTTGTCCGCTTACAGCTCTTTGTTAAATGATAATATAAATACTATTAATTACGGTGTTGAAGGAGAAATGCCTCATGTATCAATGGATTCGGGTCAATCAGGTGTCTTATTGGATCGTGTGAATGATTTAATGGGAACGTCTTTTTCGCTTGATGATATTGAATCTATAATGTCTCTTGCCGTATCTGGGGCTAGTAAGAATAAGCACATTGAGGAAATAAGAGATAGGTTTGCCGGGGATAACAGGGCGATCGCTGTCGCTACCGCTATATATGATGAGGCTCATAAAGAGAGGAATGATTTATTAAGACATAAATGGAGTCGTGGGGATTTAGGTAGGATCGCTGATGACGCTAAACGTGCTGGCGAGGATTACCTGAGACAATATCGTCATGAGTATGCCGAGCGTGAGTATATCTTCTCCGGTGATTATCCGTCTAAAAGTCAAGAAGAGAAAGATTATATAAAGGTTAGTGACCTATTTACCCGTGGTGGCGGTTTTATTCCTAAGGATAAGGATAATGCCAATACGAAGATAACGTTTACCATATCCCCTATAGGTGATGGTAATTATCAGATCATTGGCAATAATGGAGGTGATGGTCGATCTGTTGTTGAGGTAAGCGAGGCTGATCTGGCTGCGAATGGATTTACTTTCTACAAAGAGGATGTAAGCATCCCGTCCGAGACCTATGATTCCGGTGTCGTACCCATATCTTTCGCCAGCTCAAGCAACAACGCTTATGGGAAGATGGCTAAGTCATTGTTGGTAGCTCCATTCGCTTACGCTAGCGGGGCCAAGGACACGGTAATGCCTTATATAGATATGTTTACGAATATAAATGACGGTAATATCAGGAAGAATCAGATGATGATCGCTACTGACGTGTTGTTCGATAACGCTTCTATGTACGAGTTAAGGGCTTCCGGATATAAGTATAATAATGGTTCCTCTGGGATAAATGTTGATATATATAGCAAAGGAGAGGCGAGAGAAGGTAATACCCCGTTATACTCAATTGATCTGGATGGTGTTAATTATGCTGATGAGGTGGCTAGAAAGATTGACTTCTGTCCTCAGTATTATTTGGTCATGGCATGGCAACAGATACTTAGCAAGGAGAATGAGGTGTATTGGAGGAGCGAGGGAAGATCTACTACTGATGATTTCGAGAGCTTCATCTCGCCCATAGCTGATATGATTGATCAGGAGATAAGAAATAGGAATAACGGAAATAGTGGAAATAATGGAAACAATGGAAATCTATAATAATACCTCTAATGGAAAGGATCTTGCCGAGAAGTACAGATATCCTACCATAAACGTAGATAATATAAAGGCTATTGGTACGGATCCCTATGATATACCGGATCGTGACCTGCCTCCGGTATTGGATCCGTATTCCGCTTCCGAGAGATCAAAGTCCCAGATACCGTCATTGTCGGAGAGGATCAAGAATACTGTTAAGACAAATTATTATGATGATATGAAACATATGTCCCCATTAGGATATATGGCTTCTGATCAAAGCTATAAGGGCAGGTTTAATCTTACTGGTCCGGAGATATCGTTGGAGGATTCAAGGTATCGACTTAGTAGCGGTACTTGGATACCTAAATACGAGTCTTATATCCCCGGTGTAGATAACGACACACGTTTATCTAGGAGTCAAGGTAGGACTGAGAAATGGATGAGAGGTTTGGGGAAATTTGTAGGTAAGACTGCCCTATACGGATTAGGCGGCGTTATCCAGCCTTTTTATGGTATTTACGCCGGTGTATCCAGAGGTAATTTTAACGCTGTTTTTGATAACGATTTCACTAGGTGGTTGGATGATCAGGATAAGAAGATGGATTACGGCTTAGCTCATTATTACAATCGTGAGGAGCGGGATATGAATTTCCTTCAAAGCATGACCACGACTAATTTCTGGTCTAACGATTTCTTATCCGGTCTTGCTTTTACTGCTGGAGCCATGTTATCGTCAGCCGTATATTCCGGCGCTGGATTGATGAACTTAGCTCGTACGGGAGCTAGGGCAGGCGTGGCATTGGCTAGGATAGGCAAGGCGGCTTCGGATACCAAGAAAGCGTTCGGCGCTTACCTCAGGGCCGCCCGTATAGGACAGAGGGTAGGCAAGGGACTGGACACCGCCGCCTTCCTTGGCACGTCCACCGCATGGGAGGCATCTGTCGAGGCCAGAAGTATGCTGATGGAGGCTGAGGAGAATTTCAGGCAGTCTTACCGTAACGCTTATGGAAGGGAAGTCCCATATGAGGAGCTTATGAAGTTCAGGGCTGACAATGCCAATGCCGCTAACGCCGTATTTGCCGCCAACGTCGGCATATTGTCATTATCCAATATAGCTATGTTCGGCGATATGTTCGGCATGGATCTTGGCGTGGATAAGTTCATAAAACGCAATATATTTGGTGTAGGGGCTGAGAGGATGGATAACGGTATGTTAAGAGCCATAACACCAAAGAAATGGCAGAAGGTAGCCGGAAATACGTTCAATATCATCAAGCGCCCAGTGTCAGAGGGTCTTTATGAGGAAGGCCTTCAGGGAGTGGCTAGCAAGTCCGCCGAGGATTGGGTAGAATCAAGATACAATCCTATGGCCATCCGTCAGAACATAGGCTATATGGAGGCTATAAAGAACGGGTTCAAGGAAACATACGGGTCTAGCCAAGGCTGGAAGGAGATTGGTATAGGTATGATCATCGGATCGGTTATGGGTGGAAAGACCATTGGAGGTATAAAGGAATGGAGCCAAGACATGTCCCGTAACAAGGGAATGGTGGAGGCCTACAACGCCAATGCCGGTGCCTTGACTACCGCCGCTGTCCGTGCTATTCGTGGAAGTATGGCTCTTAACGCTCAATTATCCGGCGTAGATACATCGTACGAGAGTGATGGTAGGATTATAAACAAGGATTTTAGTGACGCCGTATTCAATCGTCTCCGCTATGATTCGGAGATGGGGATGTTGGATGATACCAAGGAGAATTTTAGGGCGGTAGTCGAATCTATACCTAATAGCGATATCGCTTCCGATATGAATATGACGGATGAGCAGGTCAATGAGTATAAAGCCGATCTTGTCAACGAGTTTAATAAGAAGGTGGATAATTTTACCATGGCCAACAGATTCGCCGACTCACTTACTGAGGGTATCCCGAATAGGTCTTTTAACGCCTATATCTCCAATATGGTATATAACGGTATTGAGGCTAAGGATAATTTGAATGATATCACCAATCAGCTAAACAGGATATATAAGACGGGTATAGGTGATGCCCTTGATATATACTCTCATCTTAATCCTGATTCAAGCAAGGCTCTCGAAAAACTCCGGGAGCTGACGAATGATATACGGAAGATGGAGAGGAATATTTTAAATACTCAACAAAAGGTTACATCGAAGGAAGCAATTGAGTCTGATAAGACTAAGTTGGCTGAGGAGAATGATAGGCTTCTTAAATTGACAGAGGAAAGAATTGCCTTGGAGAGAAAGTTAAGCACGTTGATTAATTCAGATGTGGATATATCTAAGTTATCTTTAAATGATAATGATTCTAAGATTAGCGCCTCAGATCTTATGGCGGCTTATGAGACTATAGTTGATTTTGAGAATGCCGTGTCTACTCGTGGGGTCGATAATCATAAAGAGGCCATGGCGTTGCTTAACGAGTATCGTCATAATCTTGTGGCTTATAAGAATATAAACGAGTCTCTTCGTCGTATGCGTGACAGAAGATTCATCCGGGCGCAGGAGCGCGGGTTCATGAAGATATTGTCGAACGCATGGGGTAAGACTTATGAGGAGGATGATAGCAAGTATGATTTCAGGAATACTGATAATCCTGAAGCAAACGCCCTTTACGCTAATGATCAAGCCATAGACAAGGCTTACCAAGATGGTCTTATAGGAGAGGATGAGGCATTTATGTTCAAGACATATAATCATATGATAGCCAGATCTATGGAGAATGAGATTAAGGCTGATGAAAGTAATATAGTTGAGAGGGTTCCTGATGATGAGGATATTATAAATCCTTCAGATGATAGAGCCAATGATATAGCCATAAAGATCTGGAACGGTAATGAGGATATTTTATCTCCTAGGGAAAAGCAGATATATGATAACAATAAGGATCGTATTAATAATCTTGTAAAAGGATTTGGCGATAATCCTATAGCTAGGATAAATAGGGCTAAGTCAATGATAGATAGATTAAAGATCAATGATAATGTATCAGATAATATTAAGGATAATATTGATGATATCATAGATGTGAATATTAATGGTCTTGATCAGGATCGGGTTAAGGAGGCTATAAAGACCTATAACGATCTTATGAATGAGGCTAACAATGGCAATGAGGTTGATCAGGATAAGCTTAATGAGGCTATTGATATTATCAATAATTATTCCGATGGTCCTCTTCTTCAATTCGTGGAATGGATGAGGTTGTATGATAACGGAAGTATAGCTGTCAAGGATTACGATAAATCCATACCTATGGGTGATGTCCTCACCGAGAGCGAACCCGGAACATCCACCGGCAGGACGGAGGTCAACGCCGCCCAGAATCCGGTGGTGTTGATGGCTCAGAAGAGGGAGATCGGTGGGGTCATGTACTATGAGGTTGGTGGAATGAGGCTTGACAGGTTTATGGCGGGGTCCGGGCTTAAAAGGTCTGATGCCACTGATACTGATAATGGAAGGGTGATGGATTTCACCAACGGAACCGACATATTTACTGTTATAGAGTCAGATAACCACTCAAGATGGATGATTAGCGAGGATGACGCTCAGGCTTTCGAGAACGCTACCGGTGTCATACTGGGGCGGCAGACCGCCTTATCTACCTCCAACTGGTTCATGGTGTATCGCAAGGGGCAGGATGGGTCTATTGTCCCTTATTATACGGGTGATACGTTTGGATCTAACAACGAGTCGGTGAATCAGGAAGCAGCGGCTAGCCTCCGCAAGGGTGATATGGTAAGGTTTAAGATGGATATGTCAGATCCATATACCAAGGAATTGTATGATAAATACAATAGCCTTAACGCCGTTGACCCTAATTCTGATGAGACTAAGTCGGCTTACCGAGAGCTGGTTGATAATATGGTTATTAAGATCGTGGATAGCGACGGAAATTTCGTCTCGGTGCTAAAAGCCAATGATCCAGACTCAAAAGGAAGTAACGCTGATTTAAGGAGTAGGGCTTTTGAGTTATATAGGGATAATATAGGATCTGTTACTGATGAGATTGATATACCGTTTGTAGGTAAAGTCACTAGTGTTTTGCCGGGAAGACCTAATTTTAGCGTAAGTGATGATAATGGCACGTTGATGGTATCCGAGAATGACTTTACCAACGAGACGGTTGGTAAGGTCGAGAGCGTAGGGTATATAGAGAACGGGGAGGTTACGATGAGGGATAATATTAAGTATAATATATTCCCGTTCTGTACGGCTATCGTCAGGGACAAGTATGGTGACTATAAAGATTCACGTATCCCGGTCGTAGCTATAAAGACAGGAAATGGAAGAAATTACCTGTACCCCGTAAGATTGAAAAATCAGGATATATCGTCATTCTCATCCATGATCGGATCGATGGCTGATAGGATTACGGAGGGTCTAGGCGGAGGCGTAAGTATTGATGATATAATGGATCTTAATAACGCTATAGCCAGATCCGGGCTGGATAATAAGACATATATGATTCCGTTGGCGGGAGATGTGGATGTTATCAAGAACCGGCTTGAAGCTGTCAAGGAAGCGGCTAGCAGGATGCCTATGACCGCTGACGTAAGAGGATGGATAGGTGATTCCAGAACTAAGGAGGATATTTTGATGAATGACGTTACGATCAACATCGATCTTAACAACGATCCTTTCATAGCTCCTAAGTTTAGGATGAGTATCAAGGAGAACAAGGTATCCAAGGAGGAGACGGAAGTCTCGTTCCCTAACCTGCCGGATCTGCCATCGGAGTTCGCCTCGCCTACGAAGGCGGCCGAGGACAAGTCTTTGGTTTCCGACGGTAACGTAGTATCCGGAGAAAATGAGGCGGAAAATCCTTGCTAAATAAAATATCTTGACTTATCTTTGCGGCGTCAGTCCATCACCTGACGAGTAAGATATTTAAAAGTTGGTCCCTGTCGGGTGTGTGATGGCCCCGGTGGGGACTCTTTATATTATGCAATTAGATGCCTTTTTACATCGGAAGATCATGCAAGACCTACGCATCCAGCGAGTAAAGGTCTTGATGATGCTATACACCAGTAACTATTTTGTCAAGGTCAGACAAAAGCAGTTGCTTGATCATACATACGCCTTAAGCAGGGATCAGGCTTTTGATTATATGACTGAGTTCAATAAAAGACTTAGTGATAAGGTTGGTATAAAATGTACGATGGATATCCTTCTACCTACCGATGATGATAACGCTAACATCATAATCGAGCACAATGGTATTATCAAGAAGTTGATGAAGGAGGCCGATAAACTGGAACTTGATACTGATGCTATCAAAGTCATGATGCGTGATCTTCTTGATGAGTTGAAGGATGATATTGATCTTAATATCCTGATATTTGATGTAAGCCAGTTACTTATAAAATACAATCTATTTAGGTTGGAGGCTATAACCGAGCAGGAGTTCAAGAACTCTTTTGTCAGAATGGATAGTAGGAATATGGAGATAAAGAAACTAACTTTATCTGATATCAAGGAGGTGGTGGAGATGATAGAGGATAGGTATAGCTACGCTTTATATATGACAGAGGAATGTGACTGATTACATTTTGGGCTTTAGTAAACAGTGATCAGTTTATGCAAGGTATTGATTATGAGATTTTAGCCACAAATGGTGAAAATACGACAGTTTTATGGAGCTAACACCGTCTATGTGACCCATAAAGGATTTCAGTGGATTGTGTCGTAGATCGGATAAAGATATTTTTCGCTAAACGATAAATTCCATTTTTTTGTAATTTAGGATTGAGTTTTTGCCTGTCCGTGAGGATCGGCAAAATGATTTGTACTTTTCAGTAGAAACATAAGGTTTGTTATTATGTTGTTATTTAGTATCCCGTCCGCTCGTGAGAGTAGGCGGGATTTTATATCTTTGTGACAAAACGATTTAGTAATGGGCAGATCTTGTTATGTTATAAAAAATAAGGAGGGTAGGGTAGATAATGTCCTTGCCCCGAACGACCAACCATCCGGATTATACCAAAGGGCGATGGAGGTGCTGGGCGACCAGAAGCAGGCCTTATCGGTCTGGGGTACGGCCTACTCCCCCGACTTCGTGTCCTTCTTTGGCGACTGGATGTCCATGCCATCAGAATATGATCTGGATAGTAATGGGGAACCTAGGTATGATGATGTCATGTCCTTTATCAAGCGGAAGAACTATTTCGCCGGCAATTTTATGGCCGATGAGGTTAAGGATATCAATAACACCCTTACTTCCTTGGGGGTTGATAATATCAATGATCTTAATGATATGATTGTATCTAATTTCCTCTCAGGCGGTGATATATTCATCAACAGATATAATCTTGAACGATCTGGGATGTATGACGCTGATGAGATTGATAATATCATGACTAACCGATCGGAGTATGAGCGGGTAAGGGATATGATGAGGAGGATTGTCGATTTTATGTCTGAGGGGAATCTTAATGAGAAGGATATGTATTTCCTGTCCTCCGAGTCAGGCCTTGGTGATGATTATATGATATATGAGGATACATATGACTCGTTAGGAAAGAGAAGGGGCTTGAATCCAATAGAGGTAAGGGATACGATCATGAGGGCGGTAGGCGGTATCAGCGACCGCCGGGAGTTCGATCAGGCTTTCGCCTCCATCCCATACCCTTCCTTGGCACTCCGGTATCAGGAGGATCAGGATTACGCAGATCGGATGTATGACACGTATCGTAATATGACCCGTATGGAGGTTCGGAGTCAGGACGGAAATACGATTACCGACTCGTACTTCAATAGTACCACACCGTATATCAGTATGCCTAAGGATATGAAGGGTCTAAGGGATAAGGTTGGGGAGATAATCGATATGGATGATTTTAAGGACATCAAGGACGTTGCCGGACGTCTGCATGACATAGCCATGGATCTTGCCGACATGGGCGTGGATATAAGCGAGGCGATCAGCGATGAGATGATTATATCCAGACCGGAGGATATCCGTGATCTTATGGCGTCGCTGGATGTCATGTTGTCTTCCATACAGGCCGGCAATTCGGTATACGATAGCTTTATCTCCGATCTTGATAGGATAACAGGAAAAGGGAACCCGATATACGAGGTTCAGGATACTTATTCTACTGGGGATAGGATGGTGTATGTAAGGTCCGGGAATACATCCCCTTCCGATATGTATGATAGGAGCATGTTGTATATGGGTAGGAATACGTACCATAACACGGCTCCGATAACCGACACCGATCAGGCCTATGAGATGTTGGCCGATATCGGGATAGAGCGGCCCTCGTACTTGCCGGCTGGCGTGGTTCCCGCCGGGGCTTCCCGTTCCGATATTGGCGTGGTCAAGGATAACATAAAGAAGCTAGTTATGTCCAACATCTCATCCTCGAATACAGAGAACATGATCCTTACCAGATTAATATACCAGCATCCCGTAACCCCTAAGATGGATGATGTCGATATTGATCGGGAGTTCAGGAGATACGAGGCTAGGCAGGGAAAGGATCGGGATTTTATCAAATCCTGTACATCGTTGAGGAAGATCCAGATCAAGGGAAGGTTAAAAAAATCAGATTTATATAATAATGTCTTACGTTTCCTTGATTTTAATGGATTTTATAATGTATCTTTGAACCACCATGACAGAGGTACGTTAAAAAGCATGGAGATGTCGTTGCCGGAAGGTCAGGTAAGGGATCTTCTGTTTGACGTGGCTATCGAGTCCGGTGACAGTAGCATGAGAAACCTTTTCTATCTGGATAGTCAGGATAGGATGATGGATGCCGGGTTTTACAGGTATCTGTACCAAAGGAATCCGGGCCTGCTCCGGGAGGTCAACGGCGGCGTCGAGGCGAGACCGGACGGTTCGTTCTTGGCTCGTGGGAGGTATGATGATTTCGTGTCATTCCAATCCGGCTTATATGAGAAGGTAGGTGAGACGGTTGATGGTGCGATATACAGGTTCGTTGATAATCTTATATACTCCGATCCATCATCATATCAAGAAAATATGGTACGAAGGATGGGTGACGTTACGGTAAGGAGTGACGATAATCGCCTGTCAAGGATAGAGGATAATCCCTCATCCAGTAAGATAATTAATGAATACACTGCTAATACAAATAAATTAATGCGAGATTTTTCGTGTAGTTAATCTCTCTTTGGCGTCGTGAGACGTTTTCTTTCGAGCATTGAAACATTGAATTTATGGATTTGCATGAATCCGGGTCGTAGTGATACGTTCCGGATTTTTTGTCTTGTATCGGTTCTTATTAATCCCATTTACAAGACATTAAGTACTTTGATGATGACACATATCACGATCTTAGGGCTGTTAATTTTTGAACTTTGTAACGCCCGCCATCAGGTGGGGTTATTATTAATTCAAAAATAAATAGACATGGGTACAAGTGGAGACAAAATCGTTTTGTTAGACGGTATGGGTTCCGGTAGTGGAAGCGCCACTAACGGTTTATTATCTATGATTCCGGGTATGTTCGCCAATTTGATAGGCGGAAATAAGATGGATCCGAACTTGGTAGCGGCTTTGATGAACGGTCGTAACAACCAAGACGGTTTCGGCGGGGCTAACGGTTGGTGGTTGTGGATCATCGTCCTGTTCTGGTTATGGGGTGGCCGTGGCTTTGGCAATGGTTTTGGCAATGGTAATGAGTGTTGCGCTAATGGTCTTCCAGCTCAATTGAATAACGACTATGGTCGTGAGTTACTGATGCAGGCTATCCAAGGTAACAGAAGCGCTATCGATCAGATCGCTAACGCCTTGAACTGTACTACCACTCAATTGCAAAGCGCTATCTGTAACGTACAAGGCGCTATCGATAAGGTAGCTGGTCAGGTAGGTATGACCTCTCAGGCTGTTATTAACGCCGTACAGCAACAAGGTTGTGAGATCGGTAATCAAATTAGCTCTTGCTGCTGCAATTTGAGTTCTTTGATCAACCAAAGCACTTGCCAGACTCAGCAGATGATCAACAATCAAGGTTATGAGAATCGTCTTGAGACATTGAATCAGACTAACACGTTACAAAACACTATTAATCAAGGATTGACGAACAATCGTGAGCAAGCCACGAGTCGGTTCAATATCTTGAGCGCTAAGATTGATGCTCAAACAACCTTGATTAATGATAAATTCTGTCAATTGGAAATGCGTGAGATGCAGAATACGATCAATCAGTTGCGTGATGAAAGGTCGGCTTACCAAGCCTCCGCGTTGACTCAGCAACAGACTCAGAATTTGATCAACCAGTTGAGACCTACCCCTGTGCCGGCTTATCCTTCATGCTCTCCTTACCAGACTTATGGATGGGGTCAAGCATTTTATGGAGGTAATTACGGATGTGGGTGCAACAATGGATGCTGCAACAACGGAAACGCCGCTATTTAACTCTATAAAGGAAGGAGGCTATTATGGCTTGTGTTTCTAAAATAGGGTCTCTTTATGAGTTGGTCACGAAGAACGTGGTAGTGACTACTACCAACACCATCTTCGGCATCAACCCAAGGATATGGCTGTCCTTGCCATGCGAGGGCCTTCTGCTGCTGAAAATCCGGCAGGTGGTTCCGACAACAGGCGAGACATTGCCAGTACAGATAGCTATTCCAGCGAACAGCACCGTATCCACGGTAGGTAATGACACATGCTGCCCGGTAACCGGCGTGGCTGTGGTGAATCCGATCAACGTGGCTGTGACTGGAGCGGCTATGGTTAACAACACCGAACGCCTTGTTTATTTCAACAAGGTAAGGGGTGTATTGAGGCTCATGGATTGCTGTGTGCCTACAACTTCCGCCTCGGCGTCGGAGACGACTGTTGATGAGGAATAGGTTAGATTGGATGTCTAATGGGAGGGTATTCCCTCCCGCTTAAAAATCGAGATATGTTTAGAGACTTAAAGAAAGGATTTCAAGTATATACGCTGGATACATCCGATGTTCCGGTGTTCAGGATGGGGAATGTGGTTAACGTGTCCGAGCCTAGGTTCCAGCAACCCCAGATGGGTCAGATGGGGCAATATCAGCAACTACAGGATAGGGTGATAGACCTTACCGTGGAGATAAACGGGTCTTCCATGACCTATGTCGTACCGGAGAGCAGGGATGTCGCTATGTCCAATAACATAACTTTGGCCTGCTCGGTCGATCCGATCATGAACCAGCTTAACGCCGCTAAGAGAACCAGCTCCGATATTCTCGATAGTATCGATAAGCATAGGAGGACGCTAGAGGCTTGTGATTCGATCCTTGAGGAAATCAATCCGGCTTTTAAGCAGACTAAGGATCAAGACCGGAAGATCAAGAATCTTGAGGAGAAAGTCGATAGGATGGGATCCTCTTTCGATGAGCTAAAAGAGTTGTTAATTAAAAAATTAGGTTAAGATGAGAGTTATAGATTTAGGCGGCGGCCACGATGAGGACTACGATGATGAGATCTACGATCGTAGAGGCGGCCGTGGACGTAGCAGACGTTCGGATGGGACTTACATGGGTTATGGTGGTGGAATATATGACCATTATGGCAAGGAGCATGACGGTAGGATGGATGAGCTAGAACGCCGTGAGCGTGATCTTGAAAGACGTGAGAGGGAGCTGGAACGTGACGAGCGTGAGCTTGAGAAACGCGAGAGACTCCATGAACGTGAGGACGAGATGTATCGCAGGGGATGGTTCGGTGAGCGTGGCATCCGTGACGAGTTCGATGGTACCGAGCCGTATATGCGCAGGGGACGCAGGAGTCGTTACTACTGAGGAGCAGACGCCGATGACCCGGATTATAAGCGGTATATAGACACCCATGGATATCACTTTTCCAAGGAGCTGGCTAGGGAAGCCGCTGACAAGATGCTTAACGCCGACGGGTCCAAGAGAAGATGGACGATGGAGGACGCTAAGCAGATGTTCGATAAATGCGGGGCCAAGAAACCTGATAACGCCACTTGGGGAGATATCCAATACCTGTTCGCTATGTTCTATAGCGACTACTTTCCTAAGGTATTGGATTGCGACCAGAAAATAGTCAAGGCTGTCTTGGCTTATCTGGAAGACCCTGACGCCCCGGAAGGGACGGCGTTCGTAAGGTATCTGGCGGTGCGGTGCTTCGTCGGTGACACAATCAAATGGAGTGATATGATTTAGTTTGATACAACGTTGGAGAACCCTGTCGGCAATAGAATACCGATAGGGTTTCTTTTTGATCGTAGCCTTATTATGATTACATTTGTTCGAGGTAGACCTTTTTGTCATGGTAGGGTGGGCGGGAATGAAAAAAAGGCATCCTCACGGACACCCTTTCCCTTTGGTTGAAAATCACTTAAAACATTATGAGTTACTACACCGCAAATATAGATAATTAAATACAAACTGCAATGGGTAAGGGGTATTATTGGATAGAGCCAGTGGATCAGACGTTAAATGATTTCCAATTTTATAAGGCACGTATCGTAGGCGATCCTGAATATGACGAGAAACATCATCGTGTTATATTGAGGACTGATAAGTATTTCCCTGTCGGAAGTATCTTCCATGTCTTAAAAGACCCAGAGATGTTTGTTATAGAGAGGAAGTTTAAGACATGGGGGAATAAGTATGTCGTTAAGCCTTGTGAGGGTGAATGGGAATGGGATTCTGTCCAGAAACTTAAAGACAAGGCTATTATATTCCGTAGCGGATTCCTGCACGGGGACGGCAGTTTCTGACACTTACCCGTATCTCCCCCTCCCCTCGATTTCTTGGTATTTATGTATATAACTATATTTGAGCAAAAAATAAGTGTAATATGGCAGATTTTCAAGGTAAATACAATGGCAAGCAGATAGAGCAGCTTTTGGATAAGGCTAATGATATTGATCTTACCAAATATGCTCTTAAGACGGATAATGCCCCTACCGCCACGAAATTACAGGCGGCTAGGACTATAGTGCTGTCCGGTGCCGTGACCGGTAGCGTATCCTCCGACTTCGGGAGTAATATTACTATCTCCACGACATTGGCGAACTTCGACGCCTCTAAGATCACGTCCGGTACTATCGATATAGATAGGTTGCCTAAGGCGGCCTTAGAGAGATTGATCGTGGTAACTGATGATACGGCCAGATTCAAGCTTACTACCGCTACCGTCCAAAGCGGTGATACGGTAAAGGTCACGTCTACTGGTAAGATGTATTTGATAAAAGACGAGTCTAAATTGAACAGTGAGGATGGGTATGAGCCATATACGGCTAGCTCCGCTTCCTCTGTCCCATGGTCTGGGGTGACCGACAAACCTAGCACCTTCGCTCCACCTACGGCGGCGGCCTCCACCTTAGGTGGCGTAAAGGTAGGATACACGACTTCTGGCAAGAACTATAAGTTACAGGTTGACGCTTCTGGTAACGCTTTTGTTAATGTCCCATGGACAGATAATAATACGACCTATAATCAGGCCACGGCTGATACTTTAGGATTGGTTAAGATCGGTTATTCCTCTAGTGGGAAGAACTACGCTGTATCCTTGGACTCTAATGGGAAGATGTATGTGAATGTCCCTTGGACTGATAATAACACGACTTATGCTCAAGCCACGAGCGATAATCTAGGTCTTGTTAAGATTGGATACTCTGCCAATGGCAAGAACTATCCCGTTGCTCTTGACGGTAGCGGTAAGATGTACGTGAACGTCCCGTGGACAGATACTAACACCACATATTCCAATATGGGGGCGGCTACTTCCTCCGCTGCGGGAAAGGCCGGCTTGGTCCCTGCCCCAGCCGCAGGTAAACAAGCCTCTTTTTTACGTGGTGATGGCACGTGGGTTGTCCCTACTAATACCACATACGCCAAGGCCAATACATCGACTCTTGGGCTGGTAATGATCGGATATGCGGAGAATGGTAAGAATTATCCGGTAGAGCTGGATGGTAGCGGAAAGATGTTCGTTAACGTGCCTTGGACAGACACTAATACGACGTATAGTGTCGTAGGAGCTAATGGGTCCACAGGTCTGGTAAAGAACGGGAGTACGGTAATTAGCGCTTCTGGCTATACCGCCTGTCCTATTATCAGTGGTGTCCCTTATTATAAAGACACTAATACCACTTACGCCAATATGAAGGCAGCTACCGCTTCAGAGGCTGGTGCTGCGGGATTGGTCCCGGCTCCCGCTGCGGGCAAACAGACATCCTTCCTCCGTGGCGATGGAACATGGGTCGTGCCTACCAACACAACGTACGGGTTGGCCTCCACTACCGCCAACGGCTTATTGAGACAGCTTAATGGCAGCACCTCTAGTTTCATGCGTGGAGATGGCACATGGGCTACCCCTCCTAACACGACATACGCGGTGGCCAACGAATCCACTAACGGATTGATGGCGGCGGCTGATAAGAAGACCATGAACAGGCTTATAGGGGTTAATACGGTCACGACATTAGCCAACCTTCCTATCACCAAGAGAAGCATCACGGCCACGCTATCAGCGGCTACCACCCTATCCGTGGCTTCAGGCATGCAGATAGGAGAGGAGTTGATGATCAGGTGCGTCCCATCGGCAGTGTTTACACAAGCCATACCAAACTCTGGAGCTTATGTAAGCATGAGTGGTACTTCTATAACCACTACAGCCAACAAACCTTTCGAGATAAATATCTGGTGTTACGCTTCAGGCAAGTATAGCATCGCTGTTAAAGAACAAGATTAATAAGCTATGATTTACACTTATATAAATAGGGAGATATATCCCAATACACTAGTTCAAGATGAGCCTCTTGATGATAATTATGCCAAGGGCAATAGTTATGATGATTACATTAATGGGAATCCTTCCCCATGGATAGAGCTTGGCGAGGAGCAATTGGCGTTCAAGGAAGCTAATCCTAAAGCCACGGTTAAGGAGATCATTGAAGCTAGGCTAGATGAGTCGAGGATTCTTAACGAGGAGAAATCGGCTAAATATGAGGAGCTGAGATCTTATGAGACTGAAAATCTCCATGAGTTTTTCTTGGATGATCAAGATATTTATATTCCTGAATATGACAGACGTAGCGCTTTGGCTGATGGGGCTATAGTCGGTAAGATAACGATTATGGGTCTGGAGTTCGATATGACGGAAGGCAAGATCTTGATCGGGATGATGGATAAGTACGATAACGATCTGACAACGGCGTTAGGGGACAAGCAAAAGCAGATCAGTATAGCCACTACCGTAGAACAGGTGAGAGCTGTCGATGTTCAGTCCGGCTATCCTGATAAGGTAAGTGTTACCACGGCGTACATCCAGCAACAGGCGAAGGAGAAGGATGCTCTCGATCCTCAAAAAGTAGCTGTCGAGTTTTCTAGGATGTTGGTTAATGACAAATCTTTATCCTTATCATCCAACGAGAAATTGGATGTTAAGATCCTATTTCCTATATGGGGACAAGAAGGAGCGGATTTTGGGCTATCCGTGGATACCGGATTTTGTCTTAGGGTAGTTAAGGAGGATACGGATATCCTTTACGAGGTTATCCAGCCTCATACGTTATCGTCAGAATGGGAGCCTGGACTCAGTACGGCCTCCTTATATAAGGTTGTTGACAAGGAGCATGCCGGGACTATAGGTGATCCTATCCCTTATTTCCCTCCTATGGAGATATTTAAGGATAAATATTACATTCAGAACGCTGACGTGTATAAATGCACAAGGGATAGTGGAACTCCTCTTAGTCATAATTTAAAGGACTTAGTAGGGCTGTATGTTGAGGTTGTACAGGGCTAGTCGTATCTACCCCCCCCGTATTTGACGTGTAATTAAATATAGATTATTTTTGGCATAATAAAAAGACATTTTTTTAAACTATTTGAATATGGCATCACAAAAATTTGGTTTCGTAACCGTCGATCCAGTATCAGGATCAGGTGATCAGGCGGTTAATTTCTCCGGTGAGAAACACACCGGTCGTCTTCAACGCACTATCAACCTTACGGTCACCACGAACGGCGGGGCTAAGAAGGCGTTGGTAGTTAATCAGGCAGCGGCTGCTGAGGTGGTAAGATCAGACAGCCCTAACGCTTCCGTACAAAAGACAGGTGGTAATGTTACCATCACCGGTAAGTCTAACAGTACTAAGCTTACGTTCGCGGTCACTCCGGCTGAGGAGAACGGGCTTACGTTACAGCTCCCGGCTAACTACACGGCGGCTGGAAAGACTACGGCTAACGGAGCGGTTATCGCCGACGACCCCGGAGCCGCTGGCGAGTTCGTTTGGAGCATCACGATCTCGGGCGTACCGGCCAACGTCACGGTCGATGAACTGACAGCTACATTGAAAGTAACCGCCACTGGTGGTCAGACAGCCAACGTGACGGTAACTCAAGCCGCTGGAGACTCTACTATCGAGCTTGACAAGGAGACTATTAACTTGGATGTAAATGGTACTCAACAGACGGTTAACGTAACATCTAACGACAGCTGGACTTGGGCGCAAGCAGCCGCCAGAACCGTGTTTAGGATGATGAGACGATAACAGTTAGGAGATAATGGTATCGAACCCCAATTGGATAAATCCGGTTGGGGTTTATTTGTTTTGTTATCTTTGCAATAGAACGAAAAAATGATATATATGGATAATGATTTGAATATTAATTGGAAGGACGGGGTAGGCGAGGTAACGGACCAGCCTCTGACCGTCAGCCCGGGGTCCGGGACCGGTAACGCCCCTGTTTCCTTTGGCTCGGTGATGAATAAAGGCCTTGATCGTACCCTTGAGTTGGAGATAACAACCCCCAAAGGCGTTAAAAAGACGCTTACGGTGAATCAGGAGGGATGTAGGCAAGCTTATATCACGAGCGACGGGAAACGGTGGCTGACTAGCGACAATCGGGTGTATGGGGTGTTGAAGAGTGACGCTCCGTGTCAGTGCAACGGTACTTGCCTTATTTCTTATGTCCGTCCTGATGGAAGCATAACGGACGCACCTTCCGATAATTGTATAGGCGTTGTCCTTAACGCTCAAGGTAAGAGATTTATGATTGAGAAATATGAGGATCTTAATGAAAGCTACGTAACAGCCGGGGCCGGGAAGGACAGCACTTCCATTTTTTATTGGGGTGGATATGGTACGGATCAGACCGGCATTACAAATTATGACAAAGTAGATGGAAGTGATATTAGAGGTTACCTAAAACCGGAGTCGGGTTCATACAATGGCACCCCTAACCTTTCGGCAAATATTACTGCCTGGACAAGCGGGGCTTTATCTGATTGGAAGGGGAAAGCCAATTCCAATATATTAAAAGGGGTGACTACCGGTGGTGGGTCTTATACTTCCTATGCGACAATTGGCCATGTGCTTAATACCTTCTTAGCTAGTGCTGACGCTAAAGGATATGATGATTGGTATATCCCATCATGCGCTCAACTTGCGTTAATATTTATGAACTTGACGAGTGTCAATAACGCATTATCGGCTATTGGTGGACAACAACTCAGTCCTTCCAAAGCCTATTGGGTTAGCTCAGAGTTTGACTCCAACAGCGGGCATCGCGTGTACTTCAAAGATGGCAGCGTGAACGGCAGCAGTAAGGGCAGCCGTTATAGTGTGCGGTTCATCAGGGACATTTAACCATGTAACTGCTTTGTTTTTACAAAATTTGTAATTACATTTGTGGCGCATGTCCATCACCATGCTTTTCGTCACTAATTTATTATAAGGGGATACAGGTCTGTGATGGGGCTAGTATCTCCTGCTTTTTTTAATATGATTGAATAAATTATTTATTTTATAAAGAATGTTTATGTTTATACTATAAGATATTAAAAATGAGATTAGTTGAGAAACATATTGTGAAAGACAACCGATTTGAGGATATATGCCTCAAATCCGGGTTATTGTATAATTATGTTCTTTTCAACGTCAGGCAAGGGATATTTGATGGTAACTATCTGAAGGAATACGAGTTCTCAACCAAACTTTGTAAGGAGAATCAATTTGATTTTAGAAATTTACCAGCAGCGGTATCTCAGCAGGTTATATCTCAAGTTTTCTCGGTGATAGGTTCTTGGATCAGATCAAAGAAGGAATATGAGAAGAATCCTTCTAAGTTCAGCTTGAAACCTAGATTACCAAAGTACAAGCGAGGAAAGAAACAAAATATGATTGTTTTTACCACTTCTGCTTGCAGGCTTAAGAGTGATGGTTGCATTCATTTTATCAAAAACATAGTCCAACCAATCAAAACAAAAATAGGAGATAACAAGTTATGTCAGGTTAGGGTAATTCCGCAAGCGACTTGCTATGTGGTTGAGGTGATTTATGAGAAGAAGGAACAGGATCTAAACCTGAATAAGGATAATGTTCTTTCGATTGATTTGGGATTGAATAATTTATGTACATGTATAAGTAATGTAGGTGTCAAGCCTTTCATTGTAAACGGCAAGATTATTAAATCCTTCAATCAGTGGTATAATAAGAAGAGAGCTAGATTGATGTCTTACGTCGGAGACAAGGGAACTTCAAGGAGACTTAGACAATTAAACAATTACAGGAATTTTTGGATTGATGACAAGATCCACAAGGTTAGTCGATATATTTTGAACTATTGTATCAATAACAATATTGGTAGTCTTGTGATAGGATTAAACAAAGGTTGGAAAATCGGTATCAATCTCGGTAAGAAAATAAATCAGAAGTTCGTTGAGATACCGTTCTCTAAACTCATCGACAAGATTTCATATAAGTGTAAATTAGTTGGGATAAGTTTTCAAGCTAACGAGGAATCCTATACCTCCAAAGTAGATCATCTGGCTTTTGAGAAATTATGTAAGCATGATATTTATCTAGGCAAAAGAAAGAAACGTGGATTGTTCCAAAGCTCTATAGGGAAGATGCTAAATGCTGATATCAATGGGGCTATAGGAATAGGCAGGAAAGTATTCGGTGATTCTTACGTAAGTAGGATAATCGGTAGTGGGTTGGCGTTTAACCCGGTTAGAGTAAATATTTTGTAATATAGATATGAATCTAATTGATAAGATAAATAATTTTAATAACGTGGAGAAGATAAATGTTTTCGATGTTCAGATTCCTGATGGAAGACAAATCCGTTGTATGTCGTATAATAAGGTTACTTATTTTGATCTTGACGATATAGGTAAGTTATGTTTCAGTTCATACGATTTACATGATGTGGCTGACACTAAAGTTATGAGCGAGTTCCTGCATCGTGAGGGTGGACGCTACTGGGTGACCATAGATGGCGTGAGGCAGCTATATCGAAGGATTGAGTGCGAGATGTGTTTTGAGGTTATAGAAAAATTAAAGAAATTATGAGAGAGCAGAAATTTGATTTCGTGATATATCCGTTGGATTTGATTATCACGGTAGGATTGGATTACGAGACGTTATGTAACCGTTTCGAGAACATGGAGCCGGATCATAAGGGAGAATGGGGTGATAAGGATGATATGGATAAGGAAGCGTCTTTCGTGAATCTGGTAAGGGATAGGGACGATGATGATAAATTCGCCATACTTTGGAATTTTTCAAGCGACGATGATATAATGATGAGAAATATATGTCATGAGTCGTTCCATATAGCCATGAGCGTGTGTCAGTTCTGTAATATGTCGCTTGGATTTAAGGTCGGGGAGGATGAACATGCGGCGTATATAGCCGGCTTCGCTGGTGATTGTGTTAGCGAGTTCATCAATAGCAAGAATACGGATTAAGTAATAAATTCTATAAGGAATATAAGAATATCAGCCTCCGCTTATTTGTGGGGGCTTTTTGTTTATCTTTGTCAAAAACATGAAGTTATGTCGAGTTGCGTAATTAAAAGGAATAAGGAGGGTAAGATAACCCGTGTCTTGACTCCTTCCGGAGAGGTATCTACCTTGTTCGATAAGATAGCGGGTATAGCTACCGTAAGTGACCTTAATAAGGCCGCTGAAGCTTATATGACTATTTATAACGATAAGTTCAGGTCTAAGTTCGGAGACTGGACGAGATCCGTGCCAAGGAATAAGGAGGCGGCCAGATCCATAAGCGCCAGACTTAGCGCCAGCGAGTGGGGGCAACTTATGTCAGCCAAGGTCTTGTCCGCCATAAGCGATATGGATGCCCCGGCGTTGGCCAGAAGCCTTGGAAATAGCGACAATGTCGTGGCTTATCTTACCTCCGGAGAGGTAGGTGATGTCAATGATATGGCTGTGGTAGATACATCCACGGTACAGGAAGTGGATCTGGATTCCATAAACGAGGATAATATTGGCGATACGATACTGAAAGAGGCGTCATGGGATGATATAAGGGCTATCAGGGAGAATATAGACATTAAGGAGACAGCCCGTATGTTATGGAAGGCCGTGGAAAGCGCTTTTGCCGGGCAACGACCTAATATCAGGGTGAAGGGTGGAAATATAGATGGTGAGATTATATTTTCTGGTAATGTCTTGCCTTTAAATGATATCGAGAATTATACGCCTCCATCTTCAAGATTGGTATATGATTCCGGTGAGCCTCGCCTGTTCTTTAGATCGGATGATGGCAAGGTATATGATACTTACGCCAACGCTATAAAAGGCTCGTCCGGCGGGCGGGTCGAGGCCGGGTTCTTGGCCGGCAGTGTCGAGGAGGGCGACGTCCCGTCCGGTACGGCTGACATCTCCTTTGGCTCGTCCTCCATAACCCTTAATAATAACGAGTCATTCATCCCGGTCCTTGGCATCAGTTCAGACTCTAATATAAGCACCCGTGGAGGGTTTGTCAATTACCTTATCAAGAAAGGTATGTTAAGCGGTGAGCGTATAAGGCTGGGGGATAGGTATTATCTTACCGGGGCTGGCAACTCCGATGGTCTTAAGATTTATAACGCTATGGATGCCTTATCCAGCCTTAGGAATAGATTTGGGAGTCAGTCCTCTGAGATGAACGTATTGGGTTCTATAGGTTTTGATACGGAGGTGAGCGACGATCTTGATCTTATCACGACATCCGGGGAGAAGGTCACGGTAAGCAGGTCTGAGATTAAAGGCATGTTAAGGCAAGGGCGGTTCGAGGAACTTAATAACAGGTATGATGGGTTCATGGAGCTAGCGCTATCGTTGATGATGGAGGATAACGCCTTATATGGGAGTAATGTCCGTGGCGTTATTGAGAACGAGAAGGCGGAAGATCTTCAAAACAAGACCGATATAACCAACATCTTATCCACATTAGGTATCCGTGTGATGGGTATGTCCGAATATATGGATAAGTATAAGATGCGTAATGGCGTAGATCCTTCCGCTAGGGCGTTATCCGATATGGCTAATGGCGTGATAGCATTGGCTGAGGGGGCTACGGTAGAGGATCTTAATGAGGAGGTGGCTCACTTCTTGATCGATACTTATCGTAATCAGCAGGAGATTGACGAGATACTTGATTCTGTCGAGGGAACTTCATTATGGAACCAATTCGCTGGTCGTTATTATGAGGTATATGGGAAGGAGTACCAAGGAGAGGAGTTAGACCGGATGGTGAAGCGGGAGATCCTAGGCAAAACATTGGCCCAGCGGTTCGTGCCGGGCATGGAACAGGCGGTGGAGGATCTGGCCTCGTCCGAGGACGCCCAGCTTTCTTTGTTTGGCAGGATGATACGAGCCATACGTAATTTCTTTACCAGCCAAAGATCGGATTTGAATAAGGTTCTTGATAGGATAAAGGAGTCGGCGTTAGCGGATGATCCAAGCGCTTTTGACGTGCTTCTGTTAAAGGATAGCGACCATCTCATGTACTCATTATCGGATGTTGACGTGGCTAATAAGTTGATCAAGAACGGGAGGTCATTGGAGAGGCTATACACTAGGTTACAGAGGATGAGGTCAAGCCAGAGCCAGAGGATCGGGGAAAGCATCTCCCTTCTCCGTGATATAGGCGAGAAGGTGAGACAAGTCGGGGGTGAGCTTAGTAAGAACAACAACCTGTTATCCACCAAGAGTGTCATAGCTACAGCCAAGGCCGAGGTAGAGTATTTGGTTACGGTCGCCAGTAGCCTACGTAAGAGCGGAAAAGGATTGGATTATGAGACGATACAGGTTATCGATAACGTATATGGGGAGATAGTTCCTCTGATCAGGAACCTTCGTGGATTCGTCAATAATCAGGCGGCTGATTATTATGGCAGCAATAAGGTTGGCATGGTAGAGGATATGGATGATATATTGCGGATGGCTGAGACATCTATGTCTGATATAAACGCCCTCCGTAGTGATCGTAACGAGAATTGGCTGGATGGACAGCTCCGGATGTTTAATATCCCGGAAAGATATTGGAATGGGATAAAGAAGTTGATAAATAACATCCATAAGGATATCAATGTCATGTCTCGGTTTTTCGGGACGTTAGAACATAGCGGGAACGCTATCTTAGGCATGTTAGGGCAACGTCTTGCCAAGGCTTATAACGATGCTCATGTTGAGGGTGTGGCTAATATCAATAAGATGACTAAGATGATGAAAGAGCGTGGATGGGGGATAAAGGATAATGAGGATCTTATACAGAAGATAAATGGGAAGAACTCGGATTACCTTGACTCGTCCCGTGATTTCGCCAAATACGATTTACTATACAGGACCGAGCAGGCTAAGGCTATTATCGATATATATGATCTTAAAAATGTCATGGGTAAGACCGAGAAACAACTTATCGATCTTCTTCTATCCGATAGAGGCCTTAAGGTGAAGACCCGTGACGACATAGTAGGATATGACGGGGATAAGCCTATTACGAAGGAGGTATATCATGTATTCAAACCTACCATCCAGAATTTTGATATCTCGGACATGACGTTCGAGGATCAGCAACGATATCTCGACGCGATAAATAGGTGGTTGGATGAGAACCGAGAGAAACCTATGGTGCAGGCTTATTACGATAAGATCGAGAAAGTTAATAAGAAGGTCGAGGAAAGACTGGGTCGTAGGGTATCGCAAGCCACGTCCGATTTCATGACCCGTATCCGCAGGAGCCGGTATGTGGCTATGGATAAGTTCGTGAGGAACGGGAAGGTCGATTGGAAGGCGTTTCAATCCGATCCTATAGCTTGGAGATCTTATCTGGATATTTTACGTGACAGGGCTATAGCTAAGAGCGAGTGGTATTCCGATGGGACACCAAAGGAAGAGGGATCAGAGGCTCTGATGATGTCCGAGGAGATCAAGGCCTGGGACGAGGCATGGGCCGAGGAGTTCGGGAATACCAACGAGGGTCGTAAGGCCTCCGCCGAGTTCAAGGAGATACTTCGTGGGATAGAGCGGTCCGAGGGCGGCAAGGCGGCGTTCGAGTTCCTGCTAGCCGGTGGTCATCTTGGCTTCTCCAAGGATATGTGGGGATCCGAGGAGGGTGATTATTACGAGAATCTGGTGGATAAGATCACGGAGCAATCTGCATCATCATCAAGGATAGAGAAGGTAGAGGAGGCGATGGCAACAATAAATGAGATCAATGACCAGTTAAGACCTTTGCTTATCCAGTACCGGGATAGCACGAGATACGGGGAATATGATTTCGATAGGTTACGTGGATCTGCCTCATTAAGAAAGATAAACGAGTTATATGATCGTCTGGCTGAGGCTAAGAGCGTTATTAACGCCGCCGCTTCCGCTGAGGCTATTGAGATGGATATGCCTGATACGGTGGAGAGTGGCGTTACAGATTCCTACCGTAACGCGCTAAGAGACGCCGTGACATACGACAAGGGAATGGATGAGATTAAATTCGCCAAGGAACATATGTCTGCCCGCTCCCGGAGTCAGGTGGATAGGATGGCCGCTAAGCTATCTAGGAAGAACCCGTCATGGACGACCGTGGAGGTATCGTTTTTGAGAAGGAAATACGGTCCTGACTTCAATAATAAGCTGGCTAACGACATAGCTATGGGTAAGGCTAATGAGGTTCTTGTTGAGTACGCCAGAACCCGACTGTATCCTTATATGAGAAAATACTCTCCCAAAGGGTATTCTGATTTCATCAGCAAGATAAATAACGGTACGTATAAGGTGTCGGATTTTTTTGACGCCATGGAAAGTGGTATATCCAAGGAAGAGAGTGTATCCCGTTTCGGGTTCGATATTAATATGATTGATCTGACGATCAACAACCAGTGGCTTGATGAGGCCGATGCCGAGAGTTCTTTCCGTAATCCTAATTATAATCCCGATCTGGGTTATGGGTATCATACGCCTAGGTTCGATAAGTACAAGAACGAGGCTTTTTTCAAGAAATACGGTATTACCAACGAAGGGGAGGAAGCTACGATCAATAAGGATAAGTGGGAGATGAGGAAGGAATTGCTTAACATAAGCCGTAAGGCTATGGAGGACTATGATGAGCGGTTCAGGAATATCTACCAGATACCACAAATATCCAAGGGCGGCGTGGAGAGGATGGTGCAGGCCGGGGTTGACCCGAAGGCGGCCATCGGCAACGCCGTGCGTGATATTGTTGGCGAGAGGGTGGATGATCCTATACACGGTCAAGGACAAGACCTAGGAGAGCTTGATGAGAACGATAACAAATATCGCATGATTCCCAAGTACTATCTGAGCAAGCTAGAGAATGCCGATGACGTATCCCATGACTTCGCGTACTCCTATTCCATGTTATCCTTGCAGGCTACCGCTTACAAGTATAAGAGGGCGGCCTTGGATGATGTCATGGGATACAGGAACATGATGCTTGAGACACAATATGACGGAGGCAAGAACCCGGAGGCCACTCACGCCTATAGGATGTTTCAGGACTGGGTCAACGCCAGCATCTATGACGTCAGGATAAACAATAAGCGGGCGGAATGGAATATAGGTAATTATAAGGTCGATCTTAATAAGCTGGCTCTTATGTTTACCAAGTTCGTGTCCAAATCCAACCTAGGCTTCTCCCCATTCGTAGCGGCTACCGGCGCCCTTACCGGGCAGGCCAACTTCCTTTTGGAAGGTATGGTAGGACAGTACATAAGCAAGGACTCCATGAAATACGCCTATGGGGAAGCCCAGAAGCAGTTAAGTACGTACGTATCGGAGATCGGGGACATAAACCGCACCAACAAGCTGTATGTCATTGGAGAAGCCCTAGGTGTGTTTAATGTCCGCAACCGTGTACGATCGGCGGCGTATAACAAGATCTGGAGAACCTTATTCCGGGACCTACCGTTTAAGATGATGGAGGTTCTTAACTCCCCGTTGGATCCGCAGGTTATTATCTCGGTTATGGATGATACCCGCCTATACGAAGGCCAGTTCTGGTCATATTCTAATTTCAAGGAGATGATGATGAAAGACAGGAATATGTCCGCTAATGAAGCTAAACGTGATTGGGAGCGTTTAAGGGATTATTCCATATGGAACTTAGTAAATGTCAAGGACGGGAAGATCGTGGCTAAAAACGAAGCTAATAAGGATATTATAGACCGATACATACCTACATTGTCCAGCAGGGTCAGGAGTATGGTGCAGATATGCGACGGCGCCCTGAACGAGCAGAACCGGGTGGGGGCTAGCCGGAACGCGATCCTTAATATGGTGCTTCCTCATCGTGGATGGTTTATATTGGCCGTGCAGCGGGCATATAAGAAAGCCGGTTTCAATTTCCAGACCAACCAGTTCGAGGAGGGATATATGAGAACGTTATGGAGATTCGCCGGAGATATCTATAATATGATGTCAGAAGGCAGGATGAAGGAAATACATGACGTGCTGAAAGAATATCATAGTCTTAATCCTTATGAGCAGACCAATATCAAGCGATCGCTTATCAATATGGCGGTATTCGCTACCATGATAGCCATAGGACGGGCGTTGATGGGATACAGGGAGGATAATGAAGATAGTTGGTTCGGGCAGTTCATTACCTATATAGGATTCAGGACGATCAATGAGATCGCTTCCCAGACATCCCCGTTCATGGAGCTTAACGCCATAGACATGCTGCAGGATCCGCTGGTTACCGCCCGAAAGTTAGGTGATCTCACCGATCCTAGAAACTGGGATCCGTTCGCTACTGTCCAGACCGGCGTGTATAAGGGCGAGAGTAAGCTATGGAGGCAGCTCATGAAGTTCTCGTTTGGTAAGCAATGGTATAATATCAAGACGGCTAGGGATATTAAGCAGACATCCGACTACTGGCTGATGACCAACGGCATGACGATGGGATTCTTCTTAGGAGGTAGGGATAAGGACGAGTCCGGTGAGGACGCTAATTGGTACTTTGACAGGGGAAGATAACCGATATAGTATGACAAAAAAATAGCCAGTCAATTGTTTAAGACAATTCGATTGGCTATTTTTGCATTCCCATCTATCCATCCCGGACGGATGGGAATAAATAATCATCTTATGAATGCAAATGTAAGCATTTATCAAGATTCTGTGAAGGATAGTAGCGGAATTTTGACGTCTGAATCCAACGAAATGGGATTGTCTACTATTTTTAATTACAATGGGAATAATGTAGCTTTTATCAAGACCAGTTATGGTATTCTTATTAATGCCACTGATATGGCTCGCCCATATAATAAGAGACCTGTTGACTATTTAAGACAAATATATGTAAATGAATTAGTTAGTACAATTGTGAGCCAGACACACATATCTGAGGATCAATTAGTTATAAAAATGAGAGGAAGCTCTGAAAACGGAGGAGGAACATGGTTGTATGAGGATGTGGCTATAGATTTCGCCCAATGGCTTGATGTTAAATTCAAGGTTTGGTGTAATTCTAAAATAAAGGAGCTTCTTACTACTGGTTTAGTGAAACTGCCAAATTTTAATAATCCTCCAGAAGCAGCAAGAGCATGGGCTGATGAGTATGAGGCTAGGATGAAAGCTGAGAAGGAAGTTAGATTAGCTTTGGAGGCTAAGGAAAAGATTGAGAAAGAAAAGAGGATGGTTCAAGCTGAATTAAATACAGCTATAGATACTATAAAGGAGAATGAACCGGTAATTGATATGTTTAAAAGGTCTATTCCAAGAGAAGGTGTCCTTATCCGTGAATCATCAAAATATTTTGAGCAGTTCGGATATTATATCGGGATAAAGAACATGTATCCGTTATTACAGGAATTGAAATACGTTTTTAGGAACGAGAGAGGTAGGATAGAAGCGTATCAGTCCGCTCGTAATTCCGGATTAGTTACATATGGATCTGATCCCGGTGATGAATATTGGGAGGCTAAGGCCGTGACTGTTATGATAACATTAAAGGGATTTGTTAAACTGGAAGAATTGTCAAGAAAGAAAAGGAGCGTTTTTGAGAAATATGGTAGGTTTACGATATGATGCCCTCACTACAATCATTCTGATAAAGGCAACGCTATTAGAGTGCTTACTGGTGATAATAGGTTCACTAAAGATATTGATTATAAAGTTTTTACCCAAAATGGTAAAAACCCTACTGAGGGAAGATCAACAATTGTATATATGATAACTGCATTTTGCATGGGATGTTTGATAACGAGGAAAGAAAGATGAGTATAAATAAATAGTTATACTATTGATGCTTAATGTAATCCAAAAATGGATTTACATAATAATAGAAGGATAGGAGATTGTCATCCTATCCTTCTTATTTTCGTTATCAGTTATTATATTTATACACAAAATCATCCACATCCATATACTCACACCCGAAGTTTTCCGCCGTCTTCTTATCGGAGTCGGAGAACTGTCCTTCTTTTCCGGAAGCGTCCCCGATCATCAAGATAGTATCGTATACGATCTTTTCTTCCTCATCTTCATCGTTATTCATGTATTCGATGAAATCCATATACTCTTTTATCATCCCTATATTCGGCTTCCTATTGACGTTGCGTTTATTATTGCTTTCGCAGTAATAAGCACTTACGGATATATCCGTGTAATCTTCCAAGGCGTTTGATATGTAATCGAATTTATATTCAAACATCTCTTTGTCCACGAATCCTTTTTCTATACCTCCCTGATTTGATATGATTAGTATATCATCAGGAGCGTAATTTTTGATAGCCTCAAATACGTAGAGTTTGAGTTTCATATCCCATATACCTTTAGGGAATGTATCCCCTGACAATGTCTCAATCAGTGTCCCGTCTAAATCTGTTATTAACAATTTGCATTTTTTCATGATTAAAAATTTAAATAATATATAATTACCATAATTATTTATTTTTATTATCTTGCCTAAGGTAAATCTCTATGATTTATAAGAATTATACGCAAGTAATATATCCTCATTGTCTACCCAGCTCCCATTAAGGTTGCCGTTTGGATGAAAAATCATTTCAAACACCACATCATTGGCAATTTGTTTTTGCTCATACAGTTTTACGAGATTTGCGCTTTCGCTTACCATATCTATACCTTGATATTTATATACCTCTACATAGTAGTAGTATCCAAGTAATTGTTTTATAGGGGTAAATCTATTGTCTTTATCAATACACTTCCATATGTCATTCAGATATACTTTGTTATTCTTGAGATAAGCCATTTTATCATGATTTTTCATTGCCTGCTCATCATAGTCCATCGTCTCACGGAATATGACATTGTCAATATAGAGACTATTATAATAGTCAAGATAACGTATAATTCCATTCATGTCATTTATTCCCTCTTTTAGCAGTAAACAGCTCATGCGTGGACGGAGATTGTTGGCTTTAGCGAATATAGCTATACGGGCAATATCATCGTTGCTACAATATCCGTTCTCATATTGCATAATGTGTTTGTTTATCTCCTCGTCAAAATGAGCTTTACTGATATTGAGATGCTGGAAATGGTTATCCGTGATATGTTGCAGTATCGACTTACCCTCCACGATATCAAACAGGCCTGATCCGTTTGTAGTCAATGTTCTTTTCCTGTAGCCATATTTTTCGATAAGCCTCAGGATTGGCACGAGTCTTCTTGATTTTGTAGGCTCCCCTCCTGTGATTGATATCGAAGGATTAAGCGGTCTAAGCCTGTTAAGTATATCGTCAAGTCTGGACAGATACTCATCATCAGACGCTATCTTGCTTTTCTTATACATTTTCCCCTTGTTCTCGAACCTAAGCTGGGCAACACAGAATTTGCAATTGGCGTTGCAGTAATCGTCAGTAAAGATACTTAGGTTAACGTTCGAATACACCCTGCGCCTTTTCCCGTCAAAGTCAAAATCATTAAACGTATATTCGTCAACATTGAAGCATTCTTGCCTCTTCTCTCGTATATTTTGAAATTTCAATGCATTCATTTTATTATAATTTAGATTCATGTTTTGCCCTCTCTTCCAAATTATGTCCAAAACACTCGCCATCAGAAGCGTAACAACGCCATTCATCATACACGTCGTTTATCCTCAAAGGTGGAAGAGATTTGTCATTTTCAGCCCTGCCGTAGGAGTTAAATAGGTGGAAGCTTGATATGTCTATCATCTCTTGAGGTAGTTCGTCCTTAAGCGTATCTAGCTCCTTATCGGTATATCCTCTTACGTTTATGGCAAAATTCACATATGGTATAAACTCACAAGCCGAGATGATGTTCTTGAGATAATTGGCGAATTTAATGACAAACTTATGGTTGAATACCGTTTTAAGGTAGGTGTTGTAAGATAACTTCACGGTTATCCTCTTCTTGTTCCTTACCGCTATTTCGACGATCTTGTCGATATGCCTGTCGAGCATGAAGGCATTGGTGTCTATCACGACCTCTTCCACCTTTTCGAGCGTGGAGATATATTCCATGAATAAATAAAATTGCGGATGCGTGGTAGGCTCTCCTCCTTCTAGTTGCACGATATATGGTACATCCATATCTTTCATGATTTTATGGATAGTATCAAAGTTCATGAATGATTGCTTTTTGCTGTCTGATTTCATACAACAAAATGGGCAACATACATCACAATGGTTTGTGATATTTATGTATAACTTATTTCCACGTATCATTACCAATCTCCTCCATTTTTCTTATAATCTCCTTATATTTAAGGTTGTATATAATCACCATATCTTATAATAAATATTCCTCTATTTTTTTAGCCATGTCAATAAGCATTTCGCATTTAAGGTCGTTAAACTCCCTACAAAATCTCATTTCCTCCTTATGTTTTTCCTCTGGCGATCTGCTGTCGTTTATACTATAACATGGCGATGAATATACTGGGATAGGTTTCATGGCCTCTATAGCCAATTTAATAGCCTTTTCTTTGATATCGCTCATACCATTTTCTTTTTGCTCCCAGATCATGCCGCTATGAAGGCAATTAGGATCATTAGCATGATCTATTGAACAAATCCCTTTGTCGTAAAAACAACATCCCGTACAACTCTCTTCTTCTATCTCAGGGATAGCTATGTATTCTTTCCCTTTATATATTTTAACTTCTCCTCTTCTTATCTTATTCATCTTATCAGATTTTTGTATCCTACTTTCTTCATCTGCTCTTCGGTAGCTTTCTCCTTCGGAAACTTCCCGTGCCATTTACCGGGTACCACGACATCACGTCCGTCCTGGGAGGTAGTAAGCCTGCCGCATTCGCTGCACAGCCCCATACCCTTGTACGGCTGTAGTTCCTTGGCATACTCGAATTTGTCCACCATATACTCGTTTGTCAACATCCAGTAACTAGACGTGGCGGTATTATCGACACAACCGCATTTAGCGCATACAAATAAGCTCATATTTTAGTATCGTTAAATGTCGTTATCCTTATCGTCGTCAACCCTCTCTACCTTGATCGTTCCCATATCACCTGAAGGCAACGTGATATCACTATACACGTTATTCCAGTTCTCGTCAATGGCCAACTGATGTAATATCGACCTATATATTTGGTAGGTGTTGCCGATAAGTCTCTTCCTGTTTATCTTATCCTTACTGCCTCCATCGTACCCTATATGCTCAAAATCCGCAAGATCTGGGAACAACCTTCTTCTTATCGCTCGTGAGTTATTGACTATAAAGCTTCTTATCCCCAGCGATTCCGTCCTATCCATATCATTTATCAACGTACTTGTCGTATGTTGTAGATTCATGTCACCCGCCGCAAATCTACTGATGTCTTCCACGCATTGTGAGATCAACATCAGTTGCTCCCTTGTTAGGGTTATTTTGTAAAGTTGCTTGTCATTTATAACCATCTATTTGTTCTTTATATTAATTACCTCCATTTTATACTTCTCTGGGTACTCTAGGCATGTGCATACTACTAAAATAGAATCATTCAACATGGTTGCCTTATTACCCCTATTATCCACATAAACAGTTTTAGGATAACAATCAACATCTTCTTCTTTTTTATCTTTACATCCTATCATGATAAGAGATAGGATAATAATACTTGCTTTAATTTTTGTCATAGCAGTTCCATACCATTCTTGTATATCACGTCTCCTCATATCTTTTTACTATTCCGCACAGTTCAGTCGTATTATATTTACGTATAGCCGTGAATATATATTCCTTTTTACAATCCCAGCATTTTATCAGTCTTTCTGATCCACATTTATTATCCTTGTAGAAGAAGCAGCCCCTACATGGTTCATTATGATCGTAGCTTAATACCACAAGCAGCTCCATGCCATTCTTGTATATCACGTCCCCTTGTTTCATCTTGTCTATTTTATTAATCTCATTATCAATATAGTAAAGTTGGATATTATCCATACTATAGATATCCATAATGTTATACTTACCATAAATCCTAGGCTTTTAGGTATAGGATCTATTCTTCTGAATGCCAAGATCATGCATATAAATGTTCTTATGTTCATAGTTTACGATATTTTTCTATATAGTTAACTATCAAGTCTTTAACTCCTTTTGGGACATCTACCAGTTTGAGATTACCTTGGAATATGTCCTTGCCGTACTCATCCATAATCTCTCCGAATGAAGGATTCATGACTCTTGTTGACATAGATATCGGTTGATCAGTGTCAAATTTGATAACGATCTTCTTTCCGCCGTTTATCGCCTTTTTAAAAGCCACGTAAAGCTTTCGACCTTTTATTATATCACAATTCCCTTTCAGGATATTAGACATATGTATGACATGCTCTTTCTTCGCATCTCCGGGGTTGTCCATAAGCTTAAGATCTCCTCCGACATCTTTCCATTTCCTGAAGCACGGGAAACATAGACCGTGATTTGCCTTGGCATGCTTAGGTATCATCCTGCTGCTGCCGGCTGGGATCGTATCGCCACAGCAGACACACGTCCTATCCTTGTTGGTGCGCATCGGCACATAGCTCTTTATTGGGTATTCTTTTCTTTTATACATCTTCTTCTGTTTTCAAAATTATCATCACCATACTCATAATTAGGACAAGCTTTGTTGCTTGGACGCCTTACGTATGTTGTTTGTTTCCTATTATGTTTCCTGTTAGGGTTTATATAATGGTCACACACCTGCCAAATAGAACAACATACCTTGCCATATCCTTTCGCCCATTCATTATCATGCAGATGTACGCAAGTGCCGCAAGTCGGGTTCTTAAGCTTATCCCTGTTGTTATCTATAATATCTTTAATCTTATCGAGAATAACATACATATTCTCAATATCCATATCATTAAATTCATTTGGTACTGGGAGATACATTATCGAGCTTATATCTATATCTATTCCCTTTGACTTGTCGTAAGCTGATTTGTATTTCCTTATCATCAAATCTTTTAACTGATTTACCTTCTTCTCATATGTTCCCATATCCTATTCAGTTTTCCATCCCTGTTCCCTTAATAAATTCACCATCATCTCCTTTATCTTAGGGCTAATGGCTTCGGTAAGTATATCAGCGGCCAAGTTAATAGAGAAGCTGGTCATCCTAGACTCCCCTATATATTTCTCGCTGGTAACTTCTTTCACATAATCGTGAATATCCTTAATCATCTCATTTTGAGATCTTAGGAGATCCAGTATCTCATCAAGTTTATCATTCATCTTTTTTCTCAAATACACCTGACAATAACCAGACAATCACTATCAGAAAGAAACACAACCCAAGCGCCTCATCCGGGTAATCATGCATAGCCTCTAAAATTCCCCTCATAACTTAACATCCATTTTGTTGATTATCTTATAAAATATATCCCTAGTCAGCTCAATATCATAAGTAGCGTCATGGAGTTTATTCTCATCAATCTCAATACCCATGGTCTTAGCCACGGTCATCAACTTAAAGTTCTCCATATCGTTTCTTGCACCCATCAGGAATGGTGTCACCATAACATATACATCCATACAGTTAGGATAGAACCATGATCCGAAATACTTATCCCCACATTGCTGGAATAAAACCCGTAGAAACTGGTTATCGAACCCGGCGTTGTTATATCCCACCAAATACATTTTATCCCTCTTGTCGAACTTATTCACGTACTTGGATAATATACCAACTAACTGTCTGTACCCTTCTTCCATGGGCTGATACGACTGCACTTGCTCCAAGGTAACGCCGGCCACGTCCAGCGCCTCTTGCTCTATCGTGGCGGCAGGATTCGGGGCTAGGCGGATGTCGAACCTCTCAGCCTCCTGCCCGTCGATATCCACGATCCCTCCTATTTGGTGTATCCCGTTTCTCCAAAACTTAACCCCGGTTGTCTCTAAATCGAAAAATAGTAATTTCATATCTATTGATTTTTAAAATGTTCCTTAATCTTCTCCAATGCCTAAACAATTAAACGCCAACCATCCACTTACAACTCCCATCGCAAAAATAAACAAAACCATAAGCGAGAACAGCGCCCAATCTTTTGTATTTAGTTTATTGCTCTCCTTCTTTGCTTTTATTTTTTCAAGAATATTCTTGTCAACATTGAAATCGAAATCAAATGTCGCATTATTAGCTATCTTCCCATCGATGTCTTTGTTATTAATAAATATCTGTCTCTTAACACTCATATCCCTAATATTTCTGCTACATAGACAAATCCATAACATATATAATTATTATCGTCATGCTCACCATAATCCACATGCCATACAACGGCGCATGGGAAATAAAGTGGCATATCCTCGCCCATAGGCTCCTCTTTGAAGTCATCAATGTTTATCTTCTCCCTCCACCTCCACAGGTCTTGGATATCGTTCAAAATTAATTTCTCCATAACTATGACGGATATTAGATGTTAGTAATTCTATAGCCAAGCTGATCATGGCTCCCGCTTCCGTAAGTTTATTCATTTGGGCGTACACCCTGTGCTCTGCGCTACGATAAGTCTCCTTACTGTTTATGGTATCCAGTAAATCATCTATAGCGTTTCTAAGAAGATCGGTCATCCCATGCCCTCCTATACCCTTGAAATAATAAATATCACGACCTGCATAAAACATATCCTGATATCTTTTAGCTACGTACTCTATTCCGGATAGATGGTATTTCTCGTTGTCTATCTCCACCTCCCCTTTCTCTATAGCCCTCAATAGCTGCCAATCTATCTTTACATCAGTTTGACGATCCCCTACCTTTACATAGGTATATCCGCCATAATGAGAACCCAATGTCCTCATCGTAAGTTCATTGACTTTTTGTTTGTTTTCATCCATAATAATCTGGTTTTTAATGTTGATACAAAAGTAAGATTTAAACAAAAATAAAAGCATGAATAATATAAAAATAATATTAATCATGCTTAAATGAAAATATATTCCTTCTGGTTATCACGGATATACGTATTCGTACTCATCTGGAGAATACGTCTTATATTCAACATCGCACTCCATATTGGTGTAATAGTTATCCCCCTTTCTGTATACTAACGCTACCTTGCAGTCGTATTCCAAACTGTATCCTATAAGAGGGACATTAGCCATAGGCGGATTATCCTCTGTTTTGTATCTTATTCTTGTTACTTGTTTCATATTTTCATGGATATAAATATTCATATTCTTCCGGTGGATATGTTTCAAATTCAGCATCATACTTCATGCAGGTGTAGTACTTATCCCCTCTCTTGTACATTACTTCCCACGGACAGCTATATTTTTTGTTGTATCCTAAAAGAGGAACCCCTTCTATAGGAGGCTTATCTTTCGTTTTGTACCTTAATTTTGTTATTTGCTTTATGCTCATATAATCTTATGTTTAAGTAATTCCATCATCATCGAAAACAATGTGTCTACAAGAAGTTTCTCGCTACTCCAATATATAGGAATCTCATCTATATCTCTATACGTTACAGACCATGCATGTTTTAGCTTATAACATTCTAATGTACTACCCTCTATCTCATATGGGAGCAAATTCAGTAACGTACCTACATCCCAAACAGGATTGGATACATCAGGGGTAACGGCCTCGATCAACCCTATACGACCAGCGTCATCCTCCATAGAATGCAATGAGTCAAGGTACTTGTCTCTGAAGCCGATGGCGGTGGAGATAGGGAGACCGGCCTCGACCAGCATCCTCCCCTGTTCTTTTGTGGTGAATATCCTTTCCTTCATAATTTCATTTTCCTTTCTACTGTAACTATCGTATCATTATGCCATCCCCCATGAGCCACTAGAAGAATCTCCTGCTGCTCGAAACCAAGCCCTGCCCCTATACCGCCGGAGTTCCACGCGCAGGTAATGACCACCCCGCCTTTCTTGGTGATCCTAGCTATCTCCTTCTTCTGCCTAGCCCAGTAGCTGGATTGCGTTGTTTGCATATCAACAGCACCTCCAAGTCTTTTATACGACTCAGATACCTGTCTCGCAGAATATGGTGGATCATATAATACCATATCAGCTATATTATCATCAAGATGACACAAGAAGTCCGTGGCGTCTTTATGATACATAGCCTTAGTCTCAGGATCAAGATCGTTGGTTATCGTCCCTATATCGCTGTTTCTGGCGAATGGATCTACTATAACCATTCCGTCTTTTTTATATCTATCTATAAGTTCTCTTATCGGTTTTATGCTGAATGTCTCTTTATTCGGCATCGACCATGTCTTGTTTATAATCATATCGCTGTAATTGTGTTTTAAATATGAGTTTCATGGTACTTCTAGGTATAGGATCACATATATCTTCCCACCAATTCTTGTGCCCTTTCGGTGGATGTATATCCTTTTTCCATGAAGATCCCTTAACTGCCTTGATTCTTCCGTATGGTCTCATTTTGCTCGTGTTTACCTTCACATGTCACATTATATCCGTTTCTAATGACCCGAACATAAGCTCATCAGTAATCTTGCGAAATTCCTTTACAATATCATTTATCTGCTTACGTTCGATGCTCCTTAGCAAATGGGCTATCACATCCACTGTCCATCCATTGCCCGCTAAAGACATGGCCGTATTTGGGGCTATCCCGTCAAGGTAATCATCCGGCAATGTCTGTAGCCTACACATCTCCACCGGGGTCAGGTATCTGAATTTGTCTTTTATGTCAAAGGCGTTAGGATATCTTCCGGGAGGTAACGATGAGATTACGTTATCTTTCATAACCGTTGTCAGGCAATTACTTTTCTTGATGGGAGTGGTATTCTTATCTTTTCTTATCTCCAGACATTGCGTTATTTTTATGCCCATGTCACAATCCTTTCGATACCCGTCCTCTCCTATCCTTCTACCGACAATGGTTCCTATATATCTCCCTCTTATGGCTCCCGGATTCCAACCCTTGTCATGCTCTAGAATATCATCCAATGATATATGCTTGTCTTTCGGCATTTCTACCGGCCAATTACACCAATAAAGGCGATGCCGGGTCTGTGCCGAGACCAAGGCACTATCGATCTCCACCGGCTCCACGCCCAGCTCTTCCGTTATCACCCGGCGATGCTCGTCCCGCATCCGGACGTTCTCGCCCAAGAACAGGACCTTACCTTTGGTTTCCTTTCTTAAATGCTTTACGATGTCCGAGAAGCAAAAGAAAAGCCTTCCACGAGCGTCCATGAATCCCTTACCCTTACCTGAGCTAGAGAAGCTCTGGCAACAGAACCCTCCCATGACCAGATCTATGTCTTTCCAAGGGATATCCCATGTTCTCCAGTTATTAACATCCCCTAATTGAATAATATTAGGAAAATGTTTTTGACTTACCTTTATGCATGTCTTGTCTATCTCTGAGGCATAGTAAGTCCCAATAGGTATACCGGCTCTTTGTAATGCTAGATATCCACATGATATCCCATCAAACAATGATAATACATTCATATTGTTTATCGTTTATTTATGCAATTCTATAGCAATTGTATCATCAAAATGATCATTGACTATATCTCCCTTCTCTTTTATAGACATATCAGATAAAGAGGCAGGGTAGGATGTTATATAATCATTCGTATTTATAACAACCCTTATTTCCTTACTCTTATCCTTGACAAGCATCAATTCGTCTATCAAATCTTGTACTGTCATATTTTTCTCCGCTTTCATAAATCCTGTTTTTATTTATTTTCATGGTCTAAAAATATCCTTTGCGATCATATCAAGGGATATTTTATGTATCTTAGGTAAGACCTTAACCAATTTTATATCAAAATTTTCTCCTCTCTTAACAAAAGTCCATTTACCATATATGATTCCATGCATCATATTCTGTATTACTTCCTTACTGTCTGTCAAGAATACTTGGTAATAGACACTTTTGGCATAATTAAAATCCTCCCCATGATCATTTGCCGGTCTTAATATCATTACGGCGGAGGAGCATCCACGGACGAACCCGTATATCTCAAGGCATTCATCAAACTCATAATTATCGCGTTCCTCATCATGAACATCCTTAACCCATTTACATGGTCTCCCGTCCTTAAACGGGATTTTTAACTGTTTCTTTGCCATCTTTTAAATTGTATTATAATGTTATTACCTGCTCATAGGTGAGCGTACCTTTGTAACCTCTAGCTTTTAGTTCCTCGATAAGTTCTCTAGGTTTGAATTTGGCTAGACCCGGGTTGGCAAACACTTTCGTTAATTTACCCCCCCCATCTGCATTGGCTTTTTTGGACGATTTGTAGGCATTTACACAATCCTTACAGTAGTATCCAAACCCATCCTTTTGTGATTTGTTCTTATAGAATTTATCTACTGGTAATTCTTTACCACATTTCTTGCATATTTTAGTCTCCATGTCTATTAAATTAAATTATGATTCAATGTTTTCAATCTTAAATTCCCAGTCCATAGCGTCATGCGTTGCTTTAAATCTGTTTCTTTATGACAATTTGGTTCCCGTATTGAGGTATAATGCATAAACCTTCATTCAATCCATTTATTTCCAGTTCCCCAAAATTATTTAGATTTATAATAAACTCATTACCAACCCAATCAAAAACTCGTATGCCATTTTTAACTTCTATTTCATCGTCACCGCAGCGATGATTAATAATATGCACTTTCATTACCTTCGTCCCTGTTGTCCTATATTTATAACTCTCAATTTATCATATTCCTCTGAAAGAATCCCATGATCAAACAATTTGTTAGCGTCTATCTTAAGACTTCTATAATTGTCAGTTATATTGATATCACTCCACAAGTTCAATTTTCCCTTATCATCCAATTGCATATGGATAAAACCTTTTGTCACCTTCTTTCCGGCTTTAAGAGCCTCTACGTCTTTATCGGTAATCTTTTTCATGCTTTCGATATTTTATCATTATAGTTAAATTCATCTTTCATTCTGATCTTTATACCTCCATATGATAATTCCTTATGAGCTGTAACAAAATAATCAACCGCATCTTCATCTAATAAACTATGCGGACACCTTTCCCATACAGGGTTTTGATCTAGATGACCCCATGTGGCTACAAGTAACCTATTCTTGTCATTATCAATAGCTATTTTATATGTCCCTATAGTAGCCTTACGTTTAATGATCGCTCCATTTAACATCTGCTTCTTAGCCCAGCTCCATGAACCTCTCAACCCAAATGTCCTTATAACCCAGTCATTTATCTTCTTCATTTCAAGTTATTTGTTAAAAGCGTAATATAAATATAAATACATAAATTGGATAGGGCTATTCACCATACCCTTATCAGTAGGCTCGTCATACTTGTCAAGCCAAAGACGAAGCGCTTCCCAATCGATATCCCGCCGGTCACAGACCATGCAGGCTAGGTTAGCCCCGAACAGATCCCCTCCGCCACGTAAAGACTCGTTAAATCTCTTGGCTAGCCTTTTCTTGAATCCTTTATTGTACCAAATACCGGAGGTAGCGGCATAACAGTAATAAGCGTTGTATTTCATTTTCACACCCATCTTCTCAAATAAAGGCGTATGCCATATCCGGTCAAGGAAGAATACTATTCCACGATAGATAAAGGTTCGCAGGTTCTTTCTGTATCTTTTCCCCATGAAGTTATCCACACAAGATATAGTTCCGCCTGAATAGTACCAGTTATTGGCGCCTCTCTTAACCTTATCCGTCATCTTGAACTTATTTTTCCTATCCTCTACCCTATCCCAAGGCTTTAATTTATCCTCGTTAAATGTCGGGCAATAATGATAGTAATGATTGATCCATGAAAGGTATGGGTTGTATATCGTATATCCATTATCACTTACATATGAGTTTATCTCATACCCAAGCTTCTTAGCTAATGGCGATCCCTCATCAGCTAATACCTTTAATATCGGATTTAAGTTCCATATCTGATCTTGGCTAACAAACATCGAATAGCATGGGTCTTCATCCTCTCCATACCATCCACCCATCCCGCTCACTATTTTATCCAAATCAAGTGAATAATCTTTCCCGGATGAAAAGTCATCTCTAAGAAAAAAACCTCTATATGGGATCATATCATGTATGCCGGGTTGGTCGTCAAATATGAACTTAGCGTTCTCGGTCAATCTAATCAATGTTTGCAAGACAGAGGATATATCTATGGGTGCATATTCACACCCATAGACCTTATTATTTATCCAAAGATATTGAAGAAGCTCGGCTATATTAATAGTCCCGTCCTCCACATATCCTGTCTTGTTATCGAAGTTTATTTTGGCTAGAGGTATATTACTCCCTTGTGGTTGGTCACTTTTTTCATTACAACAATGCACGAACCTGCCAAAGAATATATCCTTCCAGCCAAAATATTTATCCCTTATCGTCATAAGCCTATTTCTTGTCGTATAACGACATGACGTTAATAAGATCAGCTTTTCTGGCCATCCCCTCAAGTTTATTAAAGCCATCCATGTTATCACCGCTGACGATGATAGTAGGATATACCTCTATACCGTACTTGGATATTTCCTCCTCCGTGGCTTTGTTCTCCGGGATCTGGTTTAACGTGACCTCACCCTCATACTCCTGTAATGTGTTGGCGATAATATATCGCATGTAATCGCTGTACTCAGCGTCTTTCTTCGTGAAAAAATCGATTCTTACCATTTTAAACAGTTTTTAATCTATTAATAATTAAATCCGCTGTAAATATAGCGTTATCTATCTCATCCATACCTATTTTCCTTCCATCAAAATCGTTAGATAATAAATCTTTCACGATTTGATATCTGCGCTGCTCCCAATTTATGTCTATATCAAAATTCAGATACCTTACATAATCATAATTCAATTCATCATAACTATAATTGAGATACTTAACTATCGGAAATGGAGTATCATCATAAATAGTGCGCTTGATTAAATCAACGTATTTACCGGTTTTTTTATTGATAGCTCTTAATCTCTCATCTACTACTCTTTCTCCTGACTCTTCCATTCTATTAACCCTTTGTTATGTTTATCGTAATATAATAACGCTATGGCATTCCAGCACACTGCCGCCAGATGCATGAATCCCTCCTTGTCATATCTCTCTCCCTTTACATAAGCGACCAGATGCCTGTGGAGCGCCCCAAAGTAACGATTAAAACCATTAGGTATATCTTGCCATGAATTATCGGCGTACTTCTTGGCGCCTTTCGTATATACCTCTACGATGTTTTCTATCTCAGCCAAAGGAAGGAGGTCCCACCTAAGCTTACCGTCGGCCCGGTCGTCCTTGCCGCTGCCGTCTTTCCCTACGAGCGGCCCGCTTTCCACCACTGCGTCTCCTATTTTTGGCTTCCCGAAATTCATCGCCTCATCTGCCGTCTCATCATCAACAAGCCTTAATTTGATAGCCCTGCTTAACGAGACAACCATCTCCTCATCAACCCAAATGAATTTATATGTATCATCAAATAACGGTTCTATTTTCATCATCCCCGTATTGTCTGCGGTCTCAAGTACCTCAAATATCTCACCACCATAAACGACCTTGTCGTATTTGCTAAATTCCTCTTTCATTTTAAATTTCTTTATATTAATAAAACTCACTTAAATCCCTACATTCTGGTGTCTCGCCTGTCATAGAGTAAAGCTCACCAGATGATAGATATACGCAATTCGAGGTCTTCCCGTCCCTCCACTCGCTTTGCTTCGTAATTCCACAAATAGCGCAGCGTTGGACCCCCGGGCCTGCCTTTACCCACGAGTGCCGTACGCTCCTTTTCCTTGTCCTGTTGGTGTCATTAAGCTTTCTCATGATCAATCCTCCAAGGCCGTTACAATTTTATCTTTCCCGATAATAACCTCATTCCCGCTCCTTACATCAAAGCATTTCCCTTCATCTGCCTCCTTGAAATAAAGAGCGCCATTGTACTCGAACAAACCGAAGCCGTAATCGTCTAGCTTCATTTCGTTAAGTCTCTTGAATTTGTATATTTTCCCCATATTTTCTGTATTTTTTATATTTTGTATTACTAAACACATCAAAAAGATAGATAAGATCGTTGCTATTATCCCTCCATAAAATTCAGTAGAATCATCCTTCTTATTCCCTTCTATTATCAAATAGATAGAACCTGCCATTATTATAAAGGCAAAGACTAACCCTATCATAACATTTTTCTGTTTTTTAGAAACTCCATCATATCCTCCACGCTAAGTTGGAAGCCGGCAGCCGCCTTATGGCCTCCTCCCCCGGGATAGGCCTTACGTGCCAGCGCCGAGACATCCACCTCCTCTTTGGTGGTATAGAATGAACATCTAAAGAATCTTCCGTTCCAGCAAAATGGCATCATCAGATCATGTCTCTTAGGGTTATACATAGATTCAAATGTAGTAGAGTTAAACTCCGTGGTATTCATACATATAGCCTTGTACCCAAATACATCAGCCTCGAATGAGAACATATTCATCTCCCCTCTGTTTTTCTCTACTATATACTCTATTATAGCCTCCCCGTTATTTATCATATCATTCACTAAGTTGCTATCGGCTTTATCTAGTACATCCTTAACAATGTTTACATCAAGACCGCAATATCCCCTCATCCCGTACTGGAACGCCATGACATCACTCCACTCGAACCGGTCGTGATCCCATACATCATAAGCACTCAATAATTCTACCACATTAGGAGTTTTGATGTCATCGAAAAGATATTCCCACGTAAGCTCACAGGCCGCCGCCCCTATACGCCTCTTGCCCTTTACCTCGTAATCCCTCATATCGTCTATGGCTGTCTTATGATGGTCTATCCATACGACATCTATACCTTTCTCTTTCCACTCATCGAAAAGGAATCTCGTTCTGCTCCCAAATGACACGTCAACTACAAATACCTTATCATATTTATTCACGTCAGGTATTTCCTTGCCGTAATTGTAAGGAAGAAGATCAATGTCCCCTTTGAAATACTTTTTCACTATAGCCGCTGACATTACTCCGTCAAGATCAGCCTCATGATATATACACCCAATCATAATAATTTTTTTATTTGTTTCAATTCATATTCTATCACACTGATACGACCCATGATAATATTTTTATCATCGTCATTATCATGATCACCATCTTCCTTCTTAGATAAGATATTATCTATTTGGGCTGACGCTAATACCATCATCATGCAATGATTTGATTTAATTTTTTTTAATATATCTACGCCATTTATCGTAATTAGAACACCAATATTTTTTATCCCATCTATACCCATATTTATAATCTATTGTTTTTAATTAAAAAATCTATGTACTCTTTTATCTCCTTGTTTCGACCGTTATCCCAATCAAATGTCTCGTTTATGAATTTGAAGTACGATACCGGAATTGAATGCAACATCCATCCACAATACTTGCCGAATGCCATTAACGTAGAGCCAAGGGGATGATCCGGTCTCCCGGGAACAGGGGCGGCGGTTACGCCCTGCGCCAGCCCCCTCCTACGATCTTTCTTGGCGGCTTTGATATCCAGATCTGTTTTCGTTACCTTATCCCCCATCGGGATATTGGTAATTAGTTTATCGCCGATAAACATCCCCCATCCATATCCTTTGTAGTTCTCTATACTAAGTTCTCTTATATCACCGAACCTTGACGAGTTATTGCAACAATCAACGACCAATGCGCTATCCTTACCGTCCTTTATCCTGACAGCTCTCCCAAGCCACTGATAAAACGACGAGAATGAGAATGTTGGTCTTCCTACTATCACACAATCCAGACCCGGATGATCGAATCCCGTACCGAGGGCGGAATAGTTGAACACTACCTTCGTCTTACCCGACTTGAACCTCTCAACTATAGCCTCCCGCTGCTTCTTTGGCGTGCCTCCGTGAACCACCTCCGCAATGCCGGCACATATCTTGGCGTTCATCCATTCGGCGGCAGTATTGCAGCTCTCAACAGAATCCATAAACACCAGTATAGATCTACAGATGTCTTTTAATACCATCAACCGACGTAAAATAAGGTTGTTTAAGCCATTTTTTCTCACCGCCTCACTAATAGACTCAGCCGTATATTCGGAGCCGTTAGAATTGAGTTTAAGGGCATCTCCATTGAAATCCCATGTCTCATATTTAAGAGGTGTCCAAAATTCTTGCCTTATCATCTCCTCTACCTGTATCACGTGAATCAGGTTCTTGAAATATACCGGTCTCATACGAGTGATGAAATTAAGTTGGGAATATGATGTCTGTCCTATCGACATGTTTTTAAGTCTACATGGCGTGGCTGTAAACCCTATCACCTTTCTCGGCTTCAGCTCATTCATGAATGTCATGAACTCACTGCCGTCTTCAGGACTATATCCGGCATGAGCCTCATCTATCAATACATTTCTGATTCCCATCTCCTTAAGCTGACCAACAACCTTCTTGATAGACCCTAACGTGGCGTATATCATGTTAGATAGCTCTTTCTTGCCACAGGAGGCGGAGTAGATGGTCGCCGGTATGCCATATGATGTAAGCTTGCAGTAGTTTTGTATTAGTAATTCGCGAGACGGCTGGAGAACCAGCGTCTTATCTCCCATCAATCTTGCCGCTTCTGCTATGAGGATCGATTTACCGCAACCTACCGGTCCGATGACTAACACTGGATCATGCCTATCAGAGTTTATGTAATCGGAGATACTTTTAACGCATTCCTCTTGATATGGTCTTAATTTGTAAATCATTTGGATCTGTAGTTATCAAAAACGTCTTTTACGTACTCTAGTCTTATAGGGCATTCCCGACCATCATCCATCTTCACCATCAAAGTCTCTTTGGTCTTGCTTATGGCTATCACCTCTCCTACTCCTATCTGGGTATGGACTATATCGCCTAGCTTTATATTACATTTGATCATGGTCAAGTTTTTTATTAAATTCCTCTATCTTACTCCTGTCTGTCTCATTCACCATCTCAGCCTCTTCCTTGAACATGTCGTACCCTTCCCGGATATTATTCCCAACCATATTCTCTATCATCTCCCTCATCTCATCGCTCCTTACGGCAAAAGATATCTGGAATGATTTACTTGTGCCTTTCATCAGGTAATCAATCTCTTTCTTACATTCTGTCATCGATCTATCCAGATTATCGAACTTAACGAACTTAGAGTTGCCATTGGCTTTCCTTACCCCATCCTTGAAATCCTCCAATATCCCGTTAAATACATCCGCCATGCACATCATGGAATGTAGCCATACCAACATCTTGAACTTATACTCATCGCCAGAGCCGTTCATTAGCTCAATAAGCGACTCGCTTCTTGTTAGCATGATCCTGGACTCCTTGTCAATAATATCCTTTATCTGTTTCCGGTATTTCATGGCTCCCACGAAATCCATTTTAGAATAACATTCATTCGATTTCTCTACCAATTTTCTGATATCTTTTCTCGACATTAATAAATTTAATACATCTTTCTCTTCCATGATCTGATCTTTTTGTATTGCAAATATAATTAAAGCCTAGATATTTACCTAGGCTTTTTAATGAAGTTAATCTTTTTTATTCTTTCTTTTAGACTCGTCCCAATCTGATGAGTATCTGCATGTCCCTTGCTTGTGGGTCGAGAAATCACACCAAAAACACAAGGGTTTGGGGCGGGGTTCAAGGCAGGCCGGCTGGCGTCCCATGAGGTAGCGTGTCTCGTACTTATACCCTTGCTTGGCGTCGTTCCAAACGTGAGCTTGATAGCTATCTATTTTATTTGTCTCGAAATCATACATGTCAAGGAGAATATCGTTAAGTTCCTTGACCGATCTCTCTACTTTCTCCTTATCTACCTTCACGTTCTGATTGTCCAGCATGCGGGTAAAGAAATAGCTGCACATATCCGGCAATACCTTATATTTTCTGAGTATGTAAAAGGCGTATATCGGATGTTGGAGATTATGAAGCAGCTTATCTTCATCGAATAACTTTCTCCCGGACTTCCAGTCTATCGTATACATGGCTATCCTGTCCTTTGTCTTATACTCTCCACGCCAGTCCACCGATCCTATGATATGTACCTTATCGTACGTCACGCCATCCAAAGTAAGGGGCTTGGGTAGCTTATAGGGTAGGACGAAGCCCTCCTCCACGCCGGCCGGTCTCGACCCCCGGACCACCTTCTCCATTGGCGTAAGATCAGACCATGCCTTCTTATAATTGCCAGCAGCATCCTTCTCAAACAACCCCACAATCCATCTTATTAGCCTAGCCGCATGTTGCATGGACTCAATTTGAGATTTAATACTATCAAAAGGTATTTTCTCTATATCAGCGTAATAGTTGAATGCCTTGCTCATATCTTCATAAGAAGGTCTGCATCCGTTCTTGAAGAAATACTCCATCGTTTGGTGGATAACCGTACCATATGACGTAGCCTCATGCTTCTCCGTGGACCTATGACCCTCCACGTAAGTCTTATACCACTTGTATGGACATTGGACGAACGTATCTATCTGCGAGTAGGAGGCGGCAAGAACCTTCTTCCCGTCTATGACCTTACATAACAAATTATTCTCCGGTATTACCATAAAGTTTATCTGTGTTTATATCAAGCCCGTATAAGTCTATTAATATATTTTGTAGACGGTGAAGATCCTTAATCTGAACAGGATCGCTTAGATCGTCTTCCAGATCCCTAAGCCCAAGATAATACCCATCATCAAAAATCTCTATAGATATTCCGTAGCCTCGATATACATCCCGCCCCTTATCACGCTTGAAATAGATAGTATCAAGTATATTATCATCTATCTCAATAGGCATGACATCATCTTCCCCGGAATACCATTTCATTATTCCCTCATCAATCTCACGCTCAATGATCAATGACATACTTTCATTACGCATACCAGTAACGCACCCTACTCTCCATATATTGCCAGCCTTGTCCTTTACAAGATTGCCCGGCCTTAACTCTTTAACTGAAATCATATTCTTCCTCCTCATGATCGTCATCGCAATCATCGACAAGAGGGGTTTCTAGCCCCTCTTCCCAATCGTCATATCCGAAATCCATTATTTGTCCTTAAAATAAACATACAACATATCAGTTAAACTTCCTACCGTTATTTCATCGCAGGGGGTATTGCGAAACACCTCATCTGGTATGTATTCACCTGTCATATTTTCTATATCCATTATCACCTCAACAAGATCCAATGAATCCATAGCCATATCGGACGATAGGTTACTATCTTCCTTTATGTCTTCAATATCATCAAACTCAGATGTTTTCGCAAATATTGCGTCTATTACTACTCCTAATACTTGATTTCTTTTCATAACTCTTAAATCGACATTTTTAATCTTCTACCTAATTCTTTTTTTATATCTGATATTCTTTCGATGTCCATCTTAACATCTCCAGTAATAGTATATTCCTTATCCATCTTCTTAGGAGGATCCGGCAACCGGCTTACGGCGAACAACCATGCCAGTTCCTTGTTCTTGTTCTCCCTAAGGTACAGATCGGATGTCATGCCATACATCTTTATGATCGTATCAAATAACGTTGATTCCGATAAGCTCATATGTACGCTATAGACATTTGACGGCTTCCATATCAAGTTATCCAACCTCATCGTATATTCACGTTTAAGGTCTATATGGGATATTACGGCCCTCACTATAGGTTCTTCCTTGAAGTTGGTGTTAGCCACGAACCAGATGAGTCTTTTCTCTACCTCCTTGATAGCTCCTGTATCCTTACCCATATCGTTATATACCCCAACGATACGATCCCGGATCCCCTCGACCTCCGGTGTCAGACCGGGTGTCTCTATCAGCATCAGCAGCGATCCTCCCCTTGGCGTTATCTTCCACTTCCCGTTCTTTTGAGGCTCGATATAACCAGACGCCTTATAGCTGTCTATTTTCTCTTTTGGAATGACGTCAGCCATCTCCTCCTTTTGCCTGATCATCAAAAGATACCCGACATCGGACATTGTTAATCCTGATGTCATCATCTGTTCAAAATTAATATACATAAGTTAATGAGTTAAAATATTGACCTAATCTTTCTAGCTATTTTCTCTACTATACCAGGATGATCGGTATCGTTGTATATGTTAATCAACGTGCGTAATATATATAGCCTTGTATACTTATCGGAAAGATTGAACCAAGCTTCCTCTATACGACTATTTATCGGCTTAAACATCCTCAACTCAGGTATAAGTTCATATGCTAAAACTTTTTTTCTATCCACTAATCCAAGCATATTAGCCGTTTCGGTTATAGCTGCACACATAGTTAACTCACGTCTACATTCTATAGCATTGTAAGCTCCTATCAATACCCTAAGGCCGTCTGCTTTCGATAATCTCTTTCCCTTTCTCATATTGTTTTACCGTATAAGATTCATTAGCCATACCAACCCTGCCAACTGATATGGATTGATTTATTGATTGATTAAGATGTCCTATAACCGACATCTTAACCCTAACCGTATTGGCGCATCTTAGAAGGATGCGATAATCCTCTAACGCCCTCTCGTATCTTACGTCCACCCTAGCCCTTTTATCGGCGTCAGTCATGCTCTTACATGTCCCGTCCTCTCTAAGGCTTATAGCGATCTTGTCCCGTATGATCCTGATATCATCCTCGGCTATCACCAGCTCGGCATCAAGAACCCCCTTGTAAGAGCTAAGAAGATCCTCTACCGCCACTACCTCCCGCTTCAAGTTCTCCAATTCCAATACCATTGAGTTATCGTTCATTCTTTTATACTCCTGTACTTTATTGGATACCTCATCACAGATGCTCATGATCTCCTTCTCCCTGTCCCGGTTTATGATATACCTGATACTGTATTCGGCCATTTCCTTTAATGAGGATATAATCTCTCGTATGCCCATCTTGTTTTCGGTGGAGAAATTGGCTTTTAATAACATCTCCATCCCTTTTATGATGACAAGCAAAAAATTTTTTCTCAATCTCATGCTTAATAAGGTGTTTCGTCATGTACTACATTGAAATCATCACTAGGCGGTATATATTGTTGCTCCAACGGGATACTGGGAGGCGGGGGCGGCAGCGTCACCACGGTCGTGTCCGGCTTGCCGCTACCCACGGGGGCATCCGAGCCTCCCGGTCTTTCTTGGCGCACCACCCCTCCATCAGGATAATATCGCTCATATCCTTTCATGATATCTACATGTATAGCGTCAATCTCCTCCAATGATCTTTGACGGACCTTTACGATATGATGGAACAATAATCCATCCACACGGAAGGATCGTCTTGACTCGCTCTTGAAACGTTCCAGATTAGGATACCATCCTTGCGGAAATTGCATGTATGAGGAGTACCCGTATCTTTTCGGTATATTTAACGCTACCATAGCCGTACATAACTGTCCCAATGTATCTGATTGATAAAAATCAGATTGCTTTGGCATATGATCCTTTGGATCCCGCCGTCCTTCGATATCACGATTGAGTTGGGATATTATAAGAAAGAAAATATTAGGAAAAGTTCTTTTAGCGATATTACACATGGTTATCAACGAGTCGATATTTCTTTTGACGTCTCCTGAACCTTGTACTAGAGCCGTATGATCTATAGACACGAATACCATTTTCTTATCCTTGTTTATTGGCATATACTCATTCCATAGAAAGTTTTGAAGCTCATCTACGGTTGATGGTTTAGGGATGTATGTTATTCTGCTAGAGTTCTCTTCCTTGAGGCATCTCTGCATTTCTTTTACCTCATCTTCTGACATCTCGTTAAGGAGTATATCTTGTATGTCTTTCCCTATTTTTTTTGATAGTGAACGTAACATCAAATCTTCTGGGTTCATTTCAAACTCACATCTTAACCATACATAATCATCTGCCTGTGGATTGATATTGACATTCATCACATTGCTCATGATCTTCTGCGCCAAATAAGACTTGCCGACTCCGGGTCTAGCTCCTATGGCTACCGCATGCTGGGGGTAAAATCCCCCCAGCAAAGCCTTATCCAGATAAGGATATCCGGTATGAGCCGGGAGAAGTTCCCCCGACTGATACTTTCTTATCCTCTCATAGGCATCCATGATAATCTCCTTGGATGACCTCCATATCCTATCCTCACTCATCCTCTTGCGTTTCTATCGCCAGCCGTATCGGATTTAGATCCTCTGTTAGCTGATCTTGATTTATATCTTAATCCCTTAGCCGTATGGCATAGGTCCTTCCCCTTCCGATAAGCCTTCCCCTTCAACTTATCGGTCTTGTAGTTCTTGCGACCCAATTCCCGTCTCTTGGCTTTCTGCTCAGGTCTGGCGTTGATCTTCTTGTCCGTCTCAGCCTTCTTCTTTCTGGCTTCCGGATGTGTCCTGTAATATTCAGTCGATCTCCCCATCCTCTTCGTCCTCCTCATCATCAAAATCTATATTCTCTTGCATATCCAAATCCTCTTCCTTTAAAAAAGATGGATATTCCAATCCCAGACGCTTAATCATATACGAATATGGATCAGACGCAAATTCATCTGGTATCTCCCATGTGCAAGGGAATGTACCTATTACCTTTTTAAATTTATCGGCTAATTCGCTACTCATCCCCATATTAACCATTTTATTATAAACTGTAGCTTCTACGCTACTTACATTGCCCCCAACATAAAAACCTGTTGGTTTGTGAACAAAATAAACTTTCTTCATTTTACATGTATTATTCATTTTATTAAAGGTATCCAATTTGATTCGATACTCAAATGTTCCATTATCATTAGCTCTAATGCTCATATTTATCCTTCTTGCGATCTCCATAACTCATATCCATATCACACACCACCGTATCGGTCGTGTCGTTTACCACATAGAACAGGAACTCCGGGCACCCGTGGCAGGCGTTGCTCCCGATCACCACCGCTCCGTGCCTAGGGCAAGCCTTCTTTACCATGGTTCTATCATATATCCGTATATGATTATCGCTATACTTTTCAATATATCTCATGGTATTAAGTAGTGATGGCAAAGACATCTTATATGGGGATACATGTTCTATTGGTATATCCAATTCACCAGATAGGCTTTTGTAAATATCCTGCACATCCCGTTTTGTTCTATACGCAAATATATTAATCTCAGTCATTGCCATATCCATACTCCTAAGAAGATCCGGCTTAGCCAGCCTCCCCATCGGCTTCCCAAAAGGATCGGATCTCATCCAAGCTCCACACTTCTCGCATCCAACCTGCTTCCCCTCTACCGTATTTATTATAGTGGATGGGGTTTTACAGTACGGGCATACGGATCCGTTTAACATAGCTTTCTGGGCTAAAGATAGCTCTCTCATGCCTTTTCTTGTATTTTGACATTAAATAGATCACAGAATCTATTAAAATTCCTGTTCTCTATTCTCATATCTTCCTCATACCTATCAATTGACTTGATGAAATCATTATAGCAGTCCTTGCACATCCATTGATTGATTACCGCCACGTAATAACCTACGGATGTAGGTCTGTTACACATATCGCAAATACCTAAGCACCCATATCTGGTGAGCTTATCCATCATCTCCTGTCTTGTTATTTCAAGCACCTTGAATTTCTTGTAATTGTCAACTACCTTTGCCATTGTAAATTTGTTTAATAATAAAATAATCCGCTATATCCATTCCCTCATTTATATTGGGTTTTGATTCTAGAAAATTACTTATCTCTATATTCATCCCCCTCATATCCTTGTCTACCTTCTTTCTCCATTCGTTGAAAGCGTCGCCCTTATCCGGGTACAGGACTATCCGCTTCCTACCCAATGTCTCTATCATCTCCCTTTTCAGCATATGGATACCGCCACAGGCCATAAACAACCTACTAGGGTACACGATGTTACAGATAACAGCCGTCTTCTCTGACTCTACTATATACACCGGAGCGTCATTGGGATAGAAGTTGATAAGAAACTCCCCGAACAGGCATTGCCTAAGCATGTAATCCTGACCGTCCAGTATATGCACCCAACATACATGATCCATGGGAACCTTTACCCTCTTCCCGTCAGGCCCGTAGTCCATTATCTTCCCGGTCCGCACTACCCAATTCTTATCCAGTTGCCAGAACACACAGCACTTACCCCAGTCCCCGAATCTCATCATCCCCACCTTATACAAGCTAAATGCCCTATTGGTATGATACGATCCGAAGATATTGGATAGATAATCCTGAAGATCGGATGTCTCGAAAGGATTAAGCGTCTCAAACATCTTGCTTACCGGAATGCAGTTGGCTATATCCGGATCCATAGGAGGTCTGTACCTCCTTAATACTTTGTTTGAATCGGTAAAAAGATCATTGTTCCCAAGTTCGCTTCCTGTTGGATATTTAAAGTAACCACATTTATTTTTATGATCACACACCCCAAACTGCTCTCCAACGATCTGACCGGTGGTTACGTCCACGTACGGCGTAAAACACTTATCCTTGCCGCATTGCGGGCACGTCAGCTTCCTTCTTGGTTTGCTATGATCCAGCTCATACCGATGAACGCTCTTATTGAACTCCCTAAATTCCATCACCCTCTCCTCTCATTCATGACTCTATATATATAGTCCCTCAGCGGCTCTTTCCTTACCAACTTATTAACATCAAACTCGCCTTCTATGTCCAAGGATCCGATTCTTGATGTAACCGTATAATTAGTTTTCTCGAACTTATACTTTCCTTGAAGATATACTACGGTAGCCATATTCAATATAGGGTTGTCAGTCTGTCTCTTCAACTTATATTGGCTGGTCTTTGCGGTAGGATCACCCGGAGCGAAGTTATATATCTCCTCTATCTCCAATATCTTTCCATAGTTCTCTAATATCATTCTTCTATATAACTCAAGTTGGAAAGCATACTCGTCATAGAAATTGCCTTTCCTGTTTGATTTGAAGTCCAATATAGCGAATATCCTCCTGCATCTCTTTATCTTCTTTTTCTCCGTCTTAGGCTGACCTTTCTTGGCTCCCGTCTTATAGAACTCTCCTGTCTCGACCTCTATCTCCACCATCTCCGGCTCGCTATCCATCTCCACCACTGCGTCCACCGAAGAAGCTACCTTTAACCTGCTTGACCTCAACATCTTCTCGATCAATACAGGTTTTACATGTCTTTCCTTGCAGAATATGGCAAATGATATTAGATCCTCTATCAGCTCATCAATGTTATCCACTAATATCCGCTCCATCCTATACTTGTCTATTCTTAGCTTGGCTTCCTTGACCACCTTCCTGATCCATGTCGGGATCAGCTTTATCTTAACCCCGGTCAGATACAACCCAAATAGATAATGCATGATAGTACCTAAGTCAGCCCTGTAGTTAGCGTACTCATCAGGATCCTTCCCTTTGAGTCTCATCTCATTCTTCCACTTCTCCAAGGCGCCAGACGTATCACAATACCCATTGGCGATATTGTTAGTGGCTCCATCGTATATGATAGGATACCCATCAACATCCATCTCATAATACACACGTTTGCCGGCGACAGTCATTCTATATAACACAGGTGTCGGGATATCCTTTATCCATTCAGCGGCATAATACTGTTGCTCTGTCTCCAGATCATACTCAACCTCCATCTCCTCATTAGGCTCGTTTTTAGGCTCTTCAACAGACTTTTCCTCCTCAACCATATCTTTCTTTGGGATCGTTGACAAAACGTCTAATATGCCAAAGAAAGCGGTAAATTTAGGATCTGTATGATATGATCTTAATACTGGTAATGATGATCGCCAGCAATATGATGACCGATGCTCGTTCGCTATCTTGCCTAAAACCGACCATCCCACCTCCCCATCATCCGCGATAATCACATTGTGTCTCTCGGATAAACGAACTCTCATGTCATCAAACGGCTCTTGATCGCTTATGACTTCCATGATCGTCCCATAACTATATACTGTGTCACTTATAGCCTTATATCCTAGGTCTAAAAGTAATCTTCGTTTTCTTCTATCCATGATAATAATCTGGTTTTTAATTTACCATCCTCCTCGACTCTAGGTGCGAGATCCCTCATCCTTCTGGCTGCCAACAGCCATACGTTGCCAAACTCGTCCAAGAGTCGGCTGAAATCCATCGTATCTAATAGATAATCGAATCTTGTATGCTCATCAGCCGTCAAGTAGATAATGTTATCATTATCCTCAGCAACTGATTTATATTTCCGTTTAGGGTATAAGTGGCATATGTTGCTTACCCCCGGGCATGGTATGTATGCGCCGGTAGCAGATCTCCTTGTCATACTCAACCTAGCCACATGGGCGCCAAAGAAAACGGCTAGGCTCTTCCCCTTTGGCTTGGCCTTCACCCGTATCGCCGCTCTTTCCTTTGGCGGTAGCTCCTTGGCTCTGCACGCGGGACACAACCCCTTACTCCTTATGGTTACCATCCTCCCACATCTCTCACACGGTAACATCCTACCTCTCATGCCTTTTTCTTTTTATAACTTTTGTTGAACTCCATAAGGCTCATAGCCCTATACCTCTTAAGCCTATTAATCTTACCCTCAGTCCAATCTTGATCCTTGAAGTTGATGATCGTATCGAATATCTGAGCTAGTTCCCGGATATTAAAACTCCTGTTTTGTATCTTCTTATAGAACCCCGATCTGCTATATCCTAATTTAGAAGCTAGATAAGTTTTGTTAGACAATGTGAGGATGCGATAAATCGTACCCTCCATTTTACTTATCTCCATCAACTTCTCGGCTATGGACGACGTGGTTTCGTAGCTAGCTTTACTGCCTACTATCCTCATTTTTCTCCGGATTCCTGATCTTACCATCAAACTCGTAGAAGTCCATCAGTTTCTTCTCTTCCTTGATACAAGTGACAACGAAATCTGATATGGTTCCTTTCATGCCTTCCTCGAAATTCTTTTTGGCATGATCAAGGTCATTGGCCCGAACGATGTAGTTAAACGCCTTGCGTTTCTCATTGTTCGATTTCTCGTCTATCGTAATATAATCAGCCGTGACCTTATAGAACCGGTCTCCATCCATGGCAAACAATTCCGCTATCCTGAATCGTTTGATATCAACGCTAAACTCACCGGATATGAATGGCTTCATCTCCTCTATGATTCTAGCCTCACATTCGGTATAAGAAAAGGCATCTACTAAATACTCTTCCTTTACCTTCTTCTTCATGCCGTTCTCGGCATCGGTCTCATAAGAAACCGTACATTTAAACCAATTGTGCATTTTAATCTATATTATTGTTAAACAAAGGATAATCTTTTATTCCTTCACGAATATATCTTTCCGTATCATCATCCACGCCATAAGCCTTCTTGAAAAATATCATAGCCTTATCCGTATCATTATCCACCAGTGGTAGATATTCCCTTGCAAAAAGCGACCTAAGATAGTTCATATTATCAATCCTATGTCTTATATCGGCTACTTTATCCCATATCTCGGCCCGAATTTTACTCATTTTCTTCATATTTCTCTCATATCTCTCTAGCTGGTCTTTATATTCCGCCTCAATCTTATCGTTCTTATCCTTGATAGACTTATAGGTCTCCTCGTCTTTCGTATCAAACATCGGAGTATGTTTGATATTAATTATATCCAATTTGCTGTATAGCTTTTCATTGGATACGGTGAAATCATATCTAGTCCTGTACAGATCAAAGTCACTTAAGAACTTAGCTATTTTAATAGCATCATCCTGATCAAGAACGGCTATATTCAATCCTTCTAAATAGTAGAAGAAATGGGATGGAGAAATAGGTTTACAGTCATATGTCCTCATGATTGGAGGCTCATCCATAAACCTGACACCTTCCTCCGCACATCTTATTACGATCAAATTCTCTACCTGCTCATCAGTAAGATCATATATCTCCTGATCGGTCATCTTATCAATTGTCTTCATCATCCTCATCCTCCGATATCGTTATAGCCTTTGTAAACTTTTGTTTATAGACCTCACTCATAAGGCAGGCGAAAGTCCTATCATTCATACTAGCCATAGTATTGGCCTCTACCATAAGATTCATCTCGATGTTCTTTACCGAGATTTCATAGTTATCATCATCTTCTTTACAGAAAATGACTTTACCACCATACTCGAAACCATCATCCTCGGCCTTAACCATATCGATGATCCTCTCTAACTCCTTTACAAATTTACTCTTTTTCATATGTGTAATTTTTATGTGTCTACAAAAGTAGACATTTTGTTTTTGAATTAAATTAAATAAACATTATTAATAGTTAATACGCTTAGGTGATTATATACCATTTTACACTAAAATCGTAAAATGGTATATAATCACCTTATCCTCCATATATCTTAAGCCCTTTTATATTGTATTTGCTTATATCCATACACAAATTACACCCTCCATGACAACAACACCACGAGCAAAAGGCTAGTCGCTCCTGCTCCGGCCTACCTTGAAACTCCACTGCCGCCCTATACCATGCCGGGGATAATACCCTGACCTTCTCCGGTACGGGCGGTGTCATGAGCACCGATCTCCGTCTTCCTTTGGCATCTTCCCTATTTCTCATTTGGGTTGTCCTTTAACAGCTCAGCTATCTTATCTTCCTTCAACATATTTTGCTTTCTCATGTTATCTACGACAAAGGCAGCGAACGCCATATCATACCTTTTCCTTAACTCATTGACAAAAGATTTGGCTTTTGATTCTACCATTGTCTCGATGTTGCTGTCTACAACTTTCTTCATCCTGCCTCTTATAAACTCGTCTACTGTCAACTCCTCATCCATATAATCTAACCTGAATCTATATTTCTTCTCGCTGGCGTTCTCGATGAGATCGCTCATTGATTCCCTCGCTATATCCTCAATTTTCTGTGATATCGGATTGGATATTTCTCTCATCAACTCATTCTTGAACTTTTCTTTAAGTTCACGTATTACAGCTAACCTGACCGAGCTGGTAAACTCCTCTTTCAACGTCGTTTCATTGTACATAGCTTCCTCGAATACATCTTCCAAATTTAATTCTACTTGAATTTTCATATCATTATATTTTAATAAATTATAAATTTTTTAGGCATATAATTATCATGTATTATTTCCCCTCATCTTTTAATATTAATTTCTTCCCGATCTTTTTAATTTTTGTCGGTCTTGATAATCGATAGTCTCTTTCTATCGGTCTATTAAGTACATCATCCTTGTGCCCCTTGTATCCTTTCTCGTAAGCACTAACCCTTGCGCAAAACTCAACCACATCGCCTGGCGATAAATCAGCACCACTAAATCCTTTTGTTAAATCGAACCACAAATGATCTGATACTATTTTGCTATCAAGTGTCACATCTTGTAAAAGCATCGTTTTTACAGGTCCAATGTATCCATTCCTAAATCCAAATCTAACAAAGGTTGCTGTAAACACATGGCGTCCTTTTGATCCTATTGTTCTCAATTCTTCTCTCATCTCCTTTCTTATTTTTTATTCATAAAACCAGTAATTTTCTTCAAATACCCTTTTGTCATCTCAATAAAGTTCACGCAATCCAGCTTGCTCAACTTGTAAATCAAAGCCGGGTTATGAATTACGGCTATAATTTGTGTTTGCGGTTTATGAAATGACAATACCTTGTACAGATCCATGATATTGTCAATATCTAAATTCCTGTCCGGCTCATCCATAAGGATTGTATACTCAAAATCCTTCTCCATTAATACCACATGATTGTCTTTGTAGTATTTTAAAAGATTGTCGATCCTGTTTGCCCAGAACTCATTTGACTTTTTCTTAAATTCCATAAGCTTCTGTATCGGAAACGCATACTCATCTTGGTTAAACACAAAATCAAAGAGCGAGTTCATGGCATGAAGGTTCTTCTCCCCAGAGGACCTAGATGCTCCATTCATATACAAACTTAAATTATTGATATTATCCAATATATCATCCTTTCTCATTTCAGTTTGCTGTAGGAGATGGAATACCTTCCCGATATAATCCGACTTAATACTGATCCCGTCAAGCACCTTGTCATCATCAAATATATCCGAGAAATACAATGCTTCTGACGGTAATTCAGAACACATCTTTTTCTCGCACAACATGTACTTCGATATCATATTCAGGAGGGTTGATTTCCCGCTCCCGTTCTTGCCTACAATCACATTCACGCCGGGCTTGAATATAAACTCAGAGCCATTTTTGAACGCTTTTATCTTTTGGATATATTTAAATGGAGTCTTCTTGTTGTCGTCTATCCTTATAGAAGTTATCATCTTATATGATTTTGTGTTGAATTATTTAAGCCTTTCATTAATTGCCAAATCAAATATCTTATCAAGATATTTCCTCATCTCCGCCGCCCCGATGATCGCCTTTCGATTCCCGAACGAGAGCCACGAAGTAATGAACCCACTGACCTCCGCGTCCCGCCCGGAATACCGCCTTGGGAACTGGACGGGATCGCTGGCAATAAAGTCGGCGGTTTCGTATTTGTCCGCCATGCATTTCGGCATGTCTACAAATTTGTCATTCATTGTTTATCCCTTCATTTGTTCGCATGCCAATCTTTCAAGTTCCGGTGTAACGTTGGTATTCATTATGCCTTTCAAGCAAGGGCATTGTCGCCAGACTATATCATAAATCTTTGACAATTCAATCAAAGCCTCATTGTTTGATTCAACTGTCATAATCCAATTGTCCGGCGATATCTCTATCTCCCTGCATGGTATTTCTTTCTTGCCTTTTGGCATATATCCGTTCTGATAGTCTTTTACATTACATCTACCAAAATATCTTCCAGTGAGTATTCCGTTTTCGTCCGTCTCAAACAACCCTCCTATCCATCCTATCTTATGGATGTTCTCCGTCCACGTTCGAGTGGCGAATAAAAACTTTTTTACAGGAACTTTTGAAAATGCATCAACATCATGGATACTCCCGTCCGGCTCTTTGAATATCGATGATTTTCTTTTATTCTGGCAACTCCCGTCTAAGCCTATTTTTTCCCATTCGCCATCGTCAAATCTCAAAGGAGAGATTATATCAAAACTGCAAAGTTTCTTGACGAGATTGATTTCAAATGGTGCCGAGAATCCGCTGTTACCATGAGAAGAGAACAGCGCGACAGCTTCTATTACCTGTTCGCGCATCCATTTGTTAGGACCGTCCTCTTCTTTGCTATATCCGGCTAATTCCAATTCTCTTATCGCATGTTTACATAAATTACTGTTTGCGATAATATACCGAAGAGCCTTCTTGTTGATAAGGCTCTTCTTGCTCATTTTCTTTACAATTCTTCTACTCTTTTTCATGTTTAATGTTATTTAATATTTTAATCACCAATCTCCTCTATCATTCGTATTGCGCCATGACCATCTGTTTCGCGAAATCTTTGTACGCCACTATTTTTCGCAGGTTTGCTCGCATTCGTATTTCCCCGATACCGCCGACCGGAGACAAGGCACCTGTATTAACACCTCTTCCCATGTTTATTCCTCCTTGTTATATAATTGCTTGTTTTTATATTCCAACATCCGCCCCATCTTCCCTAACCCAATTATCTGTATCGCAATGCCAACAATATCCTGTTTTAGAATCCTCTTTATGAGAATGAGATCCGCAAGTAGCGCACCAATAATTATCATCCGTATCGTATGCGTAGCTTTTATCCTCATGCATCTTAGCTACTCTGACCATTCTATCTTCTAGCAGTTCTTTTAGATAAGGGCATTCATAAGGTCTATCCTCCTCCCGTAATATCCAAAGCTCGATATCCGTCATCTCCCCCATCCTGTCCGTGCACATCCGCTCGGCGGCATGACGTACGCTATCTTCCGGCATCCCCGGGACTATCTCCCGGATCACTGCCTCCATCTTCTCTTGGTATTCGGTGTCTACCTTGACCACCAAATCCTCTAATTTATCTATTAAACTCATGATCTTTTTACCTCTTTATATATAACGTCTATATCATCTTTCCTATCTACATCAATACAATGGGTATCCTTACAGTAATAATTCTTACTATTATTAAATACGCATCCTTCACAACTAGCATCACTGGATTCAACCACCTCCAGTTCTACTTCTTTCGAACCAATATTATATTTAGGTAATTATATACTACTTTACACTATCACTAAAATAATAAAAGGACACATAACCATGTATCCTTTTATTATTCAATCATTTTTCTCATTTTTCTTTCCCTTTCCTTCTTTTTTAACGCTCCAAGAAAGAGTTTTCCGAAAAAGAGGATCACGGGGATCTATTTTTGGATTATAGCCGAATATGTTATCGGCTATTCTCTTCATCTCCTTCTCAATATCTTTATGTATTACTACTTCTATGTCTTTCTTTTTTCTCATGCTGCCATATTCTTTAACTGTGAATACCTTAATCGGTGTCCGATATTCTGCAAAAGTACGTCGAATCTTTCACATTCGGAAAGATGTTTGGTATTATACCTAAAAGCTGATGAGTCCACGTATCTTTGCAGATGTTTCCTAGACACCCAATGATGGACGCCCTTCAACGTTCTCTTTAGGTGTCCCCAGAATCCTTCGATCGTATTAGTATGTCTATCCCCAATGACGTAAGCGCCTTTCTTATGATAGACTACACCGTGATCGTATAAGTTCTTATCCAAATCCTTATAGGCATACCATTCATCAGAGAAGATGGTAGACCCCGGACATACAACATCATTGATGATCGGGATCAAGGTTCCGGCTTTCGTATCGTTAACAACCTTAGCTATAACAAAGCCTTCTCGTTGCAGCATACCAAATACCGGAACTTTGTCCTTACAACTCCTGCCTCTTGCGTTTCTTACCTTCTTACTACTATGCCTATTCTTATTCAATCCCCCTATATAAGTCTCATCTACCTCAACCTCTCCGTTTAGACATTGACTGGCATCTATATTGAAACAATTCTGGATACGTTGCAACATAAACCAAGCCGTCTTTTGTGTTATGTTAATGAACTTAGCCAACTGAACGGAAGAGACACCCTTCTTAGCGTTTATGACGATATAGCAAGCCAACATCCATTTCCTCAACGACACTTTCGTGTTCTCGAAGATCGTGTTTGTCCGGACGTTGAAATACTTCCCCGTATTCTTGCACTTGTATCGGTTTCCTTTGCATTTATAAACCTTTGAGTCTGGATCGTATGGAGATACGACATGATCGCCCCACCTCCTCTTTTCAAGAAAGTCTATACATGACTGTTCGGTTGGGAAGAACTTCACTAACTCATCAATAGATTTAAAATGATTCTGTTCAAACATAACGATCTGATTTTTACCTCATAAAGATAATAAATTCGTTCCAAACCAGCAATCAAACCATACCCTAATACAATCTCGTTAAAATTGTTTTAGTTTTAATTAGGATTGTTTAGAAATAAGATCGCTATATTTGAAAACAAACTTTAAAATCTAATGACATGTATGAGAATTTATATGAAGTAGAAAAATCTATCGATGAACCCAGATTTGATGCATACATCACTAATGGCCTTGATATTCATTCTATTATACCATTAAGTAATGGTAAAGAATCGCATTACATTATTGTTGATTCATCTATAAATACAGATTTTATATATCATATAGATTATTATTTAAGAAAACATTTTAATTCTGTTGGTATTGAATATAAATATTCAGAAGAATTTATTAAACAATCTCTATTAAAAGACGACCCTTCCCATTACACCGGATAGTTCTCCATCATCTTGCTCTATGACTTCAACATAATAATACCCTTTAAAACAAAATTTCTTCTGATTAGGGTTAGAGAGGAATTTCTTGTATTCTTCAAAACCCTCATCAGTAAGTTGATAAGTTCTTTTCTTTTTTTGTAATTCTTTCTCAGAACTGAGAATTTCTTTTTTTGTAGCCATAATTGTAATTTTTAAAAGTTAATAAATATGATAAAACAAAAGCGGGACTAGCCTAAATCTAATCCCGCTTTTATAATGACGAATGATGCTTTTATTGTTGATACCTAAGATATACAAGCTAATATAAACATAACGATAATTGTTAAAATTATATACCCTAGAACTAAGGATTTCATATTTTCAATAGCTCCATTCCCCGCTTTTTTCAGATCAGATCGTATTAATCCAAGTAGTTCACTGACATATTTTCGGGCTTGTTGATTTGCATCATTGATAATATCCTCTAAATCCTTATTCTCAACATTATAGTCATAACTATTGTTTTGACTATTATTCCCTGAATAAGTAGATTTGTGAGTCGAGTACTTTTGCTTAAATTTTCTATACTCTATATCATAAAGATGTCTTTTATTAGAGTCTGATAAAATAGCATAAGCCTCATTGACATCTATCATCTGTTGAGTCGTATCTGTATTTGGATTTTTATCAGGATGCCATCTGATACTCATCATCCTATAAGCTTTCTTTATCGTTAAAGAATCCGAATCAAGAGCAATATCTAATATGGCGTAATAATCTTTAAACATAATCTCCTCATTCCTTTTTAAAAATAGCTCTCAAGGCTCCTATTAGCCCTATGACTAGAAATATACCCAATACTCCGGGGCCACCTCCACTCTTTCCTCCAGAGTGTACTATAGCTGCAAAAAGAAAGATAAAGATTACAATAACAATAGCTCCTACTACAAATTTAGAAATGTTGTTCATGATTATTTATATTTTGTCCTCCCTGTCCCCTTCGTTCGGTGGTTTCTAAATAAAAGAAGCGTGGGGACTGTTGGATGTTACCGTATTTGAGGCTCTGGACTGCCCACCACCCGATAACAAACAACAGCCCCACGCCTTATGATTGTGTATAGTTTGCCCCTAAAGGTAATAATACAACAACATAGGCGTAGGAGGCATCTTTGTCTATTATCCCGAGTGGTTGAAATTGTCCAGATTTCAAATACGAGATAATATCTTAACGCTTCTACGTCTTTATTCTAATACGTGGGACAAAGATAGAAATATGAAAAATTAAAAACAATTTAATTTGTATTAATTTCTCTCAAAACACTAAATATCGGTTTGATTATTGTATAGTTATTTGAAGTTTGTCATAGAGATGACAATAGTAATGTAACTTGCAATAGTTACAAAAAAAAGAGGAGGCTTTATTATGAGCAATTACTCAGAAAAGCTTCTGGATCTTATTTTTAGCAAAGGTTCTATAGCTAGAGGCATGAACCCTAAGTTGTATCGAAGAGATTGTTACGGCAATCTCATGTTTCGACGCTCTTATGGCAAGTACACTGAATTAGGGTGGAATGTTGACCATTCTAAACCTATTGCTAAAGGAGGAACAAATAGCATTCGCAATTTACAACCCATGAATTGCTTTGCCAATTGTTCAAAAGGAGCCAGATATTAAGCTTTAGACAGTATGTCTATTTTGACATACTGTCACCTCCTCTCTTTATTTCTAACAAACTCAATACCTATTAGTTTATGACTGTTGGTGATAATTATTGATAGGGAGGTGTAAACTGGTATATAATTACCTACCTAAGTTTAAATCACTTAATGTTAATACCTTTTTATCCAATAGATCAATAAGTAGCATCGCTCTCGACTCTACCTCTGTATCTCCAAATCCACTATACACTTCTGTTTGTGAATCGTAAACATCGTATCGAACATAGGCAGTTTCGTAATATTCGCTATCCTTATTCGGGAAATATTGTGTCAACTGCAACCAGTCATCCCATATTTTTGATTTACTGACATTTATCATACTTGGTAGTATCTCTTCAAGTTCATGACTCATATAAGCCGGTATGAGGTCGCCTTCTTTTCTATATGAATACCTCATTGTATTTTGCACAACTGAATCTATCTGGGTTTCCCCTCCTTTCATCTCTTTCACAAAATAAAATTCCGACTCCGAATTTACGCCCAACTCATGCAACTTTAGCGCAAGCTCATAAGGACATATAAAATTTTGATATTTCATGTTATTCTATATTTTCGTTTCTGTAATCCCCGGCATAGTCTAACCATACCCTGTAATCATTTCTGTACTTGGTCGCCTTTATTTTCATATTCCGGTATATATCCTTATTCGCATTTTCGCCAAGTACTCTCCTTACCTCCTTCTGTAAGACCGCCCCAATAAGAGGATAGACGTCCAAATAATTGTCTTCACACTTCTCGAAATCTATTACCTTGTTCCCTATTGCCCGCTCCAATGCCTTATCCATTGCCTTTATGATGGATTCTTGCACATTTTTATATCGATTGATAAAATCCTGTCTTATAGATACCATATCTCCTTCTTTAATACTCATATTTTCTTACGTATTTATATGTTATTTTATTACTCAACCAAGCCAACGAGCAAGGGCTGCGCCTTGTCTTCCCCGACCGCCTACCCATATACGCCGGCTCCACCGGTAACGCCACCCATGACATCTTGGATGTTTCTCCCGTAAATCTGATAGTGATTGCCATAGCTCTCAAATGTTAGTTGATATCTGTTTAATCCCATCCTAATTGTCTCGCAACACCCTCCATCTCGCTATATGCGATCCTGTGACATCCAGCAACCAATATATCATTCTTATAGCTATTGATCTTCCATTTGTGACCGGTTGTATCCAATACCATATCGTGTTGGAATTTACTGCCATTATGGAAGAACTTTATCAATTTCCAAAGTCTCTCAGCCTCAGCTCGTCCTATCTTGATATTCTTACTAGTCTCAATTATGCCATTCTTGATGCGAAGCCATACGTTAGGCTGGTCATCCTCCAAATAATAATGTAGATATAATTCCAGAATCTTGCCAGACTTCCACATCTCGATCTGTTCTTCAAATTTTTTCTTGCGATCTTCTTTTTCTTTTCTTCTTTTTTCAAAAATTAAAGCCTCTTTTTTCGCCTGACTGTCTTCCCATCTCTGACATCTGGCCACATACTTAGCCCACGTTCCTTCACCACAAATCTCATCTACTATCACATTGGTCGTTCCTAAAGTTTCTAACGCTTGATGATTTAGCAATACCTCAAACACACGCTTTAACTCATGGACATATTCACTTTTAATCTTATCCGATTCATAAGATAACTCATGTTTAGTTCCGATCCAGGTGTTTGCACTCTTTTTAAGAAGGCTCTTGGGAGTACCCATATTAAAGAACTCAATATAATCCATTAGACTTCTAAATACTCCCCAAACATCCCTATAAGACAGGCTTGTTCTAACCTTCTTGTATTTCTCGATAACCTCTTTGATAAGCTCCAATCGACTGGTGATAAAAGCCATGCTGCCATCATCAGACATATTATATCCAACAGAAAATACCTTTGAACCAGTTGGTATTGCACTACGAACACAACGTTGATGTTTACAGGTAGAAGAAGAATAATACTTATCGTTAAGCAAATACGCCTTTTCACCACACTTATTTCTTACGATTCTTCCAACCTCAAAATGATAACCATAAGAATAAATACTTCTACCTTCAAAGAAAAGATTACTACCTCTTGCGGATTCTTTCTTTTCGTTTGCCCACAAATGAGCGACCATAGAGTTGTTCATATCTATTAAGTTTTGAGTGTTAATTATTGATTATACTTGCTAAAAATAACATCGACACAAGTTCCGCCAATAGCGTTTGCGTCATTATACGAATAAAAACCTTCTGTTCCCCAATCCACACCAACTGGACAACCATCTGCATGTTTTACAAAGTCATCAACTTCTTGCGCTTCCTCGTTAGATATTCCAGTGTAGTCACCATTAATCAAAGCCCCAATCCAATAAATCGGAAGCCTATATCTTATTATCTCTATATTCATAACTTTATCAATTTACAATTACTACCTTTTCATTCTATTTTATTCAATGGACCGGCATGCGCTTCCCCATTCTCATAATAAAGCTGACCCTCATACTGGTTATGATGAAGCTCCTCACGTATCGCATCTTCATCGTCAGCCCAATGTTCATATTCCTCATGCCATGACTTGAAGAAGTTATCATAACATTGTCTCATCAGATCCTCTAAAGAAAAACCCTCCGGATAAGTACACCATACATTGTAATAATCAATTATAGGTTTCAGGAGATAATAATCATAACACATCCCTGTCAATGGGCAATTATCTCCATAGTCAAACATCACCCTACTATACTTGTGCCTGTATTTGTATTTCCCATCAATATATTTACCTGACGTGGAGAAATACTTGCCCTTGATAATATATGGCATAATATTGTTGTTGATATATCTGAACAGTAATTTGCCGCATAGATTCTCAGGGAATATATCACGATGATAATCTGTAGGATGTTCATAAATAGGATCTTTGTATTTAAACTCATAACTAAAATCATATCTCTCGTATCCAACCTCCCAACCATAAACCTTAGTATCTGTCAGATCTTCAAAGGCTTCCATTGACTTTTTATAGTCTATGTCATAAGCATCCATACATTGCTCCATTACATTCCAACGCTCACGCTCTATGATCCTTTCTTGTGAGTCTTTTGACAGCTCATCAAACTCATACAGTTTTAATACAATCTCTTTCATAATCCCTCCTCTTTTAATATAACTAGATCCCTAACGTCAATCGAATGACTTACGTACCTCCTTATGTTCACGTTTAGAGATATGATTGTGGCTATTCTCACGAACCACCACAATCCAGATTCAGATATTACTCATCCTTTATCTTTACGAATGGGTTTTCTACATAAAACTCCACTACATCCTTAGATTTTATAGATGTCACTATACCGGTGGTATCCACAAATCCATCCGTTTCATCCATTGTCAAATCTTCTATTTTATCTCCCGGCAGAAAACAAAGATTATAGTCTTGATCAATATACATAATCATCTTTAACCTAACCATGTCATCAATGATGCCTTTCATTCTCTCTACAACATCTAATTGATCATTAGTAAGCATTAATTTACTTTTTGAAGATTTTACTAATCTCATGTCTCCATTCTTGTCAACTACAGTTAAGTCATTGAATTTATACACATCTTCACATGTTCTGTAATATGTTTCCTTACAATAAATTTTTCCTTTATTATCTATTTCAACATCAAAATGTTCCAACTTATCCTTGACAGCTCTTCCGTTTTTGTATTTCCACACATCACCTATTGGAGCGAATCCATATAATGACTTAAAAACATCATATATTGATAGTTTTGTCTTAGGGATGCTCTTACCCTTTTTAAAACATCCTTCGGACGAATAAAATAATTTCCCATCTAATGTCTTCTCAGTCCTACATCCTCCCCATGTTCCTACATATCTAACTACTCCATATGTAAAACTGATCAAGATTTTATCAATCTCAAACCACTTTAATCTTTCTGACATATCGTCAAAAAGATATCCACTCTCTAAATAAACTGACAAATACTTTTCCATTTCCATAACAATTTATTTTTTAAAATTAAATAACATCATTTGCCTTGATCACTGTCAATCTCAATACTCCTCTAAGTATCATGGTTTTCATGATACAACTCATAATATTACATTGAACTTCTCATTTAAACAATCTAAAGCTCTTTGATACTCCTCTTCCTTGTCGAACTTAATTTGAGCACTGTTCTCCAAGCCAAAAGACAGGTAAAAGGATATGACCCAGCCCGACCCGTCCACGGCCTGCCCCTTGGGTGCCCACGACATCACCTGCTTCTTGGATATATACCAATTCCCTATCTGCACGAAGTCAGGATAGTTGTTAATCAAATACCTTATCTGAATATTCAGATAATCCATATTATCAAAATAAATTATGTGATATTTGTTTCTTATCCTTATCTTCAAAAAGGGATTATCCCCGTAATACGCAGCGAAGGCTGACACCACGGAGATAGGGTATCTAACGCCTTTTATTATCACCCATTTCATATACAATACCTCCTTATATTAAACTATTTAATATAAATTCATCTTCCTCCGTTCTCTCATTCATAGGCTTATTTTGTACCGTTTTGACAAGATCAAGCACTTCATCCCAAGTCCTTTCTGATAGCGTCCCATTATTTATGCCACAACATCTACATCCACTAGAAAATACCGGTATCATACTTCCATCACACATCCTAACGAATTTATATCCTACATATTCATTGCATAAGAAACATCTTCTTACTGGGATAAACCTTATTCTACCTCTATTAATGATATTTATTAATACCTCACGATTCATATTATTCCCCTAATTTACGTTTAACCTCTTTGACATACATAGGAGAATGCAATCCCCTATGCAACTTTATAGCCCGATCTATATCCTTTTTAGGATTGTGGTGAGATTGATATATCTCGAACATTTCCCTAGCCTTGACAGGATTCGTTCGATCTTCGTACCTATATCTCCTTTTCTCTCTTTTAAGGCGTAATATCCTATTAACCTCATCAACGTATATCCTTTTCATTTGCCACCTCCCTAAGGCCCCGGATGAGGCGTTATACGCCCGATCGTCGTTCCTTGACTCCACGAAAGATAGGGCGGCCGCCAGCTTATCCCATACCCTTGCCTCTACCACGGCAGGCCTTGGGGCGTGGGGCAAGCCACCGCTCCCTTTTGGCGGTGTCAGTATCACCATAGCCATCATAAGCAAGTATCTTGTCATATCTTATCCATATCAAAATTATTACTCACGATTTTATCACCTATGTTAATCTCCCCCATATCCAAGATATTTATATTATTTATTATACTCCTTACCCAAAAAGAGGATATAATAGCAGAATATTATGATATTAAGACATAAGCCTGTCTATTACCATACCACCATATTTATCCTCCGTCCAATATCATTCGTATCAGTACGCAACTTTTATTATTATGGTTATAAATACACTCAATCATCCCTTTTTCAAGCCGCTATCGCCATTAAGATTATCAGCTATACCCAATATCTTCGAAATAAGAGCCTTTTTAGGCTTATACTCGTCGTTTATGCTTATAACCGAGTAGTTGTATACCACGCCTTCTTTCGAGACCTCCACGCCTACGTATTTAGGCGCAACGGCATCCCTATGCAACACGATAAACGGGTTTTTACCGTCCAGATCATTTATCAACTGGTTAAACTGCCGTCTCGTCATCTGATAGTGATATTATTTCCATGTTATAAATGCGATCTCTCTTTACCCTTATCTTCTCGCATAGCTCATCGAAGCATCCATCTTCTTCTAGCTTATCAACATAATATGATACACTTGATTTAGAGCTTCCTTGAAGATATACATTTCCTCTTATATTCCTTGAGAAAAAATTAGGTAAGACCATCTTTTGTCTCTTATCCTTATTATCCATATAAGATATGACAACAACCCATAATTCTGGTTCCCGTTCTTTTACCGATAACATAAGATCGAGACCCGATTGACCATTGATATTCCTCCTGCCAGTTTCGTTATAACGAAGAATAATATAATCATCCGCTTTATCATCCTCAATCATCACGACCATAGGACTATTACCCTTCCCATTATCACATAATACTCTTGCCTCTTTTCCGTTACGTAGATATACCTTATCGTAATCTCCGTTTTTGTATATCTCGAAATCAAACTCTATTACCATTTTATTTCCTCCTATTGATATATTGTTGCGTACGTCCTTCCTCTATCTTCTCGAAATAGAACTTATTCCCGTATAACCTTGTAAAACAGATGTTATACCCGAAATGCTCCGCACGTCTGATTTGCGCATAACCTCTACTGATGTCCTTATCATCAATCAGCGTAACAAAACAATGTGATCCTACTTCTGTATTCAAAACCAGATTTTCCCAATCTTTTACCTCCATATCAAATCTCCTTAAATAATTTTTTGTTATGATTATCGCTATTATACCATTTATCAATATTATCGTACTGCTTTGGATAAACCCCATAAGACCTACACCACCTAGGTAACGGCCCGTTCAGCACGTCTAACGCCGCCTCAAGGTCAAACGTAGCTTCCTCCTTGACACAACACCCCGATCCACTTCCACAGCTCGGTATATAAGCTCTACTATACGCTACGCTCATCCCATATTCCCCATGACTCAGATACCCGATGTTGGGTGAATCAGGGAAGGCGTAATACAACATCGTATAATCACCCTTACTCCAACCTCTATTATAAGTATCATCCTGCCATGCGAAAACCCTGCAACCGGCTTCTTTTAATTCCGCTGCCGCTCTTTTTAAAATATTATCTTCCATACTACTTACATTTAAGTTATGCCAAGGTGCCGGGAACTGACCCCGGATCATATCCGCACACGTACGATTATGATATATCCTTCCACCCCGCCAAGGTCATGGTCACAATATTAACAAACTAAAATCTAATGTTCATATCATTACACATCTTAAAGAAGACCTCCCTTATGATCTTTTTATACAAGATGTATATCTCATCATCATCATCATCGAACTCCACTTCCCATGAACGTAATAAATATCTGATATCGCAATCCGCTATATGAATCCTGAATATAGACGGAACGCTCATTATGTAGTCCTCGAAAGCTTTCTTAATCCCATCCCTTTTGATATGTTCTTTATACTCATCCTTAAACACGTTAAGCATAAAAGCCAGATACTCCCTATCATATCTAAACTGCTTTTTGTAATTATCAGTATCTATATGATCTAGTATATATATTTCTATAGCGTCCCTGTCGTATTTTGACATACCTCTTCCTCCTGTTTTTGATATTTAATGACCCTTTTCTCCCCATACGCCTTCGCTAACTGAATAAGCTGGCCGGTAAACACCTTGGTACGGTGTCTTACAATCTTATCCACCAACTCCGGGCATCTGGTTCTCCATCTATAATTAACCTCGCCCTTAGCTTTCTTCTTGTAATATCTGTAAAATGTTACGGCCACTACCACTTCTCCATCTTGTTCAAAAGCCACTAAATCGTAATTGTTGTAAACTATTTCGTTCATGTCGTTATTATTTTTATGTACTTAATCACCTCTTCTGGTAAGGATGCTAGATCCTTAACTCTTTTACCGAAATCGTATGAATGTCTCCTATATGGATAATAATCACCAACATATATTCCTATTCCTTGTGGATGAAATGGATTTTCGCTGCATGCAAACACAGGATAATATACCAACCCACTACTATCTTTACCCTTATCACTTACACATATTATCGTGTATCTATCTATCTCCCCATCGCCAATATCATACACCCTTACTTTTACCTTCACGCCATTGGCGTTTGTTATAACATTATTCATACGCACCTCCTTTGTTGTTCACGATCAAACTAATCTATCTCCCTACCATATATAGTATACGATCCACACCAGCCACGATTCTCATTCGAGACCCTAATATGATCTACAGGCTTATCTCCTGCCATACAATTAGCGTAAGATAATACCTCCGACATGTTTCTGAACCCGGAATCCGCCGCCGATTTTATAAGTTTCCGATCGCACCCGAATACCCATACCTTCATAATATCCCTTTCCTTTACAGTTCTTCTTATACGCATAATCTTGCCATAAAATAAATAAACATAAAATCTATTCTCTCTTTGTTATCATCCATCCTATGCCCGGTGATCTCAAAAACAACCCTACGCTTTTCTATAGTCTGTATATTATCTAACTGAATAGCTATGTAAGGATATTTCATAACTTTCTCTCTATTGATGTTATACAAAATAGCGTTGACATCTTGCCTGCGAAAATACATATTTACCCCTATATAGCTGGCAACCAAAAGACATTCGTCTATTACCCCATCAGTATCGAATAGCAATAACATATCATCCTTCTCGATAGTATATTCCATATCAAGGATCTTGATACGTTTGCTTCCGTCCTTCTTATCTGATATAAGAACCTCTATCATATCCTTATCAGTCGTAAGGATATAATACGCCTCGTCCTTTGTAATATTATTACGAAGATAAGACAGTATCTCATCTTGTAATTTTATAATCTCGTCCATGTTATTAGTATTGGTTATTATATACTATTTTACACCATATATGTTGTAAAACATACACATGTTATTTAATTTCACATTCTTCTTTTCTAATTTTGTCTCACTCAATCGAATCATATAGTCCCCTGTCTCGGACAAGACGGTTGAGCAAAAGAGGTCTTTGATATAAGGTTTTACCCTAAAAAAAATATTCGTTGGGTAAGTAAAATCAAAAACGTTTTGTTTAGTAAAAGAATCCGGCGATCTCACTCTTGAGCAACCGGTAGAGGGTATTGGTGATACCCAGTATGATGTTTCGTACAAATGCATATCATTTCTCATTTTTTTTTGGTGTAAAATGGTATATAATCACCTTAGTATTTTATATTACCACGCCAAAGGAAAGAACGGCAGCCGACACCCGCAGCCTACCACGCCGTGACACCGCCGCCCGTTCCCCTTGGTGTTATTCTGCCACCTCTAATTTCCCGTAATAAGGATAGAAACAACCGTCTCGATAAACCGAATATCTGAGCGTTTTATCCTTTGCTTCATAGATGGAAACACAACCGCTGTTATAAGCGTTGGATAGTTCTTTTGCTACAAATCCGCCTATTCGTTTATAGGTTTTAGGCGTATCCCTCAACGGCCTGCCTACATATATTTTTACTCTCTTGCACTTCTTGTCGCCTACGTATATATCCTTTCCACTAAGCTCCATTAAATACATGAATCTCATATCAACCGATTTTAAATCCAACATTCCTCTATCTCTATCTCCATATGATCCGCCCAATCACATCTATCAACGTCCTCGCCATCCTCAAAGTAATAGTAGGCCCATACCTGTACGCCTCCTACCTCTATATATCCATCACTTTTCCATTCTATCAACCCGTCTTGCCTTACCACGTTGGTAGGCTCAGCCCCCAGCGACAGCAACTCATTTACTATACTACCGCCAAATACGTTTCTCGCTTCTTCTCTTGTCATATCAATATCAGATTTTAATATTATACTACCGCCAAATGGGAACAGGGACGGACGACCAGCGGGACCTACTCCACGCCATCGCCGCCCCCGTTTTCCCTTGGTCCCCTCCGCATCACCCCATACTAATAAACAATATCCACCACCAATAACACCATACCCACCATCACTCACAACTGCCTTGCCTTGACGGGAAACTCCTACCACTTGCAAACTTTTACATTTGATCGGAAGATACCCCTTGCTTGAAAGGCGTTTTCCTTGCTCGAAAGGTGTTTCCCTTGTTTGTTGGTGTTTTTTCTTGTTTGGAAAGGTTTTTCCTTGTTTGGAGGTGTTTTTTCTTGTTTGGAAAGGGTTTTCCTTGTTTGGAAAGGTTTTTCCTTGTTTGGAAAGGTTTTTCCTTGTTTGGAGGTGTCCCATCACGCAAATCCCAAATCTCCCTCGAAATTCCCACGAAAACCCAAGACCTTCCGATACTTTGTTCCACGTGGAACGCTGATTCAGTCTAGGATATCGAGGTCTTTGTTCTTGATTGCCTTATACACTTGCTTTATACAATGGATTGATAATAAAGCCAATAAAATAACTATGATTAAAGGCAGGGCGTCGCCAGTAGCTATAACATACCGCCCTAACTCAAACGCCATGTACCCACAAAACAAGGTAAGCACAAAATATATCAATACTCCCATAAAAATATACAATAAGTAACCACGATTTTAAAACAACACTCAAATAATACAACCAATTGAGTATCAACAACATAATATATATCAACCCCTAGAGCTACCTCTAAGGAAAGATAAGCCCAGATATAGATAAAAAATATACAATAAGTACCGCCTATTATATACCTTTTAGGATCGATTCAAGCGCAAATCCATACATAAGGACGCAATTCACCCGTCCGTATGGATATAGATATATACAAAATAATACATAATAAAGTATTTTACTTACACATTTTCGATCAGGGCTTAAAATTTGCCGCATCAACACTTTTATGTGTAAGCAAAACATATACATATACTATCACTTTGTAAAATATAGGCACAAAAAAAGCCCTTTCGTCCTATATCACTACAGTACGAAAGGGAAAACTTTAAAATCAAATAAAAACAAACGACCTATTGTCGCAATTTGTTTGCCATGTAGCTAACACGTTTGCGCCTACATTTATCAGATTCCCTGCTACAATCTAATTTATTTGACTTGTATAGTTCTTTGGTAAGCTCAATATAAAACTCAATTTGAGACTTTCTTATAGCTTCTAAAGCCTTTTCTTTTTGAATAGATAGTTTCCTATTCAAATTATCAAATTTCTTTTTGTACATAATATATTCATTTAATTACGCCAATAAGAATACAGCACGGCTATGAAGGCACAAAGCCGCCGTTATCAATACAGCTAGCCGGACACACCACACCCGCCCGTCTCCATTGGATTGTCCCTTTGCCCCGAACGAACGAAGCCAAATACGTACATACGTTACCCGTGATACGTACCGATAAGGCGTAATTAATCCGTCAATTTAAAGCAGATCAATTACCCTTGTAAGGGTATGTTACTTGTTAGTCGTGCGTATAAATGGTATTTAAGCAACCCAAATAAACGCCGCTTTGATACATTGGCACGGAAATAACCCCGTTATCCACTACATACGTGCTACTCTCGCAACGTACATACATACGCCCTATACATGCGTATATACACCAATGTACCCCGTATTATAATACGGCCTATTAAGGAGACCTTAACGTATTAACCCGACTTACAATAAGGCCAAAAGGATAACGGTACGTCTCCAGACTGGCAACGCACCCAAATCACATTGTTAAGCGGCGATCTATCTATACATGCTATCGATACCCTACCAACATGTATATCCTTATTGCAATATGTTAAATAACTCGCTATTTTAGTCTGAGTCCAGTTGCGCGACGGGGACGCAATAGCATGCAACCGTGACGGGCTATTATAGCCCGCCTAATTATCTATCATTTTTAGGGTGTGTTAGGTAGTAAGTGATACATTTGGAGATCAAATTATATGTGTATCGCTTGATAGGTATAGCTACTTTGGCAATACGTTTATCCGATCCGTTAAATACCTCATAGTAAGGTACGCTATCCGTGTCGCTGTATGCTACAGGTTCGCAATATCCAAAGCGTTTATGTGTATTACCTAATACGGCTATACTGTTTACCTTATCCAATGGCAATTTGCTATTGTCTACCTGATCTTGCTTGTCGTAATATTCTCTCTCAACTTCTTTGTAGGCGCAAAAAGTATCATTGACACGTGGAAGTATCTCCTTACAAAGTTGTATCACAATTTCTTTATCTTTAGCCAAAGCAACTAAAGCAGGTACAATAGCTTTATCTACTTTAATATCGTTATCCTTCAATATTTCGTTGATCTCTTTTCCAGACTTAAACAGGTTACACCATGCTTTTACAGCACCCGTTAACGTTTTTTCACTTGCCTTCTTTACCTCGCTTTGTACTTTAGTTAACTCTTTATTTGTCATTAGATTTTACCCATACCTTTGGGATTTATATTGGCTTCTGGTACGCCCGTTTGTTAATATTGTTATCTCACATTGCAAATATAATACATGTTTTATTATCAAACAAATATTTTACAATAAAAATTCAACTATTATATATAATAAAACTAATCAAATATAAATGTATATTAAAATATTGGTTTATATCATTGATAATCAACAATTTAAATTAAAAATAAGCATTCCTTTTTAGGCTAGCTAGTCGTTTTCCGTCCTATTTTTTGATTTCTGCGGATTGGGGGGGGCTGGTCCAAAAAACGGCAGCCCGGCCGGGCCGATTTCGGGGAGGTGGTCCGTCCCGCATAACCAATCCCCTTATAATCCAATTATTTTATTATATTTGCGATATAATTAAAACATAACATATTATGAATAAAGAAGTTGAATACATGGGGGGGGGATATTTTAACCCTCAGATAAGGAGGGGGTATGTTTAGGCGCAGGACTTCTTCTCCAGGTAAGATCCACTACCGTGTTAATATAAACAAGAATATGTGTCTTGGCGTTGTAGATATATATATTGATGGGAAGCCATATCAACCTGGTTTTAACGGATCTTATCTTGATATATATCGCGATAAGAAGATAAAAACTATAAGCATAAGTGGCCAGATATCATATCTAAATCCGAAAAATGAGTACAATGTTATTTTGGGCATAAGTGGAGGTATTATAGAAGGAACCCTTACGTATCAATATAATTCGGGTATGCATTGCGAGTTGGCTAATAAGGTGATATACGGGAATAGGATAACTAATTTTGTTCCTGTAACGGTGATAAAAGATCCTGGGAAGATCATTAATTTCACTTACAGATCTGAATTACAGACTCAGGTTTTAGATGAAAGTTATGTAAGTTGGGATGGTGATTATGTATTAAACGATAATTGTATAGTAACTGATCTTTGTTCGGGATGTGAATCTTATGCCTATGGGAAAAGTTCTCATGGTAACTATCGAGTAACGGTAAGGATAGTGTAATCCCAAGGGAAGGAGGGAGACCTCGTCCTTCCTGCCCTCCCCCGTCCTACCACCGCCTCCCGTTCTTTTTTGGCTTCTCCATGTATTGTCTTTGACCGGATATCAAAAATTCATATCTTTGGAACAAAACTAAAATCATGTTTAGAGACATACTTCATAAGATCAAGATCTTCTTCTGCGATGACGATATCGAGAAGATATATGTAAGGGATAGTACGGTTATCCGCAACAACGAGATACATAAGATGTATGATGAGATACTTAATGAGCTAGGTGATTTGGCCACTGTCGTGTCTAGAAACTACGTATATGGTAGGATAAAGGACAGGACGGGGTTAAGTATCCGTCATATCAGTAGGATAATAAACCATACTAAAGTCGAGGAGATATGATTAAAGACGTAATGGAGAGGGATATGATAAATGAGATATCTACGTTGTTTGTAATGATATTCACGTCAGGGTTGATGTTTGTCATGCCGATATTAGATATAGGGTATAATGATATCCTTGTCATAATAGGATTCGGGATAATACTATCTTTTATGTTAACCATAATCCCGATCTTGCTTTCTTATGATATAAGGGATGAGATCATTGAGTTGATTGGTGATATGGATAGCCAGATCGTGGTAGATACTTCGGTATATAAAACGAACCTGCCCTAAGTAATTCCTAGGGCAGGTTTGGTATAATTATCATAGAACTATCTCCCAGTCTTCGGCAAATACATCACTGATGGATGGAACCCATGAATCGGCACGCCCGGTATTCTCGTTGTAGATAAGGCATTGACTGGTATAGTCAATGAATCCTTTGCTTTTCAGAATAAGGTCTTTTGCCGATTGAGGAAGAGATTGCATCTTAGGGATGATGTCGCTATCGATATGAGCTGGCACTTGTTTGAATACCATCAAACCTTTACCGTTCCAACCACTTCTACGAACAGCCCCACCTTGTTTTAACACTTCGATAGCATCACCGAAGCACATTACGGATGAATCATCGGCTTTATCGTATGTTTTCTCAAAAATGTCCGGCTTGCAAGGATAAAACTCCCCGTTTACTCCCTTGATGATGTAATCACCTACATTGGCTTTCATAACACCTTCAAGGGTTTCTATACTACAATCAACAGAAGGAGGTATCCCATTATCAGCGTCACCTTCCCTAATAACTTCTATTTTAACGCTATCACCAGCGAAATCCTTGATCTCATCATTATTAAAGCCTTTCCATTTTACGGCTTCTATCACAATTGGTTTCTTTACATATCTATTCATAATTTTACGATTTAATATATTATTATCTTTTGATATACCTTTCTATAAGATCTATTGATAGTTTAGCTCCCAGCTCCTCCTCCAATAGGTTAAGGTAGTTCCGGTGCAGGCATCCGCCCCGCTCCACCTCCCTAAAGCCGGCCCCGTCCCTGATCCTGACCATCCCTTTCCTTGGATCCATGTCGATAAGATCCCGAAGCTCGTTCATATTCTTGAACCGGTTCTCTATTACCTTAAATACATCGATCTTAGGTCTCTTATCCTTATCCTTGGACTTTATTTTAATTCTTCCACTCATATCAATTATCCAGTAACTTTACATGTAATATGATTCATATTATTATTACCGCAATAAGCGCACATAGATACGTAGGGAGAATATACTCTTCCACATACCGGACATCTCCATCCATACATAACAGGATTTGTTTGTTTGTCAATTTCTTTCAAGCCTTCATTAGTAGTGGATGATGTATTTTTATTTCCCATATCATTCGTTATTTATCTTATCTGTACTTCCAAATCCATTATCCCCTCTATCAGACTTTCCAAGATCTTCTAATGACTCCACTTCTTCCCATACGATACGTTCCCTTCTACGAATAAGAAGTTGTGCTACCTTACCACCGACATTACAATAATAAGGACTATGCCTATCCATTTTTCTGTGAACTATTATAATCTCCCCGCTATATCCTTCATCAATGGTAGCAGGGGCGTTTTGCATAATTAGCTCGCTATTAGTAAAACCACTACGTGGACGGATTTCCATCTCATAATCTTCAGGTAGCGCTACATGTACACCAGTATGATATATGATTCTTCCATTATCAAGTTCTATATCCTTAACGAACAAATCCATACAAGCATCCTGTTTATGGGCATATTCAGGCAGTTTAGCCCCCTCTTCCAGCCAGATATTGACCTTACATGTATCTATACCATCAAGTAACTCAACTGCATCTTTATAGCTCATAGGTTGCTCTGATGCCAATGAAATGGCTCTTGCCAATAAATCTTTAATCTTACTCATTTTATCTTGTTTTTAAATTCTTTCCCCTTCGGACATTGTAATTTACATTCCTCTCCACAAGCGGAACAGTTGGGTCTCATTCCGGGAACTCCTCTTCCCCCGTACGGCCAGTAGGCGTAATCGCAGACGCTCCAGAACGCCTCCATCGCCTTGATCTTGGCATCGACGGTTATCTTCTCCTTCACCTTTTTCATGCTTTTCCTGAACTCGTCTTTCATATCCTTCCCTTCTATCTGTCTGGCTTTACGTCTCTCGTTCCACCAATTGTAGTAGAATTTGTCCGCCATCTTATAAGCTTCGGGGTCAAATTTATCACGATGCAGGATAGGTGCGTCCTTGATCTTTCTCAAATTCCTGCCACAAACATAAGCAAGCCCGGCGTACGGAGGTATGTCCTTAGGATCAACCAACCCATCAGGAACGCAGTAGTAGAAGTAGTTGGGGCGGCCGTACCTGACCCAGTCCCCGGTCTCGTATAGGGCTTGCTTCCGTGCCTCGAACCAGCCTTGCATTACTTGGTGCTTACCCTCTTTCTCGAAATCCTTGTTATAGTCAGCCAACGAGATCTTCACCTCAACCTCATAAGCGTACATGGATCTGGTTATAGCCAGATAATCGGACTCCCAATTATAGACATACAAGTTGTTTATAATCCATCTAGGAGATACCAAGAACTGTCTGTTAATGATATCCAATATCCCTCTTTCAGTGTATTCAGCACCTTTATTTGATTGCCGTGTTCCCATCTCCTGTCAGAGGATTATTCCTTAACCCAACCGCCATTATAGCGTTCGATACCAATCTCCGTAATCCACCCATATCCTTATCATGGAACGAGAAAGTAGTTAAGTTATGTGATTCAGTAATCTTATCATAAGACTTTATCATCAACACAGCCACATACTCACCAATCATCTTCCCATTCATGATATCAAGATCGATTATGCCGTGATCTATTAGATCAACCACATCCCATCCTGATGGTAGATACGTTTTTATCCGATTAATGTCCATAGCAAATAGTATTTATAAAAAGGAGGGTCGTGCTACCCTCCTATAGATTACACACGAAAAATAGAACTGAAAGCGATCTTAAGCACGTAAGATTTTATTAATTCCCGTAGGCTGTCTACCGGTTATCGTTAATTACCGACCTACGGGAATATGTTTAAGAAAACACCATGTACCCCAATCCGGAATCGAACCGAAATTTCATCGTTAGGACCGACGTGTTCTATCCATTGAACTATTAGGGCATATGTCCTTATTCTCACGAACCAGGACATCAAACGTCTAAACTTTAAAAAACCTAATGACAAAACTCTATGCTAGTTTTTCCTTAAAAAATAGCGTGGACCCGGCCGGGCTTGAACCGACAACCTTCTGGTTATGAGCCAGTTGCTCTTACCAATTGAGCTACGGGTCCTAAATACACCACATCGGCTTTCACAAGAGGATGTGGATAGGAATTTCTCGAAGTTTATATAGTAACTTTATGAAACTATTGTCCAACATTCTAGCATATAGCACCAATCCTCGAACGGGAACGTCTCCACGCCAGACCTACCCCATCCCGTCCCCCAACTGTTCTGTAGGACGAAGCCGGCCTTGTCCCAGCCGGTGAGGATAACGGCATGACCTCCCAAGTTCTGCCCTTGGCCTTGCCAGAATCGATTACCATAATTATAGCAATACAGACCTATAACCAAAGGCCCATTCAGCATCAAAGCTACCTTAGCCGATACCGGATCTATGATCCTAGCGTAACTGTTTATTTTCTCCCCATCTACGCCTACGTTCTTGATAGACTTGATAGCGTCACGAAGAACCATCCCGTCTTGATCCTTATCCTCTCTCAGATCATATATATCGTAGGGAGAGATCTTAGCCGGTCTTTTAATAGCCATTATACTCTTTCTCCAATTAAGTATCTCAGCCAAGCTTATTGCCGCGCAAATAGGGGAAGAACCTTGATCCACTACGCTATCAACGTTATTGACCTTATACTCATCAGGGACAGCCTCATGCTGCATATTCATAATAGCGTCCCTATCATCTGCTGGCGATGGTATGTAACCTAGTCCGTATTCCATTACTTATCTTTTTTTATGGTAATCAATTATCTTGATATTAAACGTATCGGATCTTTGCCTTACCTGTATAGACCCCCTAGCCTTCCCCTTGGCGTCGTACAGGGCGGTAAAGCCAAAGTTATCGACCCGGCCGTCGTCCAGCGTAAACCGCCACTCCTTCCATTGGCCCATCACGGTCCCGGAAGACACTATAGAATCCACTACATAAGATATGTCAGTAGTATCATATTCCGTATAATAGGTTCTTGACGTACTGCATCCGACAACCGCTAAGGTAAATAACGTTAACAAGAAAAACAAGATCTTATTCACTTTTCTTAGATTTTTTACGTTTCTTAGATTTCTTCTTATCCTCCGCCTTATTCTCGACATTTACGTCAATACCGGCATCAGCGACCTCAGGGGCGTTATTTTCAGGTATATCAATATGACCTGAGTTAGGATCCATCTTATCCTCATCAACAACAACCTCATTAGGAACATCGATGTCTAAAATCTCTGCCTCCAGATACTTGATACGATCTGACATAATTTTATTCTGGTCCTCAAGTTCCTTATATCTTCTTCTAGCCTCATCGAGTAATTTAGATGATAGTTTATGTTTCTTCTCGATATCCATATAAGCCCGTTTAAGAGTTTCTTTCTCTTTTACCGACTCATTATATAGCTCTCTTGATTTACTAAGCTCATTTCCCATCTTAACTATATGAGAATCCTTTGATTCTATATCTTTATTAATAGAATCAATGAGCGTATTAAGATAACTTACTTTCTCATTCAATTCAAATACCTTCGCAAGAGCATTTTTGTAATCTTCTCTTAATTTATTTGAATAGTTAATAGCCTCATCAAGATCCTGTTTTAGAGTATTTATATAGCTACTCTTTACTATCTTCAATCCGAACATCTTTATTGCTGTTATAAGTTTCACGAATATCGGCTTTTATCTTGCCGACTATAATTAACTCAGCTATATGTTTATCTTTCTCGACTATAGCCATATCTTTACGGACATTAGTGACCCTGATCATGATATTCCCGTTATTAGACGAGACGAACGGTGATCCTACCAAAGTAAGTCCCGTATCTCCGGTAAACGACGGCAGCATCATCAACACCCCTATGGTATTATCCGGAAACGACGCCCATACCCCTGTGTCTATATCAAGGACATCACCCTGTCCTAATGGGAAAGCATTACCCTGCTTGATAGGAATATCCTTACCCAACGAGTTCCATGCTTTCGAGAATCTTACGGAGTTAAGGAAGATCTTCCCCTCTTTCTTCATCATCCCTACCATAGGGTCGCAATTCAATCTAACCTCGTTTTGTTTATCATCCGGCTTCTCCTCAAGCTCATCAAGGTCTCTGGCTGATGTAAACGACTTGCTTTCCAGAAGCTTTTTAATATCCTCAATACTGGCCATTATAATTTGATTATTAAATAAACGATCTTCAATCCTAACTTCAAATCAGATGTCTTCTCGAACATCTCCCTAAGAGGTAAGATAGTAGCGTCAAGATCTGACGCTACCCATTCTCCATCCTTATAATACATATCCTTTTCCTCGGAATACGCTATACAAGATCGATGCCCTAGGTTCTTCATAACCGTATCTACCTTATTTTGGGTAGGCATCGAGACACGATTCACTTTAGTAGATATATTGAAATTACTCTCCATTAACTTTCTGTTTTTTAATTAGTTAATTAAAATGGAAGATCACTGTCGTCTCCAAAAGGAGGATATTGAGGAGGTTGTTGTTGACCTCCAAACAAAGGGGCTTGCGCTTGCTGCGGAGCCTGCGTAGCGTATGACGGTGGGGGCGTTTGCGTTATAGCCTCACCAGCGTTGTTTTGGCTTGGAGACTGAACCGGTCTCACGCCATCCGCTTTAATACTTTGGATATATTTATTAAGTACCTGATAAGCGAAAACGTCTTGGGTCGTATAATCAAACTTCTTATTCCCCATTATATCAGTACTCTCAACCCTGTCAGGCCATCCATTCTGCCCGTTCTTATAATATTGCTGGATAAGCTCGTCCTTCCCATCTGGAGTTTCCCTAGCGTATGAAATGAAAAAATTACCGGGAGCATATTGATCCACTTTCTTAGCATGAGCAGGATTGATCACCACCTTACGTTTCAGGTCGATATTAGGCAAGTACCTTACCAGTGACTTAACGTAATTATTGATACCTCCTTTTTGAGTCATCAAAGGAACGTTTATAAAGTAATTACCATCCTCATCACTTATCTTTATGGATAAGTATTTGGCATTTATTCCATTGAACTCCACTTCTCGCACATTGATATCAGACAAATAACCTTCGATACCGTTCCAGAATACCCTCCAATAAGAAACGGCTCCGGTCTTCTCGTTTATATGCTCCTCGAAACCTTCCTTTGGTTCTCTTGATGACTGATATAATAATCCGCTACCACTTACTTTAAAGTAATGGTTATTACCACCTGATGAATTTTCTCTAACTCCCATTTTATGTATTTTTAAATATTAAACAATAACTGATGATGACAAGAAATACTCGTTCTTATTATCCTCCCCATAAATCTTATTGAAATGAGATTTATGATCATGCTCGATAACCACCCTATTACATGAGACGCTTTTTATAATACCAAGATATCTTCCACATAATACGTTACATATAATATCTTCACCATGATAAGACAAAGAAGCAAGTCTCTCCTTACATGATTTACCGGAAGACGGGTTCTCTGACATAATACCGCATCCTTTATCGGTAAATATCAACTTGCAATGATCGAACTCATTTACCTTAAGATTGTTTTGGAGGGCTTGGACGAGTAGATCCTTATCAAAGACATAGGTACTTGTTTTGACAAAATGCTCGTCCACGAACCTCCAATTTGGATAATTACCCTCAAAATGGGTCTCATACATATCCATATCAGGCGTAGAGAAATAAGTCTTAGTATCGTCCACTTTTATAGACAACATATCCGATGACTTATCGATATGCTTATCAAGCAATATCGCAGATTCGTTCGATACCGGTATAAACATCTTCTCTACCTTATCCTGATTAGGGACAAAATACCTGTAAATAGTATTTCTATCCGTACTTACTATATTAATATTAATATCATCAATATCAATAACCACATTCTCGATGCATGGATAAAAGTCATCTACCTCCGTATAATCGCTGGCTTTGTTAAGAACCGAAACATAATCGCTCATCTTAACCTTAATTCCTCCATCAAGTATCTTATGTACCTGTGGGAATGTATTGATATCAAAAGCCGGACAACTATACTCACCAGAAGCGTAGTGGATCGTGATCTGATCTTTTCTATCCGAAAGCAGTATCGTAATCTCACAATTCTTCTGTTTTTTCATGAACTTAATAAAAGAGCTTGCCTCTACCAAGAAAGAGAAGTTAGAGTCAGCCTCTACCTCCAATCGCTCTATAACACATACCTTTGCATTTACGGAAGTGATATAAGCCAGATTATTGACAACATCTATCTTAAGATCCTTATAAAGGGAGTTGGGACCGGCATTCTTAACAACCGTCTCCAATTTGCCCAACTTCTCATTTAATGACTTCGACAAGCATCTTATAAGCATAACGAACAACTTTTTATTACATCGCAAATATAATCATAATTATATTAATACAAATACAATAAATACTTAATAGTATTAAAATAGTTTAAACTTACGTCTAATATACTCGGCTATAAGCGTAGCGTCACACATGCCGTCTTGTATCTTAGTAGGTTGTACTCCTTTTCCTGACCATGGTTTCACGAAAGAAACCAAAGGGAAAAGGCGCATGGCACATCGGATGGAGGTAGCCTTCGTGTCTAACTTCGCCGCCGTATACACCCGATCGGCTGTCGTATGAAGCTCCTTCTGCCAGGTCTTTGGTTGCACCTCCTCGAACATGAACCTAACATCCGGGTGAGATCCGTATCGCTCCATCATCTCCACCATCATAGCGAATAGCGCGTTTGGTTCCCGGCGACGTCCGCCGAAGGTGAAGTTACTGGCGGCTGAGCTGTTGTGGATGCTGTGGACGTCCTCGACGGCGATCGCCAGCGTCCCCCCACCTTCTTCTTGGATTTTATCCGCTGCGTCAAGGAAGAAGCTAGATATAGCCCTAAGATCTATATCCCCTTTAGCTGATATCCTTGGTGTCATGATTACCTTAATCTCTCCGTTCTCCGGGATCATCGCCAATCCTCCGGTATCTATACCTGGATCTATCCCTATCGCTATATTCATATTTTCAAGGTATATAATGAGTGAAAATCTTCCGGTCTAAACACCTGTATAGAGTTATCTGGATACAGACCTATGTAATAACCGTAAAAAGCCCGTAGAATGCCATTTTCTAGCCTTATATCTAAAGCCTTTACCTTATTACCGTCAACCATAACATCAACCTCATCAGTCTTGTTAGATATCTTATCGAACCATTCAGGTACAGGATCAATACCGTACCTGAATGCGTTTACCGTTGATTTTATTGATATATACGTACCCATCTTATATAAGATTACAATCGTCACGTTTAACAACCTTAAAATCGCCATTTCTAAGTAATATCGCTACATCAGATCTCGTATATGTGAGAGGCGTATACGACACCAAATGATAAGATGCCTGCCCGACGGCGGGGCGAACCGGTCTCAATACGGCTATGGCTATATCTCCGCCAAGTTCCGTGCCACCGGTGACACCCTGTAGGCACATGTATATGAATCCCTCATACTCATATCTCTTTCCAATAAACTCACTCATGGGAATACCTACGAACAGATAGTTCTTCACATCCCCTTTCTTAACCTCGACAGCGTTCTCTACACTGGACGGTATTACGTCTACAAATTTTACTCCTATTGCCATGATTACAAATTCAATTTAGTTCTTAATTCTTGACACAATTCTTGATTATCCCTCATGATACTTAACGTATTATCGACTCCGTTCCCTACACGAACATCCCCGTACCAGTACCATGATCCTTTACGGATAAAGATACCGGTTTCCTCGCATAACTTCAAAAGTTCAAGTTCCTTATCAAACCCCACGCCATAATACAAGGCTGTCTCTGCTATTTGGAACGGAACGGCTGTCTTGTTCTTCAGCACCTTTATCCTAACCTCATGACCTACTGAAGATCCGTCCTCTCCTAATATAACCTTCTTTCTCGCCATCTCCATACGGATAGAGGCATAGAACTTAAGAGCGTTACCTCCGGTCGTTACCTTAGGATCGCCGTATATAACACCGATCTTCTCCCGATACTGATTGATGAATACCAGAACACAGTCGCTTTTGTTTACGATTCCTGTAAGAACCCTCATGGCTTTGGACATCAAACGAGCCTGCAATCCCATGTTGCTGTCTTCCATATCGCCCTCTATCTCCTTCTTAGGTACCAGATTGGCTACAGAATCTACGACAATAAATCCGACCTTCCCGGACTCGACTAACTTGGCTGTGATGTCAATAGCCAGCTCCCCGTAGCTTGGTTGGGAGATCAAAAACCGGTTTATATCTAATCCCATTTTCCTAGCGTACTCAATATCGAAAGCGTTCTCCACGTCTATTATAGCTACCAGCTTATCGGGGTGCTTTTTCTGGAACTCGATCATACTTAACGTACACATCATGGTCTTGCCACAAGATTCCATCCCGACCAGCTCATGGATCCGGCCTACCGCCCATCCGCCGCCGAGGGCCTTGTCCACCACCAGAGAACCAGTGCTTTCCCTTGGTATGGATATTATAGGCTTATCGTCACCGAAGTTCATTATCGAGCCTTCTCCAAGCTCTTTATTTAAAGATGATACTAACTCATCTACGTCTGAAAAAAGTTCTTTCTTAGCCATTACAACCCAAATTCCTCAAAATTAAACAAATCCTGTTGCTTCTTTATCATACCCTTACCGATATCAGATATCTTCTCCGGCAGGAACACGCCATCGTTATCATCCACCTTCTCCATGAAATTTGATACATTCTCACTTAACAATATCGCGTTATCATTAGGTACTGATTTTAGATAAAGACCATCAATCGATCTACATCTTGAAAGAGCGGTATATATCTGCCCGATCTCAAAAGCCTTGCTCATATCAACGAATATATTGTCTAATGTCATCCCCTGAACTTTATGAGAAGTAATAGCGTATCCTAATCTTAACGGATATTGAATGATATAACCACAAGACGTTCCTTCTAAAGATCCATCTACTTGCCTGTATTTTATCTTATCCCATTTTTCTTTAGTTATATAAACCTCACTGCCGTCGGTAAGCTGTACGGATATAGCGTCCTCATATGGATCTATATCTGTTACTACACCCATAGAACCATTCACATACCCATTACCGTTCCTCGTTATTATAACCTTAGCTCCTACTTTTATTATAAGTTCATCCTCGCATGGAGCTATAGGTTTTTCACCGAATATCTTAGCCTCGAATTTAAATACCTTATTATCTATCTTATCAAGATTAGATTTGTTTATCTCATAAGCCTCCTTATTGGTTGAGCATATTACTATAGTATCATTCATATTCTCAGGGCATATCACCCTCGATTTTAGGATAGATCTAGATTCATCGGTAATAACCCCACATCTTATATCCTCCAACACAGACAAAAGTTGTGGATCTTTTTGACGGAATACCTTATCGAAGGTAATTACAGAGAACCCTGAGGCTCTTAATGCTTTTGACGAGAAAAAGAATCGGCTTTCATAATATTTATCAATAAAATCATCCGCAGTCACGACAGGAGGTAATTGCGACAGATCGCCGAACATGATCAGCCTAACCCCACCAAAAGGTTCCCTACTTCGTTTACATTGTCTAAGTATATCGGCAACCTCATCAAGCAAATCGGGTCTTACCATACTAATCTCATCGATAACGATAGTATCAAGATTCTTGACCTTACTTTTCATGAACGGACTTACATCAACCTTATTTGATAACATATTCCTCTCTACTGAGGGGATGTAAGGATCGTTTTTTATAGCGAAGAAAGAATGAATGGTTTGTCCTCCGGCATTCAAGGCCGCAACCCCAGTAGGGGCTACTATAACACATTTACCCAAGAACTTTACGATACGTCTCATGAACGTACTTTTACCACTACCAGCTCTACCGGTAATAAACAGATTTTCCCTAGTGGTGAAAATCTTTTTCAAGGCACGACCTTGCTCCACGTTTTGATCCACCGTCATAATATGACGAAGGAGGTCGTTTTCATTTCTAAAATCTTCTTGAACCATATCTTTTTAAGTTTATGGTACAAAGATACGAATAGTTATAATTAACTAATAAAAATAAATGTGAATAATATGTAAATATTAAATTTTATATCTGATATTCAAATCATCCAGCTTTACTCATCTCGAGCCCTTTTACCCCTAAAAAGACGTCTTTTATAAAATCTTCGGCGATGATTATATGCATTATCGTTCCTCTGTATGATAGTCTTAGGTGTCCGATAGTTACGTTCTTCCTGTCTTTGGCATTCGCTATTCCATTGTTTTTTTTTACCTCGTCATACAAATCGGATATACTCTTCTTACACATGCCTAAGAACATGCTTATGTATCTGTATATAGTTGACTGAGATATCTCATGCATGCCTATTCCCGCAAGCTTCTTATTCAACTCATTAAGAAGGTATGCTACATTGAACTTAATTGTCTTTCTTTTAGTTACTTTGTATATATGATGTACGTTTCTGGTTCTGGCCCTGAATATTATCTTGGAAAGGATTCTTACCCGATCAAGTTTCCGGCTTTTGTTAGCCATATTCCGTCTTTCGTCTGAGCTTAAATTCTTATCCAGACATTTGTATACGGATCTTTTCTTACCTACGAATATTTCTTTCGTATCCTCATTCTTCTTAGCCTTATACGAGTAGATCATGATATCAGATAAAGCTATTCTTATCTCGCCCTCTGCGTAAGCCTTAAGCGTCTTTAGCTGATAGTCTATATCCTCATGGCAGTTCTCTATAACATGTTTGTAGCAGAAATAAGCTATGCCATCGGATAGGATATCTATAAAATCATCGGTATTGATCTCGATACGGTCACGGTAACCATCTCTCATCCTATTTCTTAAAAATACATGCTTCTGTACATTTATGATAGAAAGATAAGCCGTTACCTGCTTACACTTCTTTTCTATAACCATACCGGAACCTCTTATATTATCTTTCTTGTTCGAGTATTTTACGGCCGTAACCTTCTTCCCGTCCTTATTAGTTACAGGTTTGTAATCTACTGGACAGACAAGTGATCCTGCCGGAAGCCTTAGGCATCCAAGCTCATCTTTTTTTGCTTGTATATCTTTTGGGATATATGCTTCGGTAAGAATCTTATCGAAATTTGATTTCATTTTCTGTAAAAGTGATACCTTTGTCTCCATGAGATTTTTTATTTGCTGCGAATATACAAGTTTCATCAATACGAAACAAGTTATTCGGATGGATGGGTAGCCTGTGAAGGTCGCCCATTTGTTGTTTAAGGAGGGTAGGTAATGTTCGTAAAACGCTGTGCGCGTGAACGATCGTTTTTTCTCAACCTACTTGTTACGCGCGCGTTAATAGGTATATTTATTAAATATAATTAACTCTATAAACATATACTACTTTCTAATATCTCTATCCGTACACAGAACCTCTCCTGACGTCGAGTTCCTGTGTACTCCACTTAAAGTCTCTATTTAATAAAACATTGCTTTTTACCGCCAAGGTATGGTGCCGTCAGGTAGCATACCGCAGGCTAAACCTGGTAGAAGCCGTATCCTATACCGGAAGCCGGAACCCCGGTAGGGGGATCGGGTGGAGCAAAAGCCAAAGAAGAAAAAGCGAGGTCATGTGCGGTCGCTCACGCTCCGGCCGTCCGTATCTTCTACGGCAGGCTCCATCGCCCCAAGACCTCCCATTTCCCCTTGGCTTTATATCCCATAGCTTGGGAAGGGAGTAATCCAAAGGGAAAAAGTAAGGTCATATGCGGTCGCTCACGCTCCGGCAGGATAACACAACTCTACTGCCGTCCATGTCAATAGCGAACCTCTGGCGGCATTGTCCGGTATGACGGCGGTAGCCTTACCTTAGCTGTCCCTGCACGTCCCCCACCAACCTTTTTCCCTTTGGATGCCTTGGGCTATGTCATGGGACGATAAGAAGCCAAAAAGAAAAAGGGAGCGGTCGCATCCCGTGAGGCAGGATAAGGCTGTCCCCTGCCGTCCACGCGCGTAGCGTACGTGAACTTCACTGTCCTCGCCATCGTAGCCAGCCGTAGACATACATGACTTCGTTCGTACTACCCCACCAGCTTTTTCCCTTTGGATTCTCGTAAATACATGCTAGTCAGCATATATTATGTTGATTATGGCAAAATTTCTTGACAACGATATTTTTTTTAAGTAGTTTTGCTGAAAACTAATTTCATATGCCGGAACAGAGAAAAGCTTTCGTATTCGCATTACCTTATGATACTAGACTGGATATGATCCAGCAGTTCTTAAGGATATACAACGGCTATCTGGATTCCAAGGGTAGAAGCTTGATTACCGAAAGGACGATAAACTTACTTTCTTTCTACATCAACTACGGATACTCGGATGATACCAGGGCTAAGTACATGGATTGTCATGGACAGAAGGAGTCTTACATCGCTGTCCTTAACAATGAACTGAAGCGTGGTGGTTTTCTGGTGGACAAGAAGAACGGGAATTTCCGTACCCGTGAGTTGTCTATTGAGATGAGAAGCCTACGTAACTATTTCGTGCTTGACGGGGAGGGTGATGATACCCGTGTAATGGGATTCGTATTCAAGAGAAATAAGTTGGATATTGATGGATAGGAATCTTATTTATTTTGACAGGGATATCGTGGATGAGGTGGTAAGAAGATCTGATGGGAAGTTCACCAAACAACAGGTAGAGTGGTGTATGAAAGCATCCGTATCTTACATCCATCATCTAGCTAGGTATACTGACAATATATCTATCAGAATCCCGTTTATCGGATACGTTATATGCAATCTCCGAGAGATGCGGGTAAGGCGTGATAAGATACGCCGGATATTTGTCAAGGAAGGTAATCGTTATCCGGATGAAAGGATGCCTATTGAGCTTGATTGTCTGGATAAGAAGATTAAGGCAATAGAGGATATGGAGGGGTTAAAGAACGGAGATCCTCTTATACGTGATAACCATGAGGCCATGTATCAATGTCGGTATGGAATGACATGGGAACAATTACAGGATTTTCAACAAAAACAGTTTAAAAAATAATATGCAAACAATTGGTAAAGCCCAAGTAATAGCCCAAGCTTGGGAAGATAGTTTATTGGGTAGGATTCCTAAGAATGAAAAGGATTATCCGGAGTGGTACAAGAATCGTCTTGATTTATGCAAGAAATGTCCTAAGAACTCTTCTAATATCGCTTTCTTTAAGTTACCGGCTAAGGTATTGCTGCAAAGATTGATGGGAAGACAGGCGTGCTCGTTGTGCGGTTGCTTTATCAAGGAGAAGGCTTGGATGAAGACCGAGGTATGCCCGTTGAAGTTCGTGGAAGGAGAGAAAGCCAAATGGAATGCTATGGAGGTGATAACCGCCGATCATAACGATTTTAATATCGAGTGCCCTAACGATTCCTTTGATATAGGACTGACGGATGACGAGAGCGAGTTTTATCTAAATATTTTTGATCAGAAAATAGGTGATAAGATAGAAATCGTGTTATTTATCACCCATAAAGATGGTTTCCATGTCAAGGAGCATCATCTTGGATGTGGATGTATGGGAGATGTATCATATAACAAACATCCTGACAATGAGAATAGAACTATATTTAGGATGACGTTGGATACCTCAAAATATACGGAAGGTCATTTTGAGAAACACCTATCTCTTATAGGTTATACGAAGGATGATCCTGAACGTAATTTCAAACATTTCCCTCTACGTATTATAGGGGAAGCTTATAAGTAATAGCGATGAGAAGTCCCGTAAGAAGTAAGATAGATGATCGTATCCATGCCCTTATTGTCATGGAAGTCGGTTGCCGTGAGTTACCCGAATATTCGCTGGGTGATATACTTTACTCCGCTTTAAGGAGAGTTGCTAGGGCTAATGGTGGTAATGTACGCTTCTTGCGGGATATTAGTACCAGAGATCTATTGAGGTCTATAGACCAAAGTATAAATGATGAGATTGAGTTGAATAGCAATGATTATAATGCGTGATTATAATGGAAGAGGATAAGGATATTAAGAAAGAGATCAGGGATTATCTTAAAGAAGAAGCAGATACTCATATAAGACATTGGATGGCTATAAAACGTGAGAGCAAGCGTCTTTATAGTGAGATTGAGGATAGGACTAAGAAGATAGCCCTTAAATCATCATTGTTGATAAAGGAGGAAGATTTCGTCTCTCTTCATGAGATGACTCATAAGATACAGATGTTGAATATAGAGGCTGTGAAAGTCAATTCTAGGTTGATGTTTATAATCCAGTTGGCTACCAGCTTCGGTATGGATCTGGATTTCGATACGACATATGCGTCTACCGCAAAGAGCATTATGGAAGACAGAACGTCTGGATTTGTGTTTTATGATGACAAGGAACGTCTGAGATACGCTGACAAGGAGCTTGAGGATATGTTCCATGACATGAGCGTGACGGAAGTAAGTAAGATCGGGGTTGTTCAATCTTATGAGCTTCTTATGAAACAGTATAACGAGTTTAAGGATATGAAAGCCAATGCCACAGGGAAGACGAAAGCCGACGAGTAGGGACGTCGATCGGGTAAACGATAATCTTGAGGTCATATCCAAGGCCGTGGATGACGCCAAGACGTATATCGCCAAGCATCCATGGGATAAGGAGAAGCCTGAGGATATGGCTAGGGCGTTCGATTTCATATCCAAGCTGATCGATAAGATCAACGTATGGAATGACTCGTATATGGAGAAGAGTGGGATCATGGATGTATACAGGAGTGTCAGCAATGTCCAGAAAAAGGAACGTAAGGGTCAGGTTTCTGGTGGAATCGAGTCTGTTTTAAAGGATATTATAAAATGAGTCTAAGTACGAGTCCAGAATTTTATGTAAACATGAAAAATCCTCCTGTATGGAACGATCTGTTCGGTTGGGAGGATCAGGATGACGATGTTAAGCAGTTCTTTAAAGAAGAGGCTTATAAGGTCAAGTACGGGGTGACTATCAATGGTACGTTCATCCCTCCATGGCTTTATTGGCATGTTAATTTCTTTCCCGTATTCCAGGATCTTCCAAACGGGGAACGTGTGCCAGCGATCAGTCGTTTGCGTGATAACGAATGGTTTTTCGCCGAGATGTACCAACGTGCCCGTATGGAGAAGAAAGGGTTGGGAATGTTTGGTACTCGTCGTTTTGGCAAGGCTCTTCTGGACTCGGAGCTGATATATACTCCTCATGGATCTAAGAAAATAGGATTCGCCGATATCGGGGATATCATATATGGTGATGATGGTAAGCTTACGACTATAGTGGGCGTATATCCTCAGGGATTCGTTGATACGTACAAAGTGACCTTTGAGGACGGTCGCAGCGTGGTGTGTTGCGGGCAGCACCAGTGGAAAGTCAAGTATCATGGTGATTATAAGGTTATGAGCACTATGGGTATCATCCATTCTGACTTCTCCAAGATGACTATAGATATTGGGGAAGCGGTAGATTTCCCTGAGCGGCGGTGGCTGATATCGCCCCAGCTCATGGGGTCTCTGGCCGCCTCCTTCCTTTGTGGAGCTACCGACAGGATCTTTGAACTAAGCAAGAAGGAGATGGATGATGTCATTTATTCATCCAAAAAACAGAAAGAGTTGTTCATAGGATCGTTTATGAAGATCGCTTGTGGTATAAATACCGGTGACGATCGTTTTAAGGTCGTTTATAAAAGCGAGTATATTATATCCTTTGTAAGGAAAATATTTTGGTCTATGGGGTATTATTGTGTCATGGATGGTGATGATATGTATATATCTAAGACCCACGATAGGCTTAGGATATCTGATATAGATTATTACGGTAGATATAAGGCTACTTGTATTGAGGTCGATAATAAATCGCATCAGTTTCTTACTACTAATTTTGTCGTATCCCATAATACGACTATCATGTCATCACTTCTCCAGATGAACGCTACCATGACGATCGGGCTTAGTCATTCCGTGGTAGGTTTCAGCGATAGCGATTTATCTAATATAGGTGAGTATTGTGAGTATGGTCTTGATCATGTGCATCCTTTTTTCAGGATCAACAGGACCAAGACCGACTGGAGTTCGGGCGTTACATTAGGCAAGAGGATGTCCAATGGCGTACGTGATATCCATGCCATTATCTCTATAGCCAACATCAACATGGGTAGGAAGACCTCCACGCAGAAGACGGCTGGTTTGACACCGGCTACGGCTATTTTCGACGAGGTTGGTAAGGGACCTATCAAGAAGCCGTACACTGCCGCTATGCCTTCCTACGACACTCCTTACGGCTGGCGTCTTAGCCCTATCTTGGCTGGTACTGGTGGTGAGGTAGAATTATCCAAGGACGCTCAAGAAATGTTTTCTGATCCTGAGACCTACAATCTTCTGGTTATGGACTGGGATATTTTAAATCGTAGAGCCATGAAAGGGAAAACATGGAAAGAACGGAAATGGGCGATGTTCGTTCCCGGTCAGATGGCTAACTCCGGTGTTAAGAGAACTATAGGATTGGGCGATTATCTTGGTAAGCCTGATGACAAGAAGCTTAATAAGATCAAGATCGACGCTACTGATTTCGAGGCTAGTACCAATAAACTTAATGAGGAACGGAAGAAACTATCTACAAAAGATAGGGTTGCGTACACTTCTCATACTATGTTCTATCCATTTACGATCGATGACTGTTTTTTAAGCTCATCCCAGAACCTATTTCCGGTCGAGTACGCTATCAAGCATAAGAATGATCTCCTTGAGTCGGGTCAATATAGTGGCATGCTGTGTGATGTTTTTCTTGAATCGGGCAATAAGCTTGGTACTACTAAATCTAATAAACAGCTAGCTGGTTTCCCGTTTAGTGGAGGTGTTATCGACGCTCCTGTCCAGATATTCGAGATGCCTCAATCTAATAGGTTTGATGATTTTATTTATGTGGCGGGCCAAGATCCGTATAAGCAGGCCAAGTCTGATACTCCTTCATTGGGATCCTTTTATATATTCAAAAGGCGTGTTGGTATCCGAGATCCTTATGCCTATAGAATAGTTGCCTCTTACGTATCCCGCCCATCATCTATAGACCAATTCTGTCGTACATGCGAGGTACTTCAGAAAGGATATGGTGCTATATGTCTTATGGAGAACGCTGACCAGATGTATGAGCAGTACCTTAACCGTAAAAGCGGTATGCCAGCGTCTTTCTTCCTGTTTGCTGGTGAGGCAATAGCCAATAAGTATGTGAAGGCCGGCTCCCGGCAGAACAGCAAGTTAGGTCTATACCCTACCCCCGGTAACCAGAACCTGCTATTCTCGTGTGTCGTGGATTACTGTTGGCAGGATTTCGTTATCGGATATGATGATAGTACTGGTCTTGATATAACGGTCAAGGGTATTGAGTTGATTGATGATATAGCTCTACTGGATGAAATAATACAGTACAAGCCAGGATTGAACGTCGATAGGATAATATCCTTCGGTCATGCTCTTGTGCTAGCCAGGTATTTTGATGATAATAATTATATGCCTAAATCGAAGATAGATGAGATGAATAACGCCCGTAAGGAAGACGCTTATAAGCACCATGAGATATATGCCTCTGCCTTTGGATCAATATCTATAGGAGCTTTTAGGTAAATGAATGTCAATTAAACGCCTATCTTTGTTGTAAATAAAATTGAATAATCATGGAAGTGTTTAATAGAGATCATTCGTTTCCGGCAAAAGGGGCGCTATTAGGATTACCTCCTCAGGCTATTTCCACGAAGAAAAAAAATAAGAAATGGAAAGAGGATTGTATGGACGCTCTTGAGGCGATAGGATTGAAACAGTATGATCGTAACCAAATGTACCGTGACTATTATCTGATGGCGGATGGTAAGTTGTCTTTTATGGAGATGGCGGATGTTATCCCACAGTTAAGGAACGTACAGAAGTTAAGGAGTGATATAAGGATACCCTCTTTCTTGAAGCATTATGATATCATAGGTGGTATTGTAAACGCTTTTGAGGGATGGTTGACAAACCTACAGGATAAGTATACGGTTAATGAGGTAGGGGATATGGCTATAAGTGAGTATGAGGACACGATGTCAAACTTACTTCATCGCCATATACAAGAACAGTGGGATATTATTGTCAATCAGCGTCTTGTAGAAGACGGGCTTGATCCTACATACAATGAGTTTAATTCCGAGGAGGAACGTCAGGCTTACGTAGAGCAAATTCAACAAGCCAAGGCGTCTATGACACCAGATGATATCCAGAGGTTCATGAGTACCAGATGGAAGACGCAGGCGGCTGTATGGGGAGATCATACGATCGAGGCTGATCGTAGCAGGTTTTATATGGATGAGCTTGACAGGGAGAATTTCCGGGATCGTCTTCTTAGCGGAAAGATGTTTCGTAATCATTTCGTCGGTTTTGATTACTATCGACCGGAGGTGTGGAGTCCTATGGAAGTGTTCCATCCTGATGTAAAATATCCGCAATATGGAAGTTATGTGGGCCGTCTTCATTATTATGAGGGTGTTGAGTTGATATCAAAATACGGTCATAAGATGACGGCTAAGGATAAGCGCCGGATTATGGGAGGTGATGATGATTACGAGGGATGGGTATCCAATGACGGTACTAGGTATGATCAGAAGAAAAAGAAGCCTTCTATTACCGGTATGTATGAGAATGAGGTTATTCCATGGAAAGGGTATCATGATTATGAATCTATCGTTGCGGCTGAGGATTACTATGGTGTTCCTATGGGAGAATACCATACCTTCGGACCGGACGGGGAGGAACACACCCAGCCCCGCTTCTTGCCCCGCTTCCATCCCTTTGGCTATTTTAACTCTGACATGTCCAATGGCAAGAGATATGAGATAGATTCCCGTCTTTTTAGAGTCATGGAGGGATATTGGGTGTCCATGAAACCGGTATTTCTAATAACTTACATGACGGAGACTGGTATGGTAGATCAGGAGCTTGTTACCGACGAGCTATTACCTGAGTTTTTGGAGAAGAACGGGATAAAGAAGGTGAAGAGGGTGATGGCAGAAGCCGTTGGTGATCCTGAGGTTAATACCTATATCTTGGAGTATGTGCCTGAGGTTAGGTTTGGAGTTAAGATTACTGGAGGTAATTTAATGGATAAACCTATATATATAGGGGGAGATCCAATACCTCATCAGATACATGGTGACAGCAGTCTATATGATTATGTCATTCCGGTGTCTGGATTCATAGGGTCAAGCCTTGCCGATCGCATACAGCCGTTCCAGATGATGTATAATCTTGCTATGAACCAGCTATACAATAACGCAGAGAAGGAGATCGGTAAGTTCTTCTTAGGCGACTTAGGATTCCTGCCTACGGAATATAAGGATATGATGGACAAGAAAGGGGCTTTGGCTACTTTCATGCAGATTGTGAAGTCCGTCTCGTTTATGGGCGTAGGTGGCAATGATACGAATAATCCTTACCAGAATCCGCAGATGAGTAGCATATATAACCAGTTTGGTGTATATGATCTTACTAACACAGATCAGATAAGGTCCCGTATGGAAATGGCTTCTTACGCCTATATGATGGCTTATAGGATGATAGGTATATCCGAGCAGGCTATGGGTCAGTCAACGAGATATGAGAGTTCTACGGGTGTAAAACAGGGCGTTAATGCCACGATGTTACAGACCCAGACTTATTTTAATGACTTCGATGACTTCAAGAAACGGACATTGGATATTCATCTAGCCGTGGCTCAAGTATGCCAGAAGGAAGGATACGATTGGACCGTGATGTACAGGAACAGCGATCTGTCCTTGGCTTACATCAGTCTTACGGATAATAGCTTGTCGTTACGTCATCTTAATGTTATGGCTGTCTCTAATTCCAAGAAACGTCTGGAATTGGAGAATTTGAAGCAATATATATTACAGACGAATACTTTGGGCAATGACTTGCTTGATATCACTAGAATGATGAATGCCAACTCGACGGCTGAGATGAATCAGATAGGAAGGGATGCCAGATCTTACGCAGATCGTGTAAGACAGGAGGAGTACCAGAATCAACAACGACTTGTACAGCAAAAAGCCGAGGCCGAGCAACAGGCGCGTAATGATGAGCATGAGAAGGATAAGGAGCTGGCTTATATCAAGGGCAACTTCGACTTAAGGGGTAAGAGCATAATGGCCGCCGGTCAAGCGGCTAGGACCGAGAACAACTCTGAAGGCATGGATTATGTCGAGGCTATGGCTGATAGGGCTTTAAGGGAAAGAGATCTTGATATCAAGGAAGAGGAGATGAGAACCAGACAGGCTAACGCCGAGGCTGAGCGAAGATCTCGTGAGGAGATAGAGAAAAGAAAGTTGGAATTAAAAGAAAAGGAGATAGACGCTAGAAACAAACGTTCTGATACAGATAGGTTTACGTCAATAATAAACAAGAATTGATTACAAGTTTTGTAAATATTTTTACAAAATCTGTAATCATTTTGGCGTAAAATTCTGTCATATACTATAATGGGTTTGATTTAATTGGTAATTGGATTAATAATACTTTTGTAAAAAGCAAAAAAGGAAATTGTATGAATGACATGGGTGATTTCGCTAAGGGTTTTAAGACCATGAGTGTCGAGGAACTTTTTTACCGTGGTGACGGTGATGGCGATAAGAATAATATCGAGGGTAAATATGATAAGGATGGTAATCCTATAGGTGATACCAAGGAAGAGCCTGCCGACGGCGGAGCGGCTGAAGGTGGCGGGGATAAGGGCGGCGACGCTACCAACCCAGACCCGGATTCCTTTGGCGAAGGCGGTACTGATAATAATAACGTGGTATCAGGTTTTAACGGGAAATCTTTCTTGGAGAAGATGGCCGCCAGAGGTATCATCGACAGTATCGATAACCTTGATATTATGGTAGATGACAAGCCAGTTGATCTTTCTACCATCACAAAAGAAGATGATCTACTTGATATAGTGGAGGGATTGATCAAGGATAAGGCCGATGAGTTGTTGAAGGATAAGGTTGATACCGGTTCTATGTCTGACTTTATGAAGAAGATGATAGAGGTGGATAAGGCTGGAGGTAACGTAGGTCAGCTTCTAAACCAATATCAGAACATTCAGGCGCCGTTGGACAACCTTGATATGAGCAACAAGAATGATCAGCTTGCGGTCATCCAGCATTATTATAAGATGTTGGGTATGCCGGAAGACGAGATAAAGGATAATATGGAGATGATGATTGGTAAGGGCGATGAGTTCATTGAGTCCAAGGCCAATAAGTTCCATGATATCCTGAAAAAGGAGATGGATAACCTTATCGAGGAGGAGAAGAAAAAATCCGAGAAAAGGAAACAGGAGTTGATTGAGCAGATGAAGATCTATAAGAAAGGTCTTAAGACGTCTATAAGCTCAGGGTTCCAGTTGACTGACACGATGATAGGTAAGGCTGTCGATTTCGTTACCAAGCCGATAGACAATCAAGGTCATACGGCTATAGATAAAGCTTATTCGGAAGCTATCAAGAATCCGGACATGGCCGCTGATCTGGCTTTGTTCTTGATGAATAAGGACGAGTTCCTTAAACAGAAGACTAACAAGGCTAAGATGGAGGTCAATAAGAAGACCATCACTCTTCTTTCTGGCAATAAGGGAGGAAAGCAAAATAAGAATAATATCGATAATGATACTATAGAGGCTAACTTCCTTGATCTAAGTGGATCAAAGAGTGTATAACATTAAAAGATAGATAATTATGAATCCTTTTTTAACAAAAAGTTTTCCGGCTACCGTGAATGGTGATAACGTTATCGCCTTCACCGACGCCAAGAACTATAAGACTTCGCTCGTGGAGCATAACCTAGGCTCATTAGCGAGCTGGTATTATGAGAATCCGGACAAGAATTTCCTTGGTATGTTGAACCTATTCTCTAACATCGCCAACTATCCTGTCCCAATGTATATGGGTATGATTAATAACGGTGCTACGATCTCCGTTAACGGTATCGGTGCTTCTTTCCGTTATGATCTTCCCGTTACAAAGACATTCGCTGTAGTTACGGCGGAGGATACTTCGACTCATCATTTGAAACCGGGTATTGACGGTAGTTTGTTTGATATCGTTTTGAATACCTCTGAGTTTACGGCTTATGATGTCATTACCTACGACGCCGCTAACGGCTGTAATATTCTTATCTCAGGTGAGATCCCGTCTAAGACAGAAGGAGATTTGACACGTTATTGGGGTCGTGTTATTGGCGGTAAGGCTAAATACTTCCCTAAAGAGAAATTACGTCCGGGTATCCGTTATTGGAAGATCGGTCATGCCCTTGGTGAGTACAGTACCCAGTTCTCTAAGGTATCTGGAGCTGACAAGGCCGGTTCCATGACTTGTGAGTTCCGTTTAGGAAACCACCGTGGTGTTGAGGGTGAGACAACTATGTATGCTGGTATGAAGTCCATGCAGGCCGCCCAGAATAGCACTTCAGAGTTCGTGGAGACTGCCCTTCGTCGTATGAATGCCATGAGAAGCGAGTATGAGGGTAATATTCCTGATTTGGCTATTATCGGCAAGACTGTTAATGGTAGACTTGATTTACGTACGGCTAAGGTAGCGTCCACGCTGGAGGTATTCTGTATGGCTGAGTTGGTTAAGCTGGAAGCTAGACAGTTGATGTGGCAAGAAGGTGGTATTATTATGGATCAAAATGGTCCTATCCATTTGAATGAGGGTATCTACCGTCAGCTTCGCCGTGGTTATACTATCTACTATAGTCGCCCGATGGGTATTACTAAGGATACTCTTATGGCTGCTGCCGCTTATATTTTCCGTGGTCGTCAAGATCTTCCTATTACGGAGCGTAAGATTAAGTTCAAGGTAGGAGCTATGGCTATGGTCAACTTAGAGAAGTTGATTAGAGAGGCTTTCTTTACTACGTTGAGTAATTTGAGCTGGGGTATGGGTAGTGACCGTATGTTGCCTTCTAATCCTATCTCTGGTACTAATGATGCTATGATCTTAGGTCCGGTACAGGTTAAGGGCGCTTTTCTTCCCGGCATCGGAAATGTAGAGTTCGAGCACGATCCTTCTTTGGATTACGCTGACATGACAGATCGTAGCGAGTTAGTGAATGGCATGTATCCTAGATCCTCTTATTCTTGTATTATTGAGAATATCACTGACGCTGGATCGACTAACGCATATTCCGCTATTCCTAATACGGCTAACGCTAAGTTAGGTAATATGAATAACAACGTATTTTATATCAAGCCAGAAGGCGTAAGCATGTGGTGGGGTTATGAGTATGGTCGTTGGGCACACAAAGCTAACGGTAATGAGATCGTATCATCCTTGCCGGGCATGAAAGAGCAATTCTGGTGCCACTCAGCTTCAGCGGCTTGGGTTATGGATAACAGCAAGTTCTTGATTATCGAGCTTCAACCGAACTACTTCGGCTAAGTTTTTTTTCATATGTAATTTGGTTTTTAGAGGGGAGGATATTCCTCTCCTCTTTTTTTAGGAAAGTAACGCAAAAATAAGGAAATGAAAGAGATTTTAAAATCAAAGAAGGTATTGGTCGAGGTAAATGGCTTCAATATCATGTCAGATACCTTGTATGAGGTGGTAGGTAAACACGACGGAAGCGCTCCGCAGGCCTTCCAAGACGCCAATATAGCCAAGGCTCCGTTCCCGGAGAATGCTACTCACGTATGTTGCCCGTGGGATGATTTCTCAGAAGTTTACAATACCGGTTTTTATCCAAGATCAAGATGTTATAATGGCATGGATAAGGATGAGGTTGATAAGTTGGTTGATCAGCGTGTCAATAATATAATGAAGCCTTTTGAGAATATTTCCCAGAAGGATCTTTCCCAGACCAATTTCGAGTTTTGGGATGATGCTAAAGACAAGATCTATATGGGTAAGGTTTATAACACGGCTAATACCGTTGAGTTATTTTATTTATATCTGGCTGTATTTTCCGGCATGTTGACTCCTCAGGAAATGGATGGCGATCCTGTCTTCATGAACTCCATGTTCTGTTTCGTGGAGAAAGACAATATGAAGGATTTCGTTCAGCAGCGTGAGATCAATAAGATGAACATCAGCTATAAGTTTATCAGCGCCCTTAAGAAAGGCGGCGACGATCGTCAGGCTGTCATCGATCTTCTTCTTTACATCGGTATCGTAACTCGCCCGGATTTCACGGAGGATGAGTATTATACAGGATCTCTATCAAACTGGATGAATGAGAAGAAGACCAATGTTGATTATCTGCTTGATATCTGGGATCGGTCATTGGAAGGTGATTTCAAGGAAGTTCTTGAGTTTTACCGTATCGTAAACGTCCTTCAACGAAATGGTCGTATCAATATGACTCCATCCGGATTACAATATAATGGCCAGATCATAGGACCTGACGTTCGGACATCCGCTGAGTTCTTGGCTACCAAGAAAGACTTTATTAACATAAAGGCTAATGTATTAGATGAGTATGAGGAGATCATGTCTATGTCTAATATCGATGATAAGTCCAAGACCAAGAAGGTTAAGGATATTAAGAAGAAGGATGACGTAGAGGAAGGTGATAAGGCTAAGGAGGAATAACGATGACAATCCAAGAAGCGTATCTAAGGTCTTTGCAGAAGAACGAGCAGAATCTGGTCAATGGCGGGATTAAGCTTGATCCGGGAAGGTTCGTGCTGTTGTTCAACGAGGCCCAAGACCGGTTGGTTAAGTACTATCTCAATAGGAAGGATGACGAGACTATACGCTCCATCCAAAACCTTCTTGTTTATTGGATGTCGTTGGATAATGCGGGTAGGATGGATGACCCTGAGTCTACGTCCTTTAACTTACCTGACGACTATCTATGGTTCTCTAACATAAAAGGCGTTTTCTCATACAAAGGGTGTGAGGTCACTGATTTCGTTATGTGGGAGGCTAAGAACGAGAATGTCCATGAGCTTCTTGGGGATGATAACAATAGGCCTTCTTTTGACTATCGGGAAACGTTCTACACCATAGGTGACGGGAAGGTCGTGGTGTATGAGGACGGCTTTCGTACAGACGAGGTCAGGATGACCTACTACCGGAATCCGGTACGGGTGGATCTGGCCGGGTACATCAACGCCGCCGGTGAGCGGTCCACGGACATCGACCCTGAGCTGCCCGATCCTTTGGTGGAGGAGATTTTGGATATGGTCGCCAAGCAATTCAACCTTAACGAGAATGAGTTGCAGAGGTATCGGTTTGATAAGGATAATGTGGCTTCTTTTAGATAAACACCGTTAGTTTGATCATTAAGCCTACTCGGAAACGGGTAGGCTTTTTGTTTTACATAAAATGTAAACATCATATTATGTCGTATACTCACGACCTCATTTTATTGCGGTGATGTTGTTTATGATTATGTTTGCGTTAGGTAAATGATTTTTAAATTAAAATATTGATAATATGTTGCACAGACCGCAAGACAGGGTACTTTTCGTATCCCCACACGCTAAGATGGTGGATGTTGATTCCATCTTATTAAAGGAAGGACAGATCGGTATTTACGATACTAAAGATACTTCCGAGAACGGTTGTAAGGCCGTGATTGATTTTACCGGTAAGCCTCGTAATGATAAGCGTTATGAGATCCGTATCGGTCGTAATGAACAAGCGGCTTCCCGCTCTATATATGACAAGGATTTTTCCACGCCTTTGTTCTCGTTGAATGAGATCACCGAGATTTACGCTTCCTGGCCGAAGAAGGATCACGCTTATGTCGATGACGTTATCTTAGGATACAATGGTGTCTCTGACGACACGGCTTTCTCCGTTTCCAAGGGCGACCGTATCGTTATCCGCTTGATTCTCGCCGGCAGGGCTTTCGAGCTTCTTGGCTACGAGGGAGGTCGTGTTGAGATCTTTGACGCTATCCTCTTGGATGATTGCGACAATACCCCTAATCAATGCGAGGAATGTGATCCTTGCGAGGAGGTTGATTTGTTACCCGCCGTATTGAAGTGTATCGAGCGGATGAAGAACCAACCTATTGCCGGTGGTGGTAAATTATCCGATTATATTGATATCATTCCGGTTACAAGATGTACTAATGAGGCTACTGAGCCTGAGACGGAGGATGTCAATTTCTATTGCATGGAGGTATGCGATACTGGTGATGATCTGGCATTAGCTGAGGTTCGCGCTCAATATCCAGGATTGAAGATCGTACGTGAGACTATCGAGGGTAGCATGTCACGTTATAAGGTGATGAAGAAAGGCGCTAAACCGGCTGATTATACTCAACGTCTGATCTCTATCATGAAAGGATGTACGGATTGTCCTCCTAACTATACCGAGGTTAAGGGTGGTTATCTGTATTCTATCTCCTTGGAGGATGACGGTGTTGATATGTCTACTACGGTGGAGTCATTGCCTAACGTTGTAGCCGATACGGTTAATAAGATGAGTCAGATCAAGGGATCAGGTTTGTATATTGCCGCTACTTCCAAGAAATTGACGGATGAGGAGATCTCTACTTTCGTGGAGGCCAATCCTACGGCTATTATCTACTATGTGGCTAAGACATCCGATATGTGTGAGAATCCTACGGTTCGTACCGCTTCTTGGTCGGCTTGTGGTTCTTGTAAGGTATCCACCGAGAAGTATTATATCACGATCCCGGATGATGAGTGCGGAAACAGTGCGTTGGAGGAAATCAAACAGGCTTTCCCGGAACTGGAGATCACTGACTACGGTACTCCTGCGGCTTGCCAGCATAGCTTCCAGACAACGGTATATACTAACATGTCGTGTGATGAGTGCGACAAGGTGTTCGAGGGATTCTTCACCAGCGAGGCTCCGGCGTCCTACCGCAACCGTATGTGGAAGAAATTGGAGTCGGCTCAGGAACTTGGTACTAACTGCAAGTGCGGTATCCGTTTCCGTGGTAAGGAAATGTTATTATCTCCGTCAGAGTGCTTGATGGATAAAATGACTTATGTAGAGGATAGCGTTGAGATCGTTGGCGCTAGCGGAGGTTATCCTGATTCTCTTGACGAGGGGTCTCCTATCTGGTGGGATCAACTTAATTTCGAGAGACTGTCCAGCAAAGCACCACGTACTCATGTCGGCGGTAATATGATGGATGACGAGTTGAAGGGCTATGCTCATTTCAACGGTTTCCCGAAACATCAGGATTTCATGGGACGGACATTCATGAACGAATACAGCCGTGTTGAACAAACAGCCCAATACGTGGACTTCCAGATCACGATTAATCCTCATAGGTACTCTCAAGGATTCGGTAAGGTTCTCGCCGATGATCCGGTTAATCTGATCTTACGTGTACGCTATGGCGCTCATGAGGGTGTTCAGGAGATGATTAACATGATCGGTGCTGCCGCTGGTCTTGGACCGGCCATCGTAACTGAGCCGAAATAAAGAACCTTTTTTGCGTTCATATATTTTCTAAAGGGGAGAGATTCAATTCTCTTCCCTTTTTTGTTATCTTTGAGGCAGTAGAATTAAAATATGATATTATGTCTGCGATAAATGAGTATTTAAAGAGACTGGCTTCTATATTCGGAAGCATGGGTTTCTCCGTTCCGCCAGATGACTTCTCAGGTGTTGTCATAGACGGAAAGACGTATCCGGTCATGATGAGGAATGACGGGTGTTACGTGTACTTCGATGATAAAGGAGTAAAGAGACTTGTAAGTGAGGTTCCTAAAAAGGACTATCAGTTCATTAACATCAAGGACGCCCGTGTGTCGATCGTCAACCAATGTTATCGTACTCCGGGAGGTCAGGTAGAGGCTCGTATCCATACCTATATGAATAATAAGGGTGAGATATTGGCCGAGAAGATATTTATCATCAACTCTTCAGATGTTGATACGCCTATTGGTACGGAATTGGATAAGATTCCTGCCGAGTGGGTAGCTATAGATTGTAGCATAGCGGAGATGACCGATCGGGAGTTGATATTCGTAAGTAAATGTTACGCCACGGAAGGGGGCAAGGTCCAGATCGAGGGCGTTGAGTCGGTAGACCCCCGCCTGAACCCGGAGGTATCCCATTATGAGGTGGTAAATACGACTGACGATAGCAATCCTATCGGTACGGAGTATGATAAGATACCCGATACATGGAGTCGTATAGTATGTGATTTCCCGGACATGACCCAAAGGGAGATAATACCGGTGCTTAAATGCTTTGATACCGGAACCGGAAGGGTGCAGATAGAGGGATATAAGATATTTGATTACGAGATGGGTACCAGAAAGGAATGGTATCGCGTCAAGCAAAGTACCGATCCTGAGAATCCGGTAGGTAAGTTTATCACCAGCATAAGCGATGACTGGGTTGAGGTCGTTTGTGACTTCACGGATATGGAGGACCGGGATATTGAGGTAACTGTAGAATGTTATAAGACACCGGCCGGTAAGGTGAAGCTGGAGGTTCTCACGTCATGGGACGGGAATATAGGAGTTAGGGATAAGAGCTATAAAGTCCTGGAGACTACCGATCCGTCACAACCTGAGGGCGCCAGCTTCAGTTCCTTGCCAGATACGTGGGTAAGGACTGTCTGTGATTTCGACGATATGGAGGAGCGTGACATCCGGTCTTATGTCGAGTGTTATGACGGAGGCAATGGCAATGTCAAGCTTCGTAGGTTGGTTTCTTATGACTCCAAGATAAAGGCAAGATACGTCCGCTTCGAGGTGCTTGAATCGGATGACGCCGGCTTCGTTCCGGGGGCCGAACTGGCTACCCTCCCGGACGGATTCTCTTTGGTGTCTTGTGATTTCACGGATATGGAAGATAGGATGCCTATTGATATCGAGGAGTGTTACAAGACATCAGCCGGAAGCGTGCGTATGAGACATGTGGTGTCTTATGACGGTGATCTTGGGAAAAGAAACCAGTTCTGGGAGATTGTGGACTCGTCTGATAATAAGTATGGGCTAGGAAATAGGATAAATAATATCCCTGCGGATTTTATCCGTGAAAGGTGTGCTCTAGAAAGGTTGGATGATCGTATTACCAGAAATGCGATAGAATGTTACTCGACACCGGGAGGATCGGTAAGGATTAAATCCACTTACGTTATCAACCCTTTAAATCATGTTAGGTCGTATAATCATCATGTATTGAGTTCTACAGACAATGATATCCATGTTGGTACTCAATATATCTCTTTGCCATCTAATTTCACTCGTATCGAATGCGAGGAGCCGGATTATATGGATCGACTTATAGATACCACTGAGACTTGTTATGATACCGGAAAGGGTACGGTGAAGATCAGGAGACAGGAGTCGTTGAACGGAAATCTGGATGTAAAGACTTTCGACTATAAGATCGTTGAGTCTACCGACCCCGATCATCCTATCAATACTACCCCTACGCAGACGGTTATTAACGGCTGGACGGTTATCAGTTGTGATCTTAATATCATGGACGTGGATGATTGTTATGAGATCGGTGGTCATAAGATACATTTGAAGGGATTCAGGACAGTCAATCCGGCATTGCAGGATATTAAGTCTATATTGTATGTCGTGTACTCTGATCATCCTGATTATAATGTAGGTGATGAGCTTACGTCTATACCGGATGGGGCTAAGGTGACGATCTGCGATTATGCGGATAAGAGCCAAAGACATATGGTTCCGGTGCGAGAGTGCTATGAGGTGGCCGATGGCCGGTTCTATGTGGAGGGGAGCCGGTTGATTGATAACAATATGGTCGTAGAGCGGACGTCGTTGATGGTGATGGAGTCATCCTCTCCTACCTACCCGGTGGGGACTACGCTGACCGCCATTCCTGTTGGCGCTACTATCGTGGCTTGTTTATGTCAAACCTGTTAATCTGAACGGCTATGGTTAAAGTATGTAATGATTATTTTATGATTGACGCCTTAGCTGGAGGTCAGGTCGTAAGAAAAAGGAAATATCGTCGTGAGAATACGATGATAGGATATAAGTGGTATGATTATAATGGGGTCGAGGTAACTGACCCCATTGAGATATCACGTCTTGACGGATTGGCTACTAAGCATCAACGTGTTGATGAGGCTTATGATGATCATGCCATTTTCATGTCGTCAACCAATTACGTTAACAGCGTTTCCGGTATACCTATGGATAAGCATATGGTTGTCGTTGAATGGAGGCCGGATAGCGAGCAGGGCTTTGTAACCATGGCTCATGATGAGGGTCTTGATGGGGACAGCTATTATATAGTTGTTATCAATGCCGGAGATAAGCAGGCTGCGATCTACACCCCCGTGGACCCTGAGGATCCAAAGGATGGGACTTCCCGTGCGGTTGATGGCGATAACGTTTCTGTTGGCGGATCATATGTCTCTATATCCCCCAAGCAAGTAGAGAGGATAAGGGTTACTTTCCGTGATGGTAAATGGTATTATGAGTTAGTCACAAAAACATATCCTAGTAATACCGGAGGCATTAAGATCGGGGATGTTGATTTTGTGACGTTCAGATATTTATGGGAATCAAGTTCCGGAAGGGACTTGGACACGATGACGGAAGCCCTTAATTCTAATGTTCCCACCATAGATAATCTTGCTGTAGGTTGGTCTGGTCCCGGAAATGGAGATAGCTCTGTTAGAGAAGTTCTTAAATGGGGTGGTGATAATACCGGTTCTGGTAAGGAATGTGTTTGGATGTCGGTGAAGGATTTAAGGGCTAAATATTATGATATCCTACCTGAAGAGACGTATTTCATGGCCTACGCTACATGGTTTGGATCTAAAGGTACGGGTAAATGTTCTTTTGAACTTGTTGGATACAAGGGAGGTACGATGAGCCAAGACGGATATAATTTCATCAATACCGGTGGATCTGTGGTGTATCAAAATACGTATGATTTTGTTTGTCATACCAGTAAGGGTTCATCTACGTATAAGACATCCTACGAGAAGGTGGCTCGTGTTACCTACAATAAGCTCACTAACGAGGTTTATATGTCCATCGGTGACGCTATAGATCAGGAGGATAATTATGATAAGTTAGAGCGAGAGATCAATAATATAAAGGAAAGACTTAGCGATGTCGAGAGCGAGTTGGCTGTCGTAAGACGTATAGCTGAGGGCAAGAACGCGGCGTATATCTTTGATACGGTCGATGCCATGAATGAGTGGCTGGCGGTTCCGGAGAACACGGCTAAGCTCCGTGTGGGGGACAGCTTCTGGATCAGGGAGCAGGAGGTACCTGATTATTGGTGGGATGGAACTCAGGCTTTAGAGCAGGAAGGCCCGAAGGTTGATTTATCTCCTTATTATACGAAAGACGAGATTAATAATATTGTCAATGATATCAATCAGAAGATAGAGGATAAGAGTACGTCTATTATCTTCGATACTTATATCCAGATGAAGTCTTTCGTGGATGATCCAACTAACGCCGATAAGCTTAAGGAAGGTACTATCTTGTTGATACGAGAAAAAAATGTACCTGATTATTATTACGATGGAGCTGGGATAGTTAAGATGGAAGCCGACGTACAGCAATGCCTTTATATTACCTTGGCTAATAAGCCGACGGAAAGCACTGTAAGTTATACCCAAGATCGGGAGGTGACTAATTTCGCTCCTGGAGCTATAGCTAGATGGGTTGACGCTGATGGTAATAACGTTTTTTATAAGCTTGTAGAGATAGTAGGTGGTAAGGCTAAGTGGATTACGTTGATTGATACAAGATATGGTAATGTTACGGTGCAAAGCACTTATGACAAGAACTATGAGATCGTGAATATCGTATCTGGATCACGTCTACAAGCTATAAATAGCGATAAGGATGAGATCAAGTTCGTTAATAGCGCTACCGGCAATGTTACTGTCGTGTTTAACGCCACGGTATCAGGAGGAGCCAATAAACTTACGAGCCTGTTGGCCGTGAACGAGGTGGTCCTTACGCCTGGGGCGGCGGCGTCCTTCACCCGTACCGGCGAGACCTTCACCCTCTCCGATCTTTTTGGTGTTACGATCTTCCCGGATCTGGCTGATGCCAACCGTGAGGGAGAATGGGTGATGAGCGTAGGCGTAACCGGAAAACCGATCCTTATGGAGGTAAAGGAGATGAGGAAATGGGATGAGAGTATTGTCCGGGAACTTACTATTGATGAGCTTAACGAGAAGTTCCCTAACGTGGATATCGGGTTTACTGTCGTATGCAAGACCATCAACAAAGTATATGAGATGGTTAACGGGTATAAGGAATGGGTGTCTTATGATATAACCTCAATTAATTAATATTATGGCTTTTTTGGCAGGATACGACACGGTATCGTCCTATGTCACGTTTATAGTGAATGAGGACAGGTTCCCTTGTTATGATGGCAAGGGCGCTGATTATATACCCGATCCGATAATATCAGCGGATGCTTTTAATCGCAGTCTTAGGTTCTCGACAAGAAAGCCAGGATTCGTGGACGTTGATTGGGGGGACGGGACAAAGGATCAATATCCTTTAGTTAAGGTATCTGATGGTTTTTATAGGATTGTATTCAGGTCTCTTGACATTGAGTATAAGAAGAATCCGGATGATACCGTATGGTGGTATAAGAAAGAGGATGGTTCACAATACATACCGGTCCCCCCACATAAATATAGCGATATCAGGCGTAGAGAGGTTACGATGAGGTTCTCTAACGTAATTGATGGGGAATTTAATATGGATGGTATTGTCCTTCATGAGTTCCCTATAACTAATCTTCCTGATATAACTTATTTTGCTGTGGTTAGATCCGTTTTAAAAAATGGCGATATCCCATATGACAGGATAAGCAAGAGCGTTAATCTTCGTAATATACAGATGGGAGTTTTTTCTCATTCTGGTGTATGGAGTAATTGGCCAGAAGGTTTTTTAAATATGAAAGACCTGAGGTATTTCGGATGCAATAGCGTTTTTAATTTCGGGGATGATCCTGATTCTAATTGGAGAAGGTTCTCTGAATGGAAGAATCTTACCGAGTTTAATTTCAATTGGTGTAACATCCCTTCTTATGATCCGGCTTTTAATTCTATTCCGGCTGTGTATATAAATATTGTAAGCGATAGGAATAATATACCTGTATTTGATGAGGTGGATAAGGTGGGGGATGATAAGGCAGGCGTTGCTTTTATGGGTAATGGTAGCTCATGGAAACAAGATCTGGTAGGAGGGCAGTTGAACAAGATTCAGCAGGCATATTGTTCTTCAAGTACGGTGCCGGTAGACGATCTTCCGGATTACTTGTATGAGATAAGGGAATTTAGGGTATGGAATTTGCGTGATGGTGGTAGATTTATAAATACGCAGGAGAGGGCTGATACGTTCGTTAACACGTTTTATGATAAGATAATGTCGTGGAGTTATATAACGATGTCACAGACGGCTTCTGACGGTAACAGGAATCAGTTTTATAAACTTACCTTAGATTTATATGCTGCCGTAGCTCCTACTAATAAGAGACCGTCTGGCGTTTATCGGGCTCCTGATGGGTTTGTCAAGGGGGTTAGTAATGGTAATCCTACGACACCTATGGAGAAGGTGTATGTGCTTACCAACAACTACGGGCAGACGTGGATCTTGGCACCTGCCCCAGCTTCCAGGGCTGCCCTTACGAGGGCACGGAGGGCGGGGAAGACCAGGATCACCCCGTTCGTTCTTGGCGTAAAGGATGGGCATGTATCCGTGTTCAGCGGAGACGTGTTAGATGAAAGTATGTCCAAGTACAGTTTTGCCGATAAATACGAGGCTATAGATATATGTAGTAATCTAGGGCTTGATAGTTCACCTGTTGTCGAGTATTTTAGAAGAATAGAGGAGGGAGAGGTATGAAGTTGATATGTAAGGATACGAATAAAGGGTCTATAACCTTTTTTACTAAAGGCAAATATGCTTTTAGGGGCGTTGACAGGAATGATACCACTGATGACGTGCCTGATCCTATATTGGATATTAATAATTACAATGAGAGTATACAGTTTTATTCCAAGACCCCAGGAATGTGTGAGGTCGATTGGGGTGACGGGAATAAAGAGCAATTCCCTTTCGTGAAGGATAGGAGCGAATCCATATACGGGCGATATAGGTTGATGTTCAGGAGAAGGGATATAAGTTATCGTAAGAATCCGGATAGCCATCCATGGTGGTTTTATAAGGAAGATGGGAGTGAGTATATCCCTGCGCCTAATCATGCTTACGCTGATGGACTAGATAAAGATCGGGTCATTACCATGACTTTTACGAATGATATTACATACGTTCGAACAGCGAGGATAATGATGGTAGGATTCCCGATATTAGACGCCCCAAGTATTATCAACTTAACCTTATCCATTACCGGCGATGGGAATATAACCGATATCCCTAAAGACAGGATACGTAGATCGGTAAATATAGAGTATATAACACTTAACGAATTGGGTGCAGGGACATTGACATCCATACCGGACGATTGGGATAGGTTGACTAAGTTGAGAGGCATTAATTTAAGTCGAACGGCTGATTTTAATGATACGGAGTCTTCTAATATAAGGAAATTCCCCTCTATGTGGCCTAATCTTGTAACATTAGCTTTGGCAGGTTGCAGGGTTAGGGTATATCCAAGGGAATGGCTGTCTTTTAGCAAGCTAAGAGAATTATATATATCCCCGGGAGTGGCTATGCCATCGTTTGACCCTAATACATGCCCGGCTATGGATGAGGTGGATAAGATAAATCCTAGCTTAAGGATTTTCGATCATATAAATAGATGGTATGGGTCTGTCGTGAGCTGGCATCCGTATATGAGCGGTAAGGGATTGGGAAACATTGAGTGTATCGACGCTTCATACGGTTATAGTAATATAGATGTAAGTAATCTCCCGGATTATATATATGAGATGAGGTCTATGAATAGCTTTTATATGCATCTCAGCTTGTCAACCCAAAGTCGATGTGATACGTTTATATCGACATTATATGAGAAGGTGATGGGGTTTGATTATCTCACTATGTCTTCCTCTGCTTCCGATGGCAAAAGAAATCAGTTTTATGGATTGTATCTAAGTATATATTTGGCTGCCAATCCTGATGATAAAAGACCTAGTGGCGTATTACAGGCTCCCTCTGGTTTTATAAAGGGTCAGTCTAATGGCTCTCCGTCGACTCCTATGGAGATGGTTTATGTGCTTATGAATAATTATGGATGGAGGTTTAGTATGGCACCAGAGGCTTCGGTGTTAAGGTCAATACGATCTTCTGATATTGACACGAGGTTGTATAAGCCATATAAGCTTATCGTATTTGACGATGGGCGTACCTTTGTAGGCAATGGAGATGTTTTAGCTCATGATACGGATAAGGTATTATCGTTTGGGGGTCAACCAGAAGGGGAGTTTTTATGTGATTCTATGGGATTGGACAGGAATGTTATTGTAGAATATTTTAACAAGATAGGTAATGGCTAAGACATTATATAAATATGAGGCTTCATCAAATAAGTTCGTGTGGTTCACGACATGGGATAGGGCACTTAGAAATTATTATACCGATGATTATAATTATGTACCTGATCCTGTCGTTGGTAATCCTTATAATACGTTTGTCGAGTTTAGATCCAGAAAGCCCGGTATGGCTAATGTGGATTGGGGGGATGGAATAAAGGAGCAGTTTCCTATGACCAAGGTTCAAGGGCGGGATGATTATTGTATTATATTCCGTTCTTTGGCAATACAACACAGGAAAAATCCCAATACTACGTGGTGGTTCAGGAAGGAGGATGGATCGCAATACGTACCTATAGATAATCATGCTTACGCTGATGGGAGGAGGGACGTGCAACGGGCTGTGTCGATAGATTTTACTTGTGATATTTATTATGCCAATATCCAAGTTTGTAAGATGACGGCTTTCCCGATTGTGGATATACCAGGACTTGAGTTTTTGGTCGTATCCCATACGCTGTATGTTAATGACGGTATACCTGTAGACAAGTTGTCAAGATCCAAAAAGTTAATTTATATCGATCTTCAAAATATAGGGCAAAGAATGACCGTAATTCCTGAGGCTATAACCAGCAAGACAGAGGTATATTATTTAAATATGTTTAATATGCTTGATCTTAGGGATATAGAATCTAGCGGGATAAGGAATATAAAGAATATGAAAAATCTTCAAACCCTTGAATTATCTTCATGTTATTTGGATAGGTATATAAAGGAGTTTAATGATCTTCCTAAATTAACTTCGTTGAATATAACTCAAGGCCCTTCTGATATGTGGAATTATTTTGATATAAACACCCTCCCTTTTTTTGAGGTAGATAAGATAAATCCTAACATTACTGATTTTATTTTTTTAGATGACTGGAAGAATGGAGAGAGGAGGACGGGTTGGAATGATGATAATATGTCTGGAAGGGGATTGGAACATCTTACTGGTTTCATTGCAGCTAATAGCAATAGTCTTAGAATGGATAAGCTTCCGGATTATATTTATGAGATGAGGGCTATTACATGGTTTAACGTGAATGCATCCACTCATAGCCAAAAAAGATCAGATGATTTCGTGAACTCTTTCTATGACCTTGTTGTAGGATGGGATCAGATTACTATGACATCCGTGGCTAAGGATGGGAAGAGGAACCAGTTCTATAGTCTTTCGGTAAGCATGTATAATGCTATTTATCCAACCGAAAACCAGCGTCCTTCCGGCACGGAGCAGGCCCCAGAGGGATTCGTGAAAGGCTCATCCAACGGGTTTCCCGCTACACCTATGGAGAAGATATATGTGCTAAAAAATAACTACGCCCAGAGATGGACGATTAAACCAGAATAATATTATGAATATCAGTATTTTAAAATTAAATTGGGGGGGGGTAAAATCCTGTTTGCCTTATGATGAGAAGAAGGATGTTACCCAAAAAGAAGATAATAGAGGTATTCGAGGAACTATCTCCTCAGGATAATGGATATTGGGAGGTTCCTGATGGGGTCTATGAGGTTGAGTTCGCGTTGGTCGCCGGAGGTCTTAATGGAGAATATTCCGATGTATATAATGCCGGGAGTGGCGGTAACGGAGGTGGTGTACTGACTGGGACTATATCCGTAAATCCAGGTGTTACATATAGGGTGGTTGTAGGAGATATAGGTGGTGATAGTATATTCGGTATATATCAGGCTATTGCCGGTAAAGGTGGAAGAGGCGGATATGGAGTTGAAGGGGATGGTTATGATCCTTCCCCGGGGAATCCAGGGCAAGATGGATCATATGTTTTTAACAACAAATATCCTGACCGATACCCTTATCCTATGGGCGCTGGTGGTGGATCGGGAGCTTATACAAGAGGATGGGATACAGGCTTTTTATCCGGAGGTAAAGGTGGTAATCACGGAGGAGGTGATGGGGCTGGAGTTGAGGATACTGAGGGTGTTATTATTAATGGCAAAAATGGAGGTAATGCCACTTATTATGGAGGTGGTGGAGGAGGAGCCTCTAAAGCTTCTAGTAGTGGGGCTACGAGCGGTCGAGGAGGATCAGGTTATCGTGGTATTGTTATTTTACATTATTTTAAAAATGGATGATATGGATAGGAATGATATTATAAAAGAATTAGGTTCGTATTTTGATATAGTGGAATTGGTGTGTCCTCATACATACAATAAGTGGAAGGACAGATCGTGGCAGTTTCTTGATACAGCGTTTCTCCATAATCTTCTTATATTACGGAGGGATATAATTAAACAGCCTATGTATTGTAATAATTGGGACAAGCAAGGTCAGTATTCCCAGCGTGGTCTTAGATGCAACATTTGCCAGATAGTTAAGGATAAGAAAGATGTTTATCTGTCCGCTCATGTATTGGGTAAGGCTGGTGATTTCGATGTCAAGTCGATGACGGCGGAACAAGCCAGAAACTTGATTTTAGATCATCAGGATATGCTTCCATATCCTTTTAGGCTTGAGGGTAAGGTGAATTGGTTGCATTTTGATAGTCTTGACACGAGGAACGGTATACATGCCGTGGTCTTTTAGGTACTTAATGCCATAGTGATTAACTTTGTAGATGACATCAGTAATGGATAATAAGGGTATGTTAGATAAGATTGGGGCTTTGTGGAATATCGCTATTGCTTATGGTACTTCATGTTGGGCTTATTTCCAGCCGGTTCATCATCTGCTGGAGGTTCTTCTTGTAGTGCTGTTGGCTAATTTTATAGCAAGGCTTATCCAGAGCGCCAGAAGGTGGAAAGTCCGTCGTAGCCGTAAACGCCGGTTCTCCCTATACCGTTGGTTCAGGGAGGTAAGGCTGGTAGGGATACTCAAGGAGTTTTTCCTGTCTTGTTTTATAGTCATGACATTATGCGTGATATACAAGACATTGAGTATTGAGGAGGATGACGCTTCCGCTATATTGGTAGTGACCAAATATGGTGTTTATGCCGCTCTTGTTGCTTATGTCATGTTGTTTCTTAACACGATAGGGGAGGCTTTCCCTGATACTTATATAGTAAAGGTGTTTAAGAGTATATTCAACAGGGTTAATATCTTGAAACTTTTCGGATCGGCTAAATCCTTACCGGATGACGCTTTTGACGATATAAAGAAGATTGCTGATGAAGAGGTTAAGGATAAGTCTTAGGGCGATTTTTTGTTTAGGTCTGTCGCTATTCCTGTCCTCTTGTGGAAGCAGGAGGCAGGTTAGCGAGGCGTCTATTGATAGCCGGCTGATAAGCAGGATAGAGACGATGATAAACGAAGTTATAGACCGCAAGATGGTGGAGATAAAGACCTCTGATCTTAATGCCGATATCGTTATAACTGAGAGGAAATTCGATACGGATAAGGATATTGATCCCGCCACGGGAGAGCGACCGGTATCGTCCGTGACTGACGCCCATATCGTCATCGGCCGGCGGGATAGCACGGTGACGACCGATTCCCTTGGCGTTGATAAGACGATCACCGGTATTGAGGATATTGATAAGAAGACAGACATCAAGCATAAGGATATAGACGATAAGGAGGAATCAAGGTGGCCGATGGCTATTATCTTTATGTCGATCTTAGGTATATTGGTTGTATTATTCGTGTTGTTGAAAAGATTCGGATTGATAAAATAATAGGTGTACAAGAAACCCCATACACCTATTGGTTATCACCCCAGAAAAGAATTGCAAATATGAGGTCAGTCCCGGATTCGAACCGAGGTATATGGTTTTGCAGACCACCGACTAAACCACTCATCCAACCGACCATGGCGCGAATATATCCATTTTTTCTTGATAATATATGGTGATTATATATAACTTTACATCACAAATGTAAGGAATTATTTTTATATATAAATAATAATCTATATATTTGTGTCATGAGATTGGTCGAACAACATATAATCAAGCAAAGCTCAATATATTACAATGAGCTTCAAGATTTGTTGCATAAGTGCAAGAGCTTATACAATAAAGGATTGTATGTTGTTAGGCAGCATTACTTTCAATATAAGAATGATAATACTGTTAAGTATAAATACCTCAACTATTACTCCCTTGAAAAGAAATTAAGAACAGAAGATGACGTTGACTATCGTGCTTTACCAACACCAGTAGCCCAACAGGTACTTATGATGGTTGATCGGAATTTCAAGTCCTTCTTCAATCTTCTTAACAAGAAAAACAGATGTGAATATTCTGAGAAAGTAAGAATACCTAAGTATCTTGACAAAGACGGGATGTTTATGGCTGTTTTCTCGACAACAGCCTTTTCTCAGAAATGGATAAAGCAAGGTATTATTAAGTTACCAAAGCAATTCTCTTTTACTACAAGAACCAACAAGCAAAATATCCAACAGCTTAGGTTTGTTCCTAAGAATGGATATATTGCTCTTGAGATCGTATATAATAAGAAAGAGAAAAACCTTATATATGATAATGGGAATTACCTTGGTATTGATCTTGGACTTAATAATCTTGCGTCTTGCGTATCAAATACCGGTTCTTGCTTTATCATCAATGGTAGACCTTTGAAGTCCATCAACCAGTATTATAATAAAAGATTAGCATATTTAAAATCAATATTAAAAGGCAATAAACAAATATCAAAGCGAATAAGGTCGTTAACCAACAAAAGGAATAACAAGATCAAGGATTATCTTCATAAAGCTAGTAGGGTATTGATTAATCACGTAGTCTCCAATGGCATTAATACGATTATGATCGGTCATAACAGATGCTGGAAACAAGAGATCAATATCGGAAAACGAAATAACCAGAACTTTGTATCTATTCCTTTTAATATGTTTATCTCAATGATATCATATAAAGCTACACTTGAGGGTATTAATGTTAAGATCGTTGAGGAATCCTATACCTCGAAATGTAGTTTCTTGGATAACGAGAAGATTTGCAAGCATGAGGAATATGCCGGAAGACGTATCAAACGAGGATTATTCAAAACATCTTCCGGTAGTATTATTAACGCCGATATCAACGCTGCATTTAACATCATCAGAAAATTGGCAAAAGAAGCCTTCGATGTAAGTACCTTACCAGAAGGTAGAGGGTTTTGGTGGAACCCAGTACGGATTTCCGTATAGATATATACCATTTTACGATTTTAGTGTAAAATGGCATATAATCACCTAATATATTCATGTGGTACTATTTTTTGAATCTATTTTTTAAGATTCGTCTTTATAGTTATCTTTGTGAAAAAGAAATACGAATGAATCAGATCAATATCATACCGAAGATAATTCATGATAAGTTCGCCGCTAGGATTATCATGGATGATTACGATATAGAGAAACCTATCGTTATTACTGTCGTGGCTAGACGTAACGATGGTGAGTATAATACCCAGATATTGACATACCCTACATCTGGTGTTGATTATGAGGGTAATGTAAGGATAGTGTTTTTTGATGTCGCTAGGTCTCATGTTTGCCAGATAACATCGGTATTTATCAACGGTCATGAGGTCAAGACATATTATATCGATATTCCGGATCTTGATATGCAAGCCCGTTATGACGATAGCTTGTGCCGGTACGACAAGAAGGTTAACATGAACGATATCCGCTTGTCGTTTCAGGTGCTAGAGACACGTGATCCCAAGGTGTTGCAGGTATTGGATGAGTCTGAGTGGGGGCTGCTGGAGGATAGGAAGGCGATTATCGAGATCACTACGCCGGGCATGTCCGACCCCGTTACGTTGTTTCTTGGCAAGAATCAGGTCAATACCTTTACCAGCCTAACACTAGGTCTCAATTGTTTTAATTATGATGATTGCAATGTTAAGTATCTTGATCTTCCAGACGGTATATATGACATTAAGATCATAGGTAGCCCTTCCACTTACAATTTCAGTCGCAAGTATCTTAAGACGGATCTTATACGCAGGCGTCTTGACCGGCTATGGATTAAGACTGATGTCTTATGCGAGGACAAGGATAAGGATCTTATAAATAAGATACAGGAGATGGAGACGCTTATGACTGTAGCGGAAGCTAATGTTAGGCTGGATAATATAGAGGCGGCTCATGAGATCATTGATCGTGTTGGAGAGCTTCTTGAGATGGCTACTAATTGCGTGGATTGTTGAATTTTAAAGATATAATTATGGGTTGTAATACTTGTAAGGAAAAGGCGTTAAAGGCCGAGAGGGAAAGGATTGAGAGAAGCATGATGAATCATTCTTCTTCTACCGCTGTTAGCGATATGGAGTACGCTTCTAGAAGTACCGCTGGTTGTATGGTTATGCAAGATCCGTTGCAGACCATGGAGCGTGACGTGGTTAGTATATATAAGCAAGTTCGTACTAAGGGTGATGGCGTTGGTGTATCTTATCTTAATATGCAGAAAAAGATCCGTGAATGGATCAAGAACCTGCCGTATGGATGCCCGCCTGACGAGGAGGTACAGGAAATGAGAAAGGAGATTCTCGATGGGCGCGCAGAGCATATCAAACCTTGATAGAATAGATCTATGTAAGGTCGTAGACGAATGGCTGTCTTGTCAATGGGGTAGATATATGAGATACCATAGGTATAGGATCGGGGACAAGCCCGATATATCCTATTGGGGCAAGATAATTCGTCTGCAAAGATCATTATGCGATAATGATTGCGGGTTATGCCCGGATGAGTTAAGATCGTTAAAGGAACGTGTTAATAAGTTACTGGCATGAGAAAATACAGTTGTTCACATATAACTCCGTCCACTTGCGTACCTTACGAGGGTGATCTTCCAGAGTGGTCAAAGCATAAGGACTCTGATGAGTGCGTTATGATCTCTGACGTGATAGAGGAGATATACGATGAGCTTACCCGTATTAGGGAGGCTATAGACGTCCGGGATCTTGGTGAGTCTTGTGTGAAGGTAAATGGAGATAAGACTGTCGCTAAGGTGCTTTATGCTTTGGAGGATAAGATTTGTAATAGGTAACGAACCAATGGAGAAAAGTCGACATTGGTGATAATCAGATGTATAGATATTGATTTATGATGTATTACTAGATGTTAAGCTACTGTAAATCAAGTATACAATTTGTAAGGAGTCTTCTAAATAAGTAGGTTAGATAGATACTCTTGTAAGTTGTAAAATATCTTTATGTGTTAGATATAAAAAATAGCCAATTGATTTGTCATAGACGATTCGATTGGCTATTTTTGTATGTCCATCATATCTCACGATGTAATGGACATAGGTTAATTTATTATGAGTGCAAATATAATTATTTCCAATGATTCTATGAATAATAGTAGTAGGATTTTGGCGTTTAAATCCAACGAAAACGGATTATCTACAATATTTAGCTACAATGGTAATGATATAACTTTCAAAACAGAGAACGGTATCACTTATGTGAATGCTACCGAAATGGCGAAGCCGTTTAAAAAGAGACCAAATGATTATTTATCGTTATCTTCTGTAAATGAGTTAATTAATGCCATTACCAGAAAATATGGTAATGCTGATTTTCAGCCTGTTACGATTATCAGGGGTACGGTTAGTCCTGGCACATGGATGTGTGAGGATCTGGCTTTGGATTTCGCTCAGTGGCTTAGTGTTGATTTTAGGTTATGGTGTTTGGATAGAATTAAAGAGCTTCTCACTACAGGCAAATGCGTGATTCCTGATTTTAATGATCCTCCCGCCGCTGCTGAGGCTTGGGCTAAGGAATATCGTGGCAGGGTAGCCGCCGAGAAGCTGGCGTTAGAGGAGAGGGCCAAAGCCGAGGAGATGGCTAAGGTCCTTGAGTCGAAGAAAGAGGATATAAAATTTTCAGAGTCGTTTATCATGTCTGGAGAATCAGATTTGCTGGTAAGGGATTTAGCCAAGAAGCTTGAGCAGAATGATATAATTATAAGCGATAAATGTCTTCGTGATTTTCTTGTTAAGATAAAGATAATAGTTAAAAGGATCAAGGTTAATGGAGATTGGGAGATTACGGCTAACGCCGTAAAGAAAGGATTTGCTCATTATCGGGATAAGAATATATGTACGGAATCCGGAAAGGTTGTATATGCAAGGACTATCTATATAACAGGAAAGGGTTACCGGTATATATTGTCATCTATAAACGGTAGTAAGAAAAGCGATTTTATATTATGTGGAGGCATGTTCAGGGATTATGGCGTTTTTGCCGGATCGGAGTCGTTTAATCACTGGGATAATTAATTCCATTTTTGCCCAAAAATTGATAATCAGGCAACTGCGTATTTGCATTTACGGTTATGTGTCTCATATCGGTAAAATATTTATCTTTGTGACAAAGTGAATCACAATGGTATACGGTAATAAAGAAATAGTTCGGACGTTCACCAGAAATAACCCGCCTGCCGGGTACGTGGGCGGCTCTGTTGACTACCGGGTCCCGGCCAACGTCTATTTTGGCGATACGCAGGAGGAGGCTGACAACAAGGCTGAGGATGATATCAAAGCCAACGGTCAGGACTACGCCAATACATATGCCGACATAATACCGGCTGTATGGTATAATGATCAGGTATGCGATGAGTTTATCAAGAACAATTGCGTAAGCGGTAGGGGGTCCAAGGAGCAGGTATGCATAGAGGAAGGCAGGTTTGTCTCTTACGTATCTAAGAAAGATGCCAATGATAAGGCCAGGGTGGAGCTTGGACGGATCGGGCAGGGAGAGGCCAACTCCGTCGGGGCTTGCTGCGAGGACTGGGCCTCACAGCCTTTTCGTGGCTTGTTTTACAAGAACGATTGTGAGGCTGGCACATCAGGCAAGGGAGGTATTGTATATGAATTACCAGCCGGAGCCGTCATATCCGATATATCCCAGATAGACGCCGATACGTTAGCTTATAGGAAGTTTATGAAAGAAGGTCAGGAGAAGGCTAACGCAGAGGGTAGTTGTTCACCTGTATTCTATAATACGAAGATCGGTGATTGGTTTGAAAAGGTATGTCCGTTCGGATATAAGTCCGGTAAAGTATATTACTCTATCAAAGCCAACAGGTTTAGGTCATGGATATCGGTTGAGGATGCCAACGCCAAGGCTCGTGAGGTCTTGATGGTAGAGGGACAGGAATACGCTGATCTTAATCTTGAGTGTGAGAAATGGATTGAGAATATCGATCAAGAAGATCAGTGTTATTGGTGATAATACCTTTTTTTGTTTTCCCATAATTTATAGATTAGTGCTTGGAGGGGATCGTGTATCTCCTCCATTTTTTTTGTATATATATCAATGGTATTAAGTTTATATACTGTGATTCACTTGTTTGTATGTTGAATATATTTTATATTTGCATACCTATCTATTCATCTCGAACCGATAGGTATTATGTTTAATTTAAAATATTGTTCAAAGTTATGAAAAGTAGGGTTGAAATCAAGTCTTCCGACAGGAAATTGATGGGCGTTGTCATACCGGCGCTTAGTGATAATGGTTTTGTTAATATCACTTTAGCCATGAAGGTTTTGTCTGATGATAGGCTTAAAAAGGGGCTGTCTCCCAAGAAGCTTAATGATATCATTAAGTATGATGGGTTTCAGGAAAAATGCAGGGAGATAATTAGTAGGCTGGAAAACAGGGATTTATGTAAGCGGATAAATATCAGCCTACAAAATAAGGCTCTAAATCTTAGCGATTTAAATAAAATGGGATTAGCATGTCGAAAAGGTAAGGGGGATGGTCAAATGTGGTATATGAATCCATATCTTTTTCTCGTGGTAGCCATGGAGATGAGTCCTGAGGTTTGCGCTGATGTTGTAATGTGGTTTGTTGATAATGTTGTAGGGACAAGAAATGCCGCTGGTGATGCTTATATAGAGATGTGCAGTAGTGTATCTTCACTTATAAGTGATAAAAGTAATTTAAAGGAGTTGTTATCAAGGATAGCCAAGGGTATAAATTTCGTCGTGTTTGGCGTGCATGAGGAAGGGATAAGGAATAGAGCTTCTTTTGAAGAATTGGATATGATAGTATCAATAGAAAGGAATATATCTTATGCTATTAAGGCTGGATATATAAAAGATTACAATGGTGTTATAAATGATTTGGGAAGGCAATGGAAAGAAAGATGGGGTAATCCTGTTCTTAAATTGAAGTCTTGATTTTATTTCGTTGTTATAATTCGCAGATATAGGGGATACGAATGTCGTATTCCCTATATTGTTTAATGGAGTGTGTTATCTTGTTATTAAATCAAATCTGTATCTTTGTTGAAAACAATAACATTATTAATATGTGTAGTACAAATGGTTGTTGCCATGATCATTCAAGGGAACGTCCCGAAGAGTGTTGTCATGGCGTTAAGATAGACAGGTTTCTTAACAAATGCCCTAACGATCCTTGTGATCCTTGCGATCGGGATTGTCAGGACGAACCTTGTGTTGGTTATGGATGTCCTATAACCTTGTATGATAAATGTGTCTTATACTCAGGCGATGAGTTGGTGGCGGATGGTATAGAGAAAGGTACTGATATATCTGTCGTTATAGACTCATTGAGGCGTATTATAGCGTCTAGGGATAAGCAAATCGACTTATACCACAATGAGGTTCTGGATTTGAAGAAGATTATAAACGAGCTTGTCAACGCCGGTAATGGCGGTGGCGATAGCGGAAATGAAGAGGAGATGTGGTAATGAACGGATGTAATAAAAAACAATACAGACCTACTGTAGATGATACGAAAGTACCGTGCTCTACATACATGAGCACCGACTGTGTTTATCCCGGAGACAAGGTACGTGTGGAGTCATTGGGATTATCTCCCAGCTGCGATATGTCTGATGTCCTTAACGCTATGATAAAGGCTATACGGGACAGGGATGCTGAGATACTTGAATTAAGAAGAATGATCAACAAATTGATTTGATATGAGAAATAATTGTAATCCATGTAAGCCGGAATATAGACCTGGGGACGAGTGTAGTATCTACAGTTCCCAGATCATATATGACGGTCAGTCGTTCCCTGAGGCAGATATCAGGAACGGTGATAGCATGAATAGCGTAATCGAGTCTCTGGTAAGGAAGCTGGTTGCCGTATCTGGTGCCACGGCATCCATCCAACGTGACTCGTTCAAGGGTGTTCAGGCTGTCAGGTTAAGATACGAGCCGTTGAATGTGCTCAGCGTTACCTATTGTGGTACTATCGTCCCTAATGACGGATATGTCGTTTCTGGTAGGTCCGTTAAGTTTAAGAAGAAATATTGCATGGGTGATGAGTTCACTGATGTTAATATCGTATATACTACATTGAATAGTAATATTTTAAATACTTCTTGTTATGGCTAAGAGAGTGTACGATACGGTCTTGGCTTCCGATTGTGACGGCTGGGTATGTGGTGAGATCCTCAAGAAGGGATCTCTCCCCGTAGACAGGTTAGAGCTTGATTCTTTTTCAGAGGCTGTCAGGGAGCTTATAGAACGGTTTTTTGAGGAGGGATGGTTGCCGGATATGATCTGTGATCTTGGTTGTGGAGGCGCCAGCGTATTTGAGATTAAGCCTACTAACTTCGAGTATCCTCCTGAGGGTGGAGAGAAGATCCTTGAGATTATTGTCGGCAAGAGTGATAAATGGACTATAACGCAAGCGGATTGATATGGCTAGTAATTTAAAAGATATTCTTGCCAAGATCGAGCAAGGCTCCTCATGGGTGTCCTACGACAAGATTTCCGGTACCGGCCCCGACAAGGTGGCTATTAAGGTAGAGCCGGGATGGATGGGTAGGTTGCCTAGGGAGACTTACGTAGCGGTCGAGAAAGGCAAGGTTACGAAGCTCGCTACCATAACCCAGAAGGGCATGGAGCGGGTAAGCGTGGATCCGACCAATATCATGTTCGATATGGAGGGCGGGACGGCGGTCATCAACGCCAAGCTTAACTCCGCCTCGGTCAAGGCCTCCTGCCTTACCCTTGGTGGCTCGGTGAGCAAGTCTTATATAGTCTCCATGAACGTGAACGGCTTATCCATGAAGGTCCCGGAAGAGGATAGCAGATATATAGTGTATGCCGATCCTGAGGATCCCGGAGCCACTGATTTGTATGAGGCTAGCTTTGTCATAGCTATGCCTAAGAATATGGATAACGAACAGCATCATGAGATGTTTGTCTTGAACGGTAAGGTTGTTAATATCAATCAACAGCCTAATGATATACCTTATATCATACTTGATCATGACTTCGATAACGTGACTAGCGAGAACGGTCAGGTTGTCATCGATATCAAGTCCAATACCGAGTATGATATCGAGCTGGTATGTTGCACTTGCGGTGATGGTAGTGAGCCGGAACCGGAACCACCCTTCAACGTGGATCCGCAAAGGTTGACGCTTAATAAGGATGGTGATACCCAAATCGTGAGGGTAGAGGCCGGAGATGATGTTTCATGGAGAATAACTGAAGGATAATATGGCAAGGGAAATAGATAAGAATTGTGTCGAGGGTAATTGCTTTGCCATTAACGACAAGAGCCATGGGGTAGGCGATAATAAGCTTAATATCGTATACAAGGCTAATTATACCGGTCAGATCTGTACGGCTAAGTTCCGTATAACGTCAAAGGACGGTAATATTGTCAAGGAGTATATGATAGCTCAGGACGCCAAGCCCGTTTATTATAATATCAAGATGGTTCAGCCGTTCACCAAGGACGACTGTCTGGCCAACCAGCATGGATCGGTGGTGTTGTATACGGTCGAGGAAAGGACTTACAAGTCGTTTATCTCGCAGGAGGACGCAGACGCCAAGGCTATGGAGGATATAGCCCTGAACGGTCAGAAATACGCCAACGAGCATGGTGAGTGTATAACCGATATCTGGTATAACGAGGAGCAGAGAAAGACGTTTATACGTAATAATTGCGATAAGTTCAGTGACGGTCAGGAATATGTTTATATCATTCCTGAGGGCAAGTACGTATCTTCCATCTCTCAGGAGGACGCCGATAGGAAGGCTCTTGAGGATATTGAGAAGAACGGTCAACAACAAGCCAATTTGGAGGGTGAGTGTAAGCCTAAGGAGAATATCTATTATGGTAAGTTTAGTAAGACCTTTACCCGTAACAACTGCGACTCCACGCAATATGGTACTGATGTGGTTGTCGATGAGACGATGGTTACAGGGGACTTCAGATCCATCGTGTCTCAGGAAGACGCTAATAGCCTAGCAAGGGCTGCTGTCGAGGCTCAAGGTCAGGATATAGCGAATATCAAGGGTAACTGTGAGAAGATACCGGTATTTACCGGATCGTACTCCAAGGTATTCCAGAGAACCAACTGCCCTGAGGGTTCTACTCCTGTTGACTTCACTGTGGACGAGAAGATGTGTTCTGGATATCCGTTCACTTCTACGGTATCGCAGGATGCCGCCAACAAGCTGGCGCAGGACGCTGTCGAGGCGCAAGGTCAGGCTATCACCAACGAGCGTGGCGACTGTCAGACTAACGTCTACTATAACGTAAGGATGGAGAAGACAGTCACTAGAAACAATTGCGATGAGTTCCATATCGGTCAACCTTATACTTATGTTGTAGCCGCTGGTAAGTACTTCTCTATTATTTCCCAGAAGGACGCTGATGATAAGGCTAAGGCCGATCTTGAGGCTAACGCCCAGCAACAAGCCAACCTAGAAGGTGAGTGTAAGGAGAAGACGATCTACTACGGTAGGTATAATAAGGAGTTCACTCGTAACAACTGTGATGAGACTCAATACGGTACTAAGGTTGTCGTGGATGAGACTATGGTAACAGGAGATTTCAGGTCTACCGTATCTCAGGAAGACGCCAACAATAAGGCTAAGGCCGCCGTCGAGGCTCAAGGTCAGGATGTGGCTAACGTGAAAGGTAAGTGCGAGAAGGTGCCTGTATATACCGGTACTTATACACGTACGTTTACCCGTAACAATTGTGGTGCTGGCACTGGTGGTACTTATACGGTAAATGATAGGATGGTTGACGGTTATCCGTTCACATCTACCGTATCTCAGGAGGATGCCAACAACAAGGCCAAGGCCGCCGTTGACGCCCAAGGACAGGCTCTTGCCAATATCCACGCCCTTTGTACGTACACTGGCCGTGCTTCCTTGGAATTCACGAGAAACAACTGTGGTGAGTGTAAGATCGGATCTAAGGTGACGATCACCCAAGATATGGTAGAAGGACACCCATTCCAGTCTAACGACTCCCAGACCGCCGCTGACGCTATGGCTATGACCGCCGTACAGACTCAAGGACAGGCTTTGGCTAATACCAAGGGTACTTGTTCTGACGCTACTATGTATACCGGTAAGGCTAGCTTCGAGTTCACGAAGAGCAATTGTGGCGCTAATCAGGTAGGAGATCCGTTCACCGTGACACAAGATATGGTGGAAGGTCATCCGTTCCAGTCTTGCGTATCACAAGATGAGGCTAACTTAGTCGCTATGGCCGCTGTCATGAATCAAGGTCAGAAGATCGCCGATGAGCGTGGTACTTGCCATGAGGCTCCTAAGTACACCGGTCATTATAGCGAGGCGTTTGAGAAGAATAATTGTCCGTCTGGTCTTATCCCGTCTTCAGTTACCGTTACTGAGGCTGACGTGACCGGAGGTCCGTTCTACTCATACGAGAGCCAGTTCGCCGCCGATGAGCTTGCCAAGGCCGCTGTCAAGGCGCAAGGTCAGGCTATAGCCAACGATCGTGGTACTTGCGACGAACTGAAGATATATGTAGGTAATTATAGCAAGGAGTTCACTCCTAAGTGTCCTACTTGTCAGTATGCAGATCCTATCACCGTAACCCCGGATCTTATGGGTCAGTTCTTTACCTCAACCCGTTCTCAGGAAGAGGCAGACGCTTTGGCTAAGGCCTATATCGACAGAATGGGTCAGGCGTTCGTCAACAAGAACTATGATGATACGTGCCATACGAAGACCGAGCAACCGGTATGGGAGACTATAGAGACCGTATGTAAGGACTGTATCTCTCAATTACATCAACGTAATACCAATACCTGTTATACTGATCCTGATAATCAAGAGCGGTATATAGCTGGTGGTAATAATACATGTTTCTGGTTTGGTACGGCATCCAAGGCCTTTACCCGTCAATGTGCGGATGGTGGAGTTGGAAGCTCTGTTACCGTAACTCAGAATGATGTTACGGATCCAAGTCCTAGCTCTGATGGTAAGTTTAAGTCATGTGTATCCCAAGCTGACGCTAACGCCAAGGCATTGGCCGCCGTGAACTCTCAGGGTCAGGCCGTGGCTAACTCGAAGGGTACTTGTACTTGGACAGGAAGCTATACCGGACAGGTTAGGAAGAACAATTGCGCTGACGGCGGCGTGGGCGACATGGTATCCGTAAGTAGCAGCAAGCTTCCGGGATACCCGTACACCTCCACCGTTTCCTTGGCTGACGCCAACAAGAAGGCTGAGAACGCGGTTCGTGGATCTGATGGTCAGGCTTACGCCAATAAGAATGGAGGATGTACATGGACTTACGTGGCAAGCCGTGACTTCTATAGGAACAATTGCGCCGGAAGCGGGGTTGGTCAGAGAATAACAGTGACCTCTACGCAGGTTAACGGCGGCACGGCTATCACCAGCAAGGTTTCTTTGGCGGATGCCAGAAGCAAGGCAGAGCAGATCCTAGATCAGAAAGGACAAGATTACGCTAACCAGCATGGCACTTGTGTATGGACCGGTACTGGAAGCGCTACTTTCTACAAGGATAATTGCGGCTCTTGTAAACAGGGTGTGGCTATATCAGTTCCTTATAGCTCGTTAGGATTAGATCCTATAACATCAACGGTCTCTCAGGCTGATGCCAACAATAAGGTTCAGGAGGCTTTCAGAAGCAATTCAGCTACCAGATCCGCCGCTCAAGCTTACGCTAATAAGAACGGAGATTGTGAGGATACTCCTCCTAATTGGAGTGGTTGGAGCTATGATGGCGGAAACTATTGCTCAGGTGGTGATGTTTGGGCTAGATATAGAAGGACTGATAGCACTGGATGTCACTCTGACGAGACTGAGAACAGGTTGCATGAGTCTTGCGATTGTGGATGCTCAGGTGGTTCTTGCGATAGCTGTTGTGATCCTAATTCTTGGAGTAGAATAGGAGAAGCTGAGTGTAGATCTGGCGAAAGTGTAGCTTTATACAGAAATGATTGTGGAAGAGAGGAATATCTAAGCTATGGATCTGCTTGCTGTAATACGCTTGGTTTCCAAGGAGGATCTGCTACTAGTAGGAATTGTCCATCTGATAGACCTTGTGGAGTAACGATCTCCTATCCGGATGTACCTTCTGGATCTATATGCGCTTCTAGCACGTCTTCTGCCAACGCTCAGGCTAGCGATAAGATAGATAAGTTGAGATCTCAAGCTCAGGCATTAGCGGATGCGGGTTGTAGTGGAAGAGTATGTAATGATTATGTAGAGGCTACTGCTACCAAGCAAGGTTGTCCGTCAGGATGTACGGCTCCGAAGGCTTCCGCTTACTGGGTTTCTGGCGGAAACAATGGCGCTTGGTGTAAGTGTAACGGTGATAAGGCCGC